AACCAATTCACTATAAATCTGCGAGAATTTATCTTTAACAATATTCAATGAATATTCATTATTACTAAAATGGTGCTCTTTTTCTATTTTATTTAAGAAATTAATATAATTTCTATCAAACAAGCTGTATTTTGACATAACTTTTGTTGTTTTAATTATTAATACCTAAAGATACTTAAAAGAAAGCAGACCAGCAACTGATCTGCTAACTTTTTTTTAATTATTCTTGCTCAGAAGAAACTAAAATTAATTCTGAATCTTGCTCAACTTCTTCCTCTTCTTCAAGTTCACACAAATTATTCTCAATTGCTTCTCTGATATAATCAAAGTTAATTGGAACTTCAGTTAATTCAATTTTATTATTGTAACCAATATCAAATTCAGCTGAATCTCTATCTACAATATCGTCAGAACAATTCTCTAAACTAGACATTATATTATCAACTAATCTTCCAAGATCTTGAGCATTAACTCCTTTCTTCACTTCAATTGCATTGATAAGAAATAATACATCTTCTTTTGAGAAGATTGAACTAATTGAACTTTGAACTTGAGCGATTGCATTTTCTTTTGTAATTTTCATAATGTTTGTTTGTTTTAATTATTTTGATAAAGATACTAAATTAATATACTACTCACAACTTTTTTACTAATTATTTTCAAAGTTTTTTACATCAAACTCAATTAAGAATTCTCTCTGAAAATCTTCATTAACAACTTTGTCAAATTCATCTGCAATTAACTTTTGCAAATCAACTCCAAATTCTAAATGAAATTGTTTCAACTTCTTCCATCCTTCATATCCTTTCACAGGCATATCCATGTAAGTTTCATTATCTTGATCCATAAATTCAAAATCACCAGTAAGCAATCCTGATTGTCTATCTTTGTAAACATACGCTTGAGCGATTGCGTTTAACTTAACTTGACCAACTACGATAGGAAATTCGAAATTAACCATCATCATTTTGTTTGTAATCTTAACTTGATTTTTCATGTTTGTTTGTTTTAATTATTTTGATAAAGATGCTAAATTAATACTTTGTATGCAACTTTTTTATTGATTATTATCTACTCCGTATAATAATGCTGAGTTGTAATCTTCTTCATCTTCTTCATCTAATCCAAAGTTAACTAAAGCAGCTTGCATTGCTTCTGAAGCCTCAGCTCCTGATAACCAATTGTTAACTAAAAATTCTACTAATGAACTATCTGAGATTCCATTCTCAATTAATCTTTCTTGTAATTCAAAGGCTTTGTTTCTGTCTGACATGATTTGTTGTTTTAATTATTAATACCTAAAGATACTGAATTAATACATTCCCAGCAACAAAAAAGTGAATTATTTTAATCTTTTTTTTATACTCTCTAACCAATCATATTGCTTCTGAGATATATCATTATTGTGTTGGATGTCTGTGAGAAACTTTACTTCAATATCTTTTAGTTGGTACCTTGTCTTATTCTTTAATATACCATAAATAACTTTCTTCCTACTTTGAACTTTCTGAGCTTTGGAAGAAGGCTTACCTACTTTTTTAATAGGCTTGCCTTTAGTTGAAGTTATATTACCATCTAATTGGTACCTCCTTATAACTTCTTCCTTGTAGGTGATCTTAGATTTTAAATCTAGGACCTCAGCAAAAATTCTATTGTGGGAAGTTTGTAAGTCTCCATTCTCCCTCTTTAAAGTAACGACCTGTTGTTGTAGATCTTTGATCCTGCGTTGTAATTCTTCATTTGCAGATTTATACTCAGCAATTGTTAGGGTGGTTAAATCCATCTTTTTAAATAATCAATAAAAATTAAACATAGTTCAAGATATGTAGGTTTTACCCTATCTTGAAAATTTTCAGCACTCATTGATATTTTTCAAAGCTATCTTACCTTTAGACATCCGTCCAATTACAGAAGGTTTAGATTGGCTACTAATTTACGCTTGTTGGGAATACTACAACCCTAATCAATAATATGTCTTGTAGTACAATAAGGGGAAAAGAAAAAGGCCTCTCAATTAAGAGAAGCCTTTTATGATTATCCCTTAAGTGGAGTGACATGCACACGAAAGAGAGTATTCTAAAATAAATATAAGGAAAAAATCCTTTGTATCCAACTATTATGCTCTGTTAAGACTAGATGTCACTCTATTGTCATTACATATATAAATAGCAACTAATTATCAAAAGCCATGTTTTTTAAACCAGGAAAAGGAGCCTAAGCTCCTCGTTCCATCGATCAATAATTTAGGGTAACAACTCCCTAATCATACCAACTCTGAAGCTGATACAATATTGTCATGAAAATATACAGCTTGATTCAATATATTCTCTACGTTACAATTTTCTTCTCTTGTATGAAATCCATCTCTAGTAGTATATATCATAGTACAAGTTTTTCCTGACTTAGAAAAATCAATCATCTTCAATGACTTAACTTTAATTGCATAACTTCTCTTGAACTCAATATAAACATATTGGTCAAAAACTATTCCCTCTTTCAAAGAAAGTTCAATCTCAAGCTTTCTTCTTTCATCATTAGCTTTCTGATAAGCTCTTTTCTCTTTCTCATATCCATCCTGAATAGAATACAACTCACTTTCTCTTTCTTGATTTGACTTTCTAACATCAGCAATCTCCTTCAAGATAATCTCAGATCTTGTTTTAATAATTCTAGCAACTTTTCCTAAATGAATCAATCTATCAAGTTCAAATTCAGACTGAGTATTTGTAGTATAGTAAGATAACTCTAATCTAGTATCCTCTTTATATCTAGAATAAAAATAGATAGAGAATAACTTTTTTAACCTTCCATCCTCTTCATCTTTCAACTCGAAGTAAGCTGATTCTCCTGATACTTGGATAGTAAATTCTCTAAAAGTATTGAAGTGATCATCAAATACAGATTGAACTTTCAAGTCAGTAGACTTTTTTAATTCAAATCTCTCAGCTGAAACTTTATTGATAAGTTCCTCTAATTGTGTAATTTCGTTTAAATGGTACATGTTGTTATATGTTTTAATTAGTAATACCTAAAGATAGTTAAAAGAAAGCAGACTAGCAACTAATCTGCTAACTTTTTTTAAAATAATCTACTCTTGTTCTTCTAGATCTTGTAAATAATCATCAAACTGTGACATAAAAACAAAATCAGCATTGTCATCAACTTGTTGTAGTACTACTTTCTCAACAAAGTCTTTACAATGTTTTTCAATTTCATCTTTGTTCCAACCAAAATCTTCATAGTACTCTACAAAATTGTCATCAACTTCAAATGTAATTTTCATAATGTTTGTTGTTTTTAGTTATTAATACCTAAAGATACTCAATTAATACTCCGTATGCAACTTTTTATTGAATTATTTTTGTAACATTTCTTTTGTTAACAATCCTTTAGTGTACAGATCGTACAATTCTAATAACGTATAATTTTTCATAACCTTTGTTATTTTAATTAATAATACCTAAAGATACTAAATTAATACTTTGCTTGCAACTTTTTTACTAAGTATTTTTGTGGAGAGCAAGGACTTGAACCTTGTGCCTGTAGCTCTACGGCTTTCTCCGACCTCTCCTGGACCTGCAGATCCCTTGTCAATAATTGTTCAATCTAATTATTTGATGTTGTGGCAGGATTCGAACCTGAAACCTATTGGAAAACCCAATGCTCTAGCCAATTGAGCTACACAACAAACTTATTTTTTATTCTACAATTTGAAATGCTCTCTCCATTCTAACATTGTCTGCTGTATGAATGTTTCCCATCTTAAGTAACCACTGATAAAACTTTTCTTGATTTGACATAGCTTATTGATTAAATGTTTTGCATTATTGCTGATGCTAATACTGCTACTTGAAATACTACTAGAACTGCTAGTACTACTAATAAACCTACTTCTTTGTTTACCATAACCTTTGTTGTTTTAATTACTAATACCTAAAGATACTTAAAAGAAAGCGGACTAGCAACTAATCCGCTAACTTTTTTACTAATTATTTTCAACAAAATATTTAAAATAAGCTCTGCAATCCCCGTCCTCTTGCAGCAAAATTCTCTTGTATAGGCCCTTACCAAGGCCCCGTCTTAGCATATCTGCATACTTTTTGTTAGATTCATAGCTTGAACTTCTGAAATATCCGAATACTTTTTGCTGGATTTCAGTTTCTGTTTGAAAAGGATTGTCTTTTAAGAAATTTGCAATCTCTTTAACTGAGCGATAAGGTGCTGGTGATTTCCACATAACTTTTGTAGTTTTAATTATTAATACCTAAAGATACTCAATTAATACACTACTGACAACTTTTTTATAAGTTATTTTACTTACACTTTTTGTACAAGCATCAAAGGATCTACTTACACTTTTGGTCCGAGAGGGAGAGGATCAGCTTACACTTGACAAGCAAACATAAAAAAAGAGAGATGAATTAACATCTCTCTCTACTTAATTTAATCTAATTTAATAATGAATTTAAAGTATCAATATGTTCTTGATAAACTTCTATGTCATTACTTTTTTGATACTCAATAATCTCTTGAAGAACTTGAATAACTTCTTCTTTCTTGTAAGTTAACATTTCATCATTAATAGTAACAATGAGAGGACAGTGTTGAGACACTCTATCTCTTTGTTCTTGAGATACTAAATGAATAAAACACTTAGAATACTCAAATTCACTAGCTTCTATCTCTTCTAAGAAGCTCTCAAAAGAGACGATAGAGTCTTCAAAATCTAAAAACTTCTTTACTTCAGAAATAGCTTCATCTAAAGAATTACTAACTGATTCAACATACATTACGTTGTCTTCATAAAGAACTACTTGATCTTTTACTACTTTACATTTTGTCATAGAACTTGTTTTTATTTGTTTTGATAAAGATACTCAATTAATACGATCGAGACAACAGCTACAGCTTATTTAGAATACAAATAAATAATAAAAATAAATGATCAAACTGTTGTGAGATCAAAACTTATAGAGTATCTTTAGGTATTGAAAAAAAGGGGCCTGCTAAAATGATACTTAGTGGAAGAGTAGACCGGACAGCACCTTTGTTTAGGTAGTAGGTGATACATAGTACCTGTCTATAGCCACTTAAAGCTATACTTTAACTTAAAGCTTTACTTTCACTTCCATCAACACTTTAACTGAAAGTATCCCTTTAACTGAAAGTATTACTTTAGGTATGGGAAAAGGGACCCTTTTGAGATCCCTTGTTTTTGTGTTTGTCCTTTCGGTCGTAACTTTTTTTGCTCTTGTGCACCTTGTGCTGGGAAGCAGCCCATCTTTCCTGTAAGGTTACCTGAATAGTTTTCATAGTGTTTAAATTGTTAGGGTTGTGGTTACTTCGCACTGCATCTGTCTGAATATATAGTGTGGGTTTCTGAAATACTTCCCTAAGAACTCCAAGATCACTTCATGTTGCAATTCCCCCATAAGATTAAACTTAGTTACTAGGGCAGGGGCTGCTATAAACATTTGATTAGTCAGTAACCATTCATAAACCTTAAGTGTTCTCATTGTTCTCATATCGTTTTGCTTTTTTAGATACCTAAAGATAGCCAATTAATATGTACGAGGCAACAGTTGATAGGTTTTTTTAATCAGTTTTTCAAACGGTTTGCTAGTCGGTTCACCAAACGGTTCACTAGACGGTTTTGCAATCGGTTTTCTAGCACCAGATCGGTTCGCTAGACGGTTAGCCAAACGGTTTTCTACACCCTGATCGGTTCCCTAAACGGTTCCCTAAACGGTTTTTTACATTATTCGCAATGATTTGAACATTTGCTATAGGGGACGATTATGATATTCTCACATAAATTGCTGTTGTATTGCGAATGTGATCGGTTTTCTAGGTACCAAACGGTTCGGTAAACGGTTATGTCAACGGTTCTCTAGGTGCAAAACTGTCTTTGTATAGGCAATTTGCTTTGAGGGAGACAAGTGTGACTACTATTTCCCGTTATAACCCTTCCCTTACACATCTTGTTTTGTACACATTACTATATGGTTGGTAGTACTTTGTATGACCTAGTACTATTTGATTTATACACTTGCAATCGGTTTTACAAACGTTACATTGTCAGACTCCCTCACACATATACATCATCTCTACGTGTATTTACGTGTATCTACGACGTGATCTATTAGTATGTGAACGGTTTGCCAGATCGTTACTCAATCGGTTTTATAAACGGTTATCGAAACGGTTTGGTAGTCGGTTATCTAAATGAGTTTCATACCATCTATCAAGTAGCATTTGTCCTATCTTCATTCTACTGTCTAGGTATCTTAACTCTTTGAGTACCTTAGGAGTTTGTTCCCTCATTAGTAATTGCTCCCTTCTCTTCTCTACCTTCCTTATGATATGATTTGAATACGCATCGTTTAGTTTATTTATTCCCCATACTTCCATGCTCTATAGTATTATTGCTTTTACTATTTGAAATTGTTTTCTTGCCTTTAGTAGTACATCATCTACGTTTTCATGTCTACCGTAGTACCATTGATCATTTACATCTAATGCTACATCTATAGGGTGTATGTTTACTATCTCTACATCATTATATCCCCCTTCATATCCTTTTACCATTACTAATGTATCTTGATCTTTTATAGTGCTGAGTATTGCTATTAGTTGTTTTACGGTCATTACTTTACTATTATTAGGTTCTTTCTCTTTTCGTATGCAAGTTCCTCCTTTAATATTTTATTCTCTTGCAGTAACTTGTCTACTAATTCATTCAATACTTTGATCTCTATTTGAGGATCACCATGAATCTCTATCCAATCTTTAATGATATTACCTTCTGTCTTCATACTACTTATCTATACTTAATAAAAATGCAAACACTGCACTAATTATCATATATGCTCTAACAACTCCCCATTGAATGTTTACTTCAAGAATGCTCCATGATACAAAGCATCCTAGTAAATAAACTACTGCTACTAATGCTAGTGGTAATGCTATAAAGAATGCTAGGTAAATTTGTAAAAAATCTTTCATATGTATTGTTTATTAATTGTAAATGATTTGTACATTGTCTTAGGTTCACTTGGTGCATTACCATTCGAACTTAACCATAACTTATAATCGTCCTCATTGACTTTATATCCCCAATGAAGTAATGATTGCTGAATTCTAGGAGATACATTCCAATCTTGTGTAGCATGTATTCTACTGTAGATATTACTTCTCCATCTTCCTTTCACTCCACAAAAGTCATTCCATCTTTGTATCTGTCTATCATCATCTGAACATCTTCTCCCAAGGGAGTAGTTACAATACCACTGGAACCATCCTCTTGGATCATGATGAGATATCCATTTGTTATCTTTCCAAAATCTATAATCCTTACCACTTCTTATCCCAAACTTATTACTGTTGGGTGAGTACTTGGTTAACATATATAGGTTGGTATCAAGTCCTTTGAACAAACTTTCAAACAGATCTTTGTAGTCGTCGTCTGAATCATCTATAGCAATACCAAAGTAGCTACATCCAAATGCTCCTGATTGTATAACGTCTCTTGGAGTTACATTAGGTTTAAAGGTATTGTTATCCATGTTAATTATATTACGTTATGTGTTTAATTGAATCAATGTGTACTGCATGTGGGAAGTTGTTTACATCCCTAAGAACTACTGTATTTAGTTCTGGTACTTGGTGTACTGCTATTCCCTCTACCATAGTTCCACTTGCCTTCCTTGAGTTGAATGTTACTTTGGGTCCTTTATACTTTTTGGTGTATAGTGTTATGTCCATGTTGTATAATTATTTGTTAAAAATCCGCGTCACAGCTTGGTTAGCGCCCTCTCCTGCTTTTTACTATGCTTTCAATAATCAATCCAAAACCTATTACAAATCCTCCAACGACGCATCCTCCTGCTATCGCTCCTACTATTGCATGTATCATATTGTATCTATTTGTTCTTGCGTTAAACTATCTCTCCATTTGTTGATGTAAGTCTCTTCTTCATCACATAGCGCTTGTAATTCTTCGTCTGTCATAACCTTTATTTGTTTGTTTCTAATACTTAAAGATACGCAAAAAGAGTTACCGAAGCAACTCTTTTGTCAATTATTTTTAAAACTATAATTCGTTCTCTGGTGTTCCTGTTAATGAATCTTCTGAAATGTATTTTGCATTCACTTGCTCCTTGAGTACTTCTCTTAGATACTTTACGTTATCAACTCCTCCTACTCCTCGTATAGCTTTCTGAGGATCTTTGAATAATTTGTCGTGAGTCTTTCCATTCTTTTTGATAACTTGGAAATAGTTACCATTGACAGCTGCCATTAATTCTTTTGGTGTTTTTACTTTTGCGTCCATAACTTACTTTTTACTTATTTACTATTACTATATCTAACTATACTGAAGTATTAGTCGATATAAATAAGGCTTCCTGCTTGATCTTCTATTTTTGTTACATCCATCTTCTTGTCCATGAACTCTAATACGAATGGTCCATTCATTTGGAAGTACATATTAAAAGTTTGTTGGAATACTTCAAACGGAGGTGTAGGTCTATTTCTATCCTTATTGTCTAGGAAGTATTGGTAGAACCAGGCCAAATCATATTGGCCTGATCTTCTCATCTGTATATACTGCTCTCTCATTAGTTGATAAATGCTGTTGCTAATTTGAACAAGTCTTGGTTCACTTGAAGATCTCTTTCAAAACTTTTAATCTTCTTAACCTTTCTTACCTTAGCTCCTCTCAATGCTGCTGAGTACCCTCCGTTGATGATAGACTCTTGTACTCTGTTAAATACTAACCACAAGCTGTCTCCTTCGTCCTCTTTTCTAGTAGCAGTAAGTACTTCTTCGATTGAAGCCTCATCATACTTAGCATCAGGATTTGTAGATCTCAAAGCCATAGCACTGATTGCCAATTGTCTTTGCTCCTCAGCAGTAAGCATTCTAGCTTGCATCTTATTAAGGACCTCAACCTTATTAGGAAGATCTGCAACAGCTGAAGCTACTACTGTTTGTAATTCCTCAAACGTATAACCTTTGTGCTTGATACTAAATGCTGAGAATTCTTCATCAGCTACTACCAATCCATTAGAACAAACGAAGCGGTAGATCCCAACTCTAAACTGAAATGAACTAAGTCCATCGTGAGAGTTTGTAACAATGATTCTAGGACATGCATCATCACCATCCTTACCCTTAATCATAAGATCAGGATTCTGGAATGATATCATATGCTTTGATCTAATTGTAGGAGATCCATCTCTTCTTGGTTTAGTTCTTCTTTGCATTGCAGTAACTGGAAACCATCCTAACTTTGCTAAGTCGTCGATAACTGTTTCAGTATTAACATGAAGATACTTCTCACTAACATTCTTGTTAGTAGGTTCTGTAGCGAACACAACTGGTGCTACTGCTTTGATTTGTTCTTTTGATAAATAAGAATCTAACTGTGTTGAAAATTTTGACATCATAACCTTTTTTGTTTTAATTGTTTCTAATACTTAAAGATACTGCTAAAGTTTAGTTCTAGCAACTTTTTTTGTAATTATTTTTAAATTATTTTTAAAGCTTTTGCTCTAGCGTAGCTTACTTCATTTCCTGTTGCAGGATTAAGATACAACCTCCTTGTCTTAGGAAGATTATCCTGACTCTTGCTTTTTTTCTTGAAAGAGTCTAGATACCCTGCTGGATATTCAAACTCTGCTTTTGCTATACCGCTAACAATACTACTGCCATTGTAGGTGTAAGTTGTTTTAATTCCAGTAACTTCACATGTGAAAACTTTTGTCATGATTTTATTTTTTGAATTAATTGCCAAGTATCTATTTCGTCATCTTGCATTCCCCATTCACGAAAATGGCTTAAGCAGTTCTGCAATGCTGTTTCCCACTCCTTAGTTCTAATTGAAATTTCAAAAGCAGTATCCATTCCATCCATTTCTATTTCAAATAGAAACGCTGTTTTCTTTTTACCAACAAAAGCCTCTTGTATGCTATCTCGAATACTGGTTGTCATGTCAACTGTCTTATTTTTAAACAGAGTGTCTAATTGGTCTAATGATTCTATCTGCAACTTTTTCATATGCGATTACTATTTTGTAGGGATTTTTGTGTTACTGTGATGCTGGGATTGGTTATTATAGTTTCGGAGTACACTCTCTGTACTTGTATGTTTGTCTGAACAACATACACAGGTCCATTGTAATCGTACGTATGCTGTGTAGCTGATTGTAGTACCGGTTCGGTTATCCTCCTGTTTCCATCAAATGATCTAAATTCTCTTGCTGTTGTTCGATACCAATTACCTTTAATACAAACTTCACATACTCCTGATGTGTTGAAGTCGTATGCAAGTTTAACTGTATTGCCTGTTTTTTCTGCCATAACTTCTATTTGTTTTGATAAAGATACGGATAAAGTTTTGTTCTAGCAACTATTTTTTAAATAATTTTTAAGATATGTACAAAATTTATTGTTGTTCACTTCGTTTGTAGTTCTCTGAAATGTAGTTGTTTCCATCTGTAGCGTCAAAATCCTCTTTCCATAGTCCTAACGATTGTAAGTGTTGCTGGGTGGCTTCATCAATGTCCCATTCAATATCTGGTGCCATCTTCTCAATATAATCTTCCATCTTCTCTACTTGCTTGTCAGATATTGGAGAGATTGCATATAAGTACGAACAATTGTAACACATCAGCTCAATATTTTCTAGCTCGTAGTTCTTTTTATTTCGATCCTTGAATTGTAGTATTAATGGAATCTTTTGATCATCTATTCTTTCTTCGTGAAAGCCACATCTGCTACACTCTTCCTTCAAGTATCCTTCAAATACTAATCTCTGTTTGATCTTAGCTGGTTCAAAGCTTTCAATAGAAAGAGTACCTGCTATCAGTTCTTTAAGTGGAGCTTTTCTTCCTTTGTTGGATAGAAATTTGGGAATACCTTTGCCTGAAGGATTCTTGTGTAGGTCATTTAGGGTTAGGCCTGTAGCCTCATCTACGTATACTGTTGCATACTTCTTATAGTGGTTCAATGAACACCTAAGAAACCTTGCAGCACCATGATTACTCTTGGTGTTTTGCATGGCTCTTAAAATATCTTCTTTAGATAAAAATTTACTTGGTGGCATTTATTCGTCGTCGTCTTCAAGTTCTAAACCTTCAGCATCCTCGATGTCTTGTAGATCTGATAACTCATTATCATCCTCATCTACTTGTAGTTCTCCTTCTAAAGCTTTGTCGGTAGCCTCTACAATTGCTCTACTATCATCTGATAATTCATCCTCATCAAAGTTTAGGATCTCTAATGGAACATTACGTACTCCTCTTGAGCTATTTTCTAACTCCTGAAGTCTCTTAGCTGTATCCTGATCGACAATATCTAATTCGGTAACCGTGTAATCTCCTTGTCCAACTACTCGCACCCTTCCTACTTTAGGTTTTACATCTGAGCAGTTAATGCAGAAGTCGTATCCGTAAGTGTCCAACCTTAGTTTAGGCATATTACTTTTACATTTTGAACACCTAATCATTTCTAAATTCACATTCATATAACTTATTTTTTAAATTTCTATAGCTAAATATAAGGACAATTTAAGTTCTATGCAACTTTTTTATTAACTATTTTAAACTATTAATAACAGTCCAAACTTCATCAGGTGTTTCAAACTTAACCGTAATCATATCCTTTCCATCAGAAATATCAATTAAACCATCCCAGTCCTGTATAGTTGGAACTTGGTATAGGTAGTATTGTATTAGTGAGAATTGTTCTTTGGTGAAGTGAACTTTAAATAGGTTTTCTATTATCTGTAGGAACTTTTCTTCATACATTGACATATCCATTCCAATCTCTTCCTCCATGAAGTCTCTTCGATCTTCTATCTCCCTTAGTAGTATAATGCTTTCGATAAACAGTTTCTTTTCTATTACGTCTCTAGCCATATCCTTTTCCTTTATTTGAACACTACCCTTTAAGTAGTTGTTTAGCGTTTTCCTTAATTCCTTCTTGAGCACCATAGGTATAGTTTTTTACTTCGAAAATTGTTAGAAAATCATTTACTGGTAGTTGCTTTGATAGTGAGAAGAATGTTATAGCTTCTTCTCTGCTCTGAGCGTTTAAAACTCCTACTGGCTCTTGTGTAGGATTATTTTTTGAATAAAAACAAAACTGTGGCATATTTTTTTATTTAGTTGGTTCTGGTTGTGCTGCTTGGTTCAAAGCATTGATGATAATTTTATCTAGGTACTCAATGTAGATGAAGAAACCTAAGATAGTTTTATCTTTTAGTTCTCTATCTCTCTCAACTGTTAATCCTAACTGAGCTAGTCCTTGGTTTAGCTTAGCTCCTAAGTCCATTGCAATCTCATCCTGTTGTTGCTTGGACATTCCTGCGAATGTGGTTGGAAGAAATTGTACTTTAATTCCTTTTTTGTTTGGATCTTCGTTTACATCTATCTTTAGTACAAACTTATTTCCTTTGAAGTTTACCTTTGTAACTTCAGATAGCATTTCTTTTATTTCGTTGATTAAGCTCATATGTTTTTAGTATAAATAGTTAATTTTTACATACTATTAGATCGTTCTGATATTCTGTAAGAGAGTTGATTGTTACTTTAAATATATCTAATTCAAACTCTCCTACCTCTCCACTCTCTTTTAGTATCTCTGGAAGTTGTTGAATGATGCTAAAGGATTCATGTGTGAACTGTTTCATGTCAAACTCTAATACGATATCATTTTCTACTTTCGGATCACTATACTCTATAGTGTATATCCTTTTTGATAGATCAAATTTAGTATTTGACTGTTGATCATCTAGATAGTGTACTGTCAGTACTTGCATTTCATCACCAATATAAAGTCTATCGCACCAAGGTTCAAACGCTTTTAGCATCTCAAAGTTACAGTTCCTAATTATAAATGCTACATTATACTTAGGGTGTATGATTGGATGCTGGTATTCGTCATTCTTAACCCAGTTACCCCATTTACGTAGGTAGTTTCTAGCAGCATTTTCTTTCATTATATGAAAAGTACTGTCTGTTGTTACTTTCTCAACTCCATCCTGAAACTGACCTCCTCTGCATGTAAGGTGGTATACAAGTGCATCTCTACTTTGGATACACGTCATTCCAGATAAAATCATTCTATTGAATATATCCGAATCTTCTTGATAGGAATGGAATAATTCATCGTGAAGACCTATTTGTAGTAGCTCCGACTTATAGCAAGCCCATGGTGCAAAGATTCCATATGTTACTTGGTTTTTAGAAGTTTCTTGCTCTTGTTGTACAAAGGCATTGAAAGACTCCTCAGTAAAATCTTCTGGATACATTCCAAAGTCTTTTACAATCTTCTCCTTTCCTTCTGGATGGAGAGGTGGTTCAATTCTAGTACCTGCTATAACTGTCTTAGGTTTTAAATGTTTGAGGATATTCCTATCGAAGTCCTTTCCCATAAACATATCAGCATGGAACATGCACACTATATCTGTTTTTGCAGCTTCAATGCATCTGTTGTATGCATATGCTATTCCCTTAGGTGTATCTGTCTCATTTACTAAGTACGTAACTTTATTTGCTTGTAGCCATTCAATAGTTCCATCATTGCTAGCATCAACATATACAATTATTTTATTATGTTGACTGCTATTTTTCTTTATAGAAGCAATACTGCTTTTCAGGTATCGTAAGTTGTTCTTACTTGGTATACAAAATGTTATCATAGCTGTTATTTTATCCTTTATTAAAGTAGTCTTCCCAGTAATTGTAGGTTCTAAAGTCGTTAGGAGTACCCCAACAGATATAATTCTCTACCTCAAATACCTTAACCTTTAGTCCATCTTTTATGTTTTGATTAAGTACGTCATCTACGTAGAACTCTCCATTAGTTCTAATGTTTTCTTTTATATTATTACTATATCCTTTAGTAAAGTATTCACATTTTCTAAAAAACATAGTGCCAACAATGGCATGGGTTGTCAATGGATCTTCATAGATAAACTTCTTACAAGAAACATGCTTAACGAATCCACTGTCATCAACATCTAACCATGCATATGCATTGGGATTTGTTTTACTAGCTTGATTGTTTCTGAATGTCCATACGATTATATCTATGGAAGTATCGTTAACCATGTCTAGGTACTTCTGAGAATCGTAATACACACCATTGTCGCATGCAGAAATTAAAATAGGAGACTGCAAATTTATACCCACTTTGTCTATACCTATCTGGCATGTTGATGCCTGGCCCTGTGTTGTTGTATCAATTGACACTACTTTGGTATTACTATAATACTCAGTCAATTTCCTATCAAGGCTAAAGTTGTTAATATGGTCTTTCAAGCACATAAATACACTATTGTCTGACTGAGGTAGGCAGTCAACTGCTTGTAGGATCATTGGTAGGTTGTCAACTGGTAGTAATGGTTTTGGCAGTGTGTACCCTTCTTCTTCAAACCTACTTCCTCTACCTGCCATTGGAAGAAGCAGCGTAGTACCTTGTGGGTTTTTAACTTTTGGTTGAGCATTTTTTAAATTATTAAAATAATTAGACCAGCTTCTGTAATTCTCCAAGTCATAAGGTGTACCCCATTGTAGCATTTTGTCAATTAGGAATGTTGTTACAACTAGACTATCTCTAATAAGTAAGTTGTATACTAGGCTAACGTAATATTCTCCGTTCAAAGAATCTCCTATCTCTACTAATTCTTTAAAATACTTCTTTACTGTAGTTCCATTTTTAAAATAGTAAGTGCCATTAGATGCTAATTCTGATATTTTGTCATCAGTAAAGGGTTTCTTTTCCTGAACCGCTACAGCTTTACTACCTTCCATTTTTACAAATGCATAGTTGTCTGAGCCTAGCATGTGAGGATGAAATCCAGTGTAGCATGCAATTGCTCCGTCAGAATTTGCTTCTCTGGTTTGTTTTAAGAATTTACTATAATCCCAACTAGTTCCATAATCACAGTAGCTAACAATAACCTCCCTGTCATCGTCAATATATTGAGCAACTTGGTTGACTGCATCTACAGGTCCTTTTCTATTTTCATTTGGAACTGATAATATTTTACAGTTTGGTGATAGTGTCTGTAGTATACTCTCCATGTTAGTATCTCTTAAATGTATCTCATTACAAATAAAGATGACATCATCAGGACTATCAAACATTTCAACTACATGTTGAATTATTGGTTTCTCATTAACAACAATTAGGGATTTGGTATCAGCATAACCTGCATCGACAAAACGCTTACCTACACCAGACATGGGTATCACTAATTGAACTTTGTTTTGTATCATATTATAAACTTCTTATAAAATTAATTATATAAACCTTTTTGTTTTAAGATGTACTTAGCAAAGGTCATATAGTCCGTACACACTGCATATGTTGCTATACCCTCGTACTCCAATAAATCCTTTTCATCTAAGAGAGGTATAATTACCCTACTACCTACCTTTATTGCTAACTCATGAGCCCAAACATAACCGTTACTTGTTAACACAAAAGGATCTGATGTGTGACAAAAAAATTGTAACGAACCTACTTTGCTAAGTTCATTAGCAGCTTCTATGTTTTTACAATGTATCCACAACCTATCTTTTCTTTTTATCAACCATGCTTGAGTTACTTCGTAGTCTGGTGTGTCATGTCCTAGATAGTATTTGTTATTAATAAACTTTATATCAACTTCTACATCGTACCCTGCAGATATTGCAGTATCTATATAGGATGGAGTGTTTTCTCGATTTGGATTTGGACCTACTATGTTTCCTCTATGTGAAATTAATTTCATAACTTTGTTTTAATTTATAAATTGAAGTTTTTCAAGATCTGGTTCTATGTAGTAGGTGAACTTAGCATTCCTAAAACTAGTAACCAGTATATCCCTTTCCTTAGCATTTTGGTACTCGTTATAAAAATCTTGACCAAATATTATTACAGTCACCTTTTTACATTTATCGGATAGGTATATAAAATTTTTCATAAAAGTTGTACCCCAAGAAAACACAACCTCCTCTGAGTTGTATAATATGTTTGCTAAACCTATTTCACCTACGTCAGATGGTTCAACAGATACGTACCCATTTCTTTCACAAAAACTATTCGCTACTTTAGAATCGACAACACCCATAGTTGATGATACCGAAGATTCTAGCTTCTTTATTATTGCAGTTTTTGTATAGTTTGTTTTATAATCTACATCTACAATTCTACTTTGTATAAAATTTGATATGTTTCTTGTGATTTTTTCACTTTCCAAAAAACTATGTAAAGAATTGGGTATCAATAACACTTCCCTAAATCTATACAAAGTATCAGATTCTAAGTAAATTATCCTAGATTTACTTACTAGTTTTTCAACTACTTCTAATATCCCAGATTGTAGTTCCCTAAAAACTATAAACTTGTACTTAGAGTTTTCGGCTTTGCTAAAGTAGTTTAGCAGTATTGAGTAAACTCCACTATAAGCATGTACACCTGTGTGGAACGATGTTACTAGTGGCACTACTGCTTCATCTATCGTTACATAGTCTTTCCCTAAAACTGGAGTGTGTGAATGACCTTTGATTAAATAGTGCCAGTCGTTTGATTGTTCTATGAAAGATCGGTCACTGTCAAAACAATATCCTTGGTTATTTGTTATAGTAAAGAAGCAGTTTTCATAAACTACTGGTGTTATCTTTTCGATTGAATAGCTCATAACTCTTCGATTCTTAATGTCTTGTCGTCAATAAATAAATCATAATAGGGCTTTGTAACATTCAACTCGTGGTGTTTTGCCCCCCATTCAGCTAGCTGCTGCTTAGTTAAATCATACCAATTGACTTGCGTCCTACTACCTCGAGCAGTCCAATAGACTATTGTATTACCCTGATCGTATAGTTTGTTGATCTTTTCAATGTTGTGCTTTATTGGCCTAGCCTTGGAGTAATCCCTAGGTTCTGGTGTTTCACAGATGGTTTCGTCTATGTCCACGTATATTACTTTTGTCATAATTGCTCTAATCTATATTTTTCTTTTTCATCCTTTACTAGGCTACCTACTTGTTGATCTGATAGAAACTGTATGTTTCCCATACTAAGGCTTTTTATATAAACCTCAGCAGCTTTTTCACAAATATCTGTAATGGTAGTACACTCTCTGATTGAACTTCCACATGCAATTACTCCATGATTCTTTAATAGAATTAGTTTAGGAAAGTATCCTTGTGTCTTAATAAAGGAGTTTACATGCAGCTTAACTAGTTCAGTTAGTTCCTCTCCTGGTTTGGCGTAAGGTACTAAGCACGTCTTTGATCCATTAAACACCACTTGGTCTGGAAATAATCTATTGCTTGCAAAGTCCGAAGCATACTCAGTGCATAGTACTGCTAGTGTATGTGCTGGGTGAGTGTGTGCTACATACTTCACGTTGGGAAAACCTATCAGAAAAGTATGAAAACCTAACTCCATGCTTCCTTTTTTGTCAAAATTATCTAGCTGGGTATTGCTAAAGTCGAAGGTAATTAGGTCTGTGTTTTTCAAACCCTGTAAGCTATGTCCACTAGCTTTTATTAAAAACGAACTGTTATCTGCTTTACCGGAGATGTTACCTTCCATTCCTACACAATACTTAGATACTGTATCAGCTAATAACCCTAACTCGGTAGCAACTCTCCTATCCATATTAAAAACCTTTCTTAACTATAAATGCTGTTGGTGCAATCCAACCTGTACTCTGTAATGTGTATTCCATATTTCTTTCTTTTAGAAATCTCTTAACACCAATACTCTCACTGAACTTATGGTACTCGTACTCGTCAAATAAAATAACTCCTCCAGGTAGCAACCTATCCCACATATTGAATAAGGTATGATAAGTAGGTCTTTCTAAATCTACGTCAATATAGATTAAAGATGCTCTGAAGCCAGGGTTTTCCTGTAGGAAGGTTGGCATTGAAAATTCAACATCTCCATCTATGAGTTTAAATTTATCTGTCTTTGTGTCTGATAGTCTTTTGTAAACAGCCTCTAGTGTTAGCTCACTATCGCTAACTCTATCATATACAACATTCATAGCATCTCTGTCAAGCTTGCTATCCTTATTTAGTATAGCACTACTCTCTTCTCTGCTGAATATATCAAATCCTATAACTTTCTTATTAGAATTAGGACAGAATATTTCTATAAATTTTAGAAAAGATGACATGCCTGATCCTTTAAATACCCCAACCTCTACAATGTCTCCTGGTAGGTGTTGTACTTCTAAGAAGTGCTTAAACCTATGTAAAAGCTTTCCTGTTAACTTTAAATCTTCTGAAAATATGAAATCGTTAAATGCTTTATAAGTATCCGTAGATACATTATTTAGCTTGTTTTCATTAGTAATTTGGTCTAATCCAATTTTTTTATTCATTTTATTTACTTTTGCTTTTTATTAATATAGGAAAAAATTAGCTAACTTCCAACCCTAAATTAAGAATAAAGTATATTAGATAATCATAATAATTGTGATAGACTGGTATTGTAGGGTCTTCCCATAGCGATTTGTCCTTATACTTTAAAAAAGTAATTGACGTAAAGTCTCCTTGAGATCCTACTTCGTATCCTACGTTACATCTACGTAAGGTCTCTAGTATCTTTCCTATATCATGCTTATTATGTACCAATAGTTGTAGCTGTGTGTTTCCATCTTTGTCTAAAAAGAATCTTACAACTAAGTCAGAGTTGTCTCGTTGAGGATGAATATACTTTTTGTAATCATCTCTTCTTTTATTAATCTGATCCAATACCTTCTCCAGGGTATGTCCTCTTTCATTTACATCCCTCTGTATCTTCCATTGTGTTTTTAATTGTTCATCTGTATCTATGAATATTTTTAGATTGTATAAATGATCATCTTTGCTATATAAACTATGTAGTCCACATACAATTGTATTCTCACTTGGTTCTATTAGCTGACTCTCTGTGAAGGTTCCTGTCTTATGATCATAGTCTACCTGGTATATTGAATTTCCTAACTTAAGGTTGAATATATCTTCATTCATTTTTGTTATGTAGTTTGCATCAGGATTTAGGTGTGTATACTTTTCCCAATTTTGATTCCCTCTTTCCCACTTATGGTACCTATCGCACTCTAATGCAAAAGAGTTTGAAAAGAACTTTTTAAGTAAGTTTGTAAGAGTTGTCTTTCCAGAACCGGAATCTCCACAAATACCAAATACATTACATTTTGATAGTATTATTTCATAATCTAAATTAAGTAGCTTGTAGTTGGTACCGGTGTCGGCAAGGTAGTGGTATAGTGACGTTTCTGATACCGGACCTGTCTTGCTTATTAAATCCTGGAGGTGTTCATAGATGTTGAAGTAGGTATCCATTGCTGTTGAAGTTCCATATGCAAAAGTATCACATAGGTACTGGTCACTTGAATTGGTTAGCTTGACTCTATCTATTTTACTGTCTTTGGGTATGTAGATTCCATTACCACTATCTAAAGCTTCTTCGAAATTAATCTCTTCTTTAAGAAGAACGTCGGGTCTATACCTGATAACTAGATCGTATTTAAAGTTAGAGGATGCTTCTTCAACTTTCTTTAGTTCATTGAGTCTGTATAACTTACTCCACTGGTTCATGGTTGCATTCTCTAATTTGTGATCTGAGTACTTCCTGTTTGTTTCTATTAGTACGCTAGTAGGGTTTAGTATTGAAATAACTTTTTCAAAGTCTTTATTCTCATTTATTAAATTAAAGTATCTATCTTCTCGGTTTTCATTTTTAGTTATGTGAAGAAATACATCAACATCAAAAGATTGTTCAATTAGTTGATTTTTTATAAAAGTAATACCACTTTCATAGTTTCTTAAATATCCAGATATCAATAAGGCAGCTCTCATATTATCAAATTTATATTTTTATTATTACTCTCAATCATTTGCTTAACAGTATTTTTTAGATTGCCCTTGTTAAAAATTCTATCGTAATACTCCTCGTAGTTCCTATTAACATCTAATACTTTACTTGGCAAGTCTTTATAATCAGCCCATATAATAGATTCACTGTATGGAATTTTTTCCTTTAACGGTACATGTTCACTCACAATTAGTACACCCCTAAGGAGAGCAGGTAGCACTCTAAGTTCTTCAAAGGTGTCGTGGTGATTGGTCTGGTGTATATTTACGAGTATTTTAGTTCTGTTATAGAGTGCTTGTAGTGCTTTACTTTCAAAACAATTTGTAACGTTGTTAATGTTTATATTTAAGTTTCGCATCTTATCAACAATAAAGTCTCTCCTTTCATTCCCACTATTAAATAGACATACAATATCGTCCCTTCCCTGCATAGTGCCATATCGTTCCTCATACAGTGTCGGGTATACGTGAATCACCTTTTTAAGGTATTGGTCAAAAATACTGTTAGTACTAATGTTATACATGTTAGGAAAGCTGTACTCTATGACGTAATCCAGAGCATTATAGTATCCAAACTTTGGTATACGAATTAAATATACTTGCTGGTTTGCGTACTGCACTGTGCCGTATATGTGCTCTTCGACGGATCTTCCACCTGCTTTTACCAATGTGTGTTCAACTTGAAGATCAATCCTAACTACTTTGTTTTGATTTGGAAATACTACAGCATAAGGTCCAAGTACTACGTTTATGCTACCACTATAGTTTGCTAGCCGATCTCTTAAGAGAGATATGCAGTACATGTAGTATTCCCTAATATGCATATCGTGTTCGAGATTGTATGCTAAGTAGCACTGATTTATCTGTTCTATTTTCATTTAATACTTATCTACTGTGTTTTCATTTTTTTGTTGGACTACTTTTGTAAAGAAGCTGTCGACATTGTCGTGGTACGGATCAACTGTCCAACAGTCATACTTCTCTTTTAAGTCTCTAATATCACCATCTAGATCGAAGTTGGAATATCCATTTAACTCCCACAATATTCTTGCTAGGTACCTCTCAGCTCCTTCACTATCCAGTCTTGTCTGCTGTACTATTGTTTTTAAAATGCGGTAAAGCTCCTCAGCATGCACACTATCTATAATAAAGCTACTGCACCAACAAAACGTAATCTTGTCTAAATTGTTATTCATTCCTAGATTTTCTAGAACAGGATACCATACTTCTCTACAAGCCCCATCTGGGTAGTAGCTGTTTATTGGACAGGCCTTTATGTTCAAGTCTCTTAGTGCTTTGTAGTCTAATCCTTTATTTAAGATAAAATTATCTTGTGTGAAGTTGATGTAGCTGTACTTATGTATAAGCTGATTTGCTATTAGGTAGTGCAATCCAACTTGATATGCCCCTAGTTCAAACTTGCTCTGTATATTGTTATCTAAAAATACTACATTTAACCTACTATCAATAGTCTCAAATACCTCATCCTTGTAGGTAGAATTATTATCTACTACAATAACCAAAGCTTCTGGATAATACTCGAAGATGCGTTCCGTGTATAGTTTTAGGTAGGATGGGTATCCTCTGAAATACTTATGAGCTATGATAAAGCAAACTTTGTTAGGATGTACTAGTTGTTCCATTTTTTTGAATTTTTTAAATTATACTTATCTACTATCTGGATGTAGTGTTCTTTTACGTCAGAATAGGGTTGGTTATATATTGTTGTATAGGTTTCGTTTAGTGGTACTAGTCTACCGCCATGACTAATATGAAAGTACATAAAAAAGTCCACACAGTCAAAATGTCCACAACTAACTTTAGTTGCTGTGTGTAGTTTGTATATGTTAAATTGTTTACAAAAAATTTGAACATCTAAATCTTCTATGTTTCTATAAGTTTTATGTGGAAAGTTATTTAGTATTTCTAACAAACAAGATTTTTTCCAAATCGAAGGATTAACATTGTATACATAGCTATGCGCATCTTCCTGCTTTACTAACAAGGTAGTTTGTCCTATATAGGCAGTTAAGTCGTATAGCATACTACAGTTCATGTTGTCTGTGTATTTTAGATCAACTCTGTCAATATTTTCAACTAACATAGCTTGGTGTATTATATTGACTACATCATCGTCACAGTGTAGCAATATGTCTATGTCATGCATAAATAAGAAATATTCACAATTGAGTTGAGATATGCAGTAGCTAAGTCTTGTAGCATAGGTGTCATAATCATTGTAGAATATAACTTGTTGATATCTTGCGTATAGGTAGTCTAATTCAAGATTGTTTTTATTAATACACAAAATACAATTGCTTCGATTAGATGTAACATACTCAGATTGTATTTCTAATATATCTAAGTAGTCTGTATGTGAGTACACTACGTACGTCAGTAAACTATTTTGGTCCATATAAAACTTTTTTTAATTTTTCTAAATCTACTACCCATCGACAGTTTAACCCGTTGTCTAGTTTTTTACAACTACTTGACTCTACTGTAATTGTTTTAAATTCCACAGAACTATTCCATCCAGCAACTGGTTGATCTAGGTATGAGATAGTTACCTTAGTGCTTTCTATTGAAGTAATTTCTCCTACAATACCTTCGTACTGCACTCTCATATATTTCTGAAAATTTTCCTTAGATGCTAGAGATGTATGTTGGAATAGGTTTCTATCTACTTGAGAAAAGCTATGTAAAAATCTTTCATTAATCTCCAAAAACCCTGGTGAGCATATCGCTGTTAATTTACATTTAGTATTTCCAAATAATGTGTTAGCTAGACCTCCTCCAATGGCTCCTACTACGTGAGTAGCATTGCTAAAGAGTTGTATCTTTTGATGTGTAGTTAGTAGCTCTGTAAATACTTCTTCGTACCCAATTGTCGATAGGTACTCCACTAGCTCTTGTTCATTTACCAAAAGCCTTCTACTTGTATAATTGGTTCCTATATTTGACAGGTCATTGTGCTTCCAGGTCTGTCTCGATATGTAAATTTTCTTAGGAAAAGTTTCAGTAGTATTCTTTAAAGCTTCTTGTTTTATTGTATTATATAGTCTATAGATTTCTTCCCTTGGAGGTACGTTTGAATCAAAACCGTGTGTGTAGGAATCTGAGATGTGTATATTATTGTACTTTGTGTTTTTCTGTGCTATTATGATGTTGCTCTCTTCTATTCCTAGTAACTTTAAAAATTCTAATACAAATTTATAGTGTGAATCTTTTTGAGGATTGGGATAGGTCATTAATAGCTTAACATCTTTCTGCTTTCTTAATGTCAAATAGCTTATTAGGTAAGGCAGTGTATCGTATAGAAAGTGGTAGTAGTTGTCTGTATTGTATGCAAAAAAGAATACATCAGAAAACACCTCACTGCTATAGCTCGGAGCTGTAATGTCAAAAGAGGTAGGTGCTACTTCTCGGAGAGACATTACTTTTTCATCTATAGGATTAAATATCTGATCCTGCCTCTCACTGTATAGCAGAACCTTAGGATACTGTAGTGCGTTGTCTACAAATATGCAATCTTCTAACTTGTATATGTTGATAGCTCTTCGATTAGCATCCTCGGGTAGGTAGAGCACCTTGTCCTCTATCTCAGTCAGGTGATTTATTTTATAAGTATTCTTTTCCAAAAGTTACCAACTGTTCATTATAGTTATCTAAAATATATTGCTTATAACCTTTCTTTTCTAATATTGTATTAAAAATTGAAGGATTAATTTCTATACCTGCAACAATATCCTCTGGGGTGGCTACGGTATTGAATTGTAAGTTATTTACAACAGGATCGTACCTATCATTTATAAACTCAACACTATGGTTGTAATTTATAAATTCATAATGTTTGTACCAAAGCTGCTTAAGAGCATAAAACTCTGTGTTGATTGCCTGCAAGTGTATTACTCCTATATCGTGAGTCACTGCTGCTGGTAGATGTATCTGTGGTGTTCTAGGTGTATGGTACTTCCATTGGGTTAGATCAAAGTGTCCTGTATGTTTCATAGGTAGTATGAAACTTCTGTAGTTGCTAGCATAGGATGGATCCTGTCTCAACTTATTTACAGAACCTTCTACCACATTGTACCAGTAAAGTAGGAAGTTGGTAGTCTCATAATTTTGTAAAATATCTTGAAACATTCCTTCAAAGTTTGCAGAAAGTAACTCATCACAATCTATAGTAAGTACGTAGTCTGCTCCTACTTTCCTACTATATTCCAGCATTGCTGATCTATTATGGGATTCGCTAAAGGTGTTACGATCACTGTCAATTATATGTAATCTGTCTACTGGTATGTGTTTCTTAATAACGTCTACTGTGCTATCGCTGGAGCTGTCGTTAAAGAATACAAACTTATCTACAGGATACTTTACCCAGAAGGGAAGAACTACTTGTAGTAAATCTTCCTCGTCCTTTACCATTGTGTTAAAATGTACTAACATCTATTCGTAAGATTCATTTAGAGAGTTAAACTTTTTCATATTATGTTTGTTTTTTTTCACAAACATTTCATAAGGATACTGTTGATAGTCTTCCCATACCTTTCTCATTGGAGTATCCCACATTCCTTTAAATCCATTGGCGTCTGGGGTGTATTTTGCTTCTCGAAGTCTTTTATTAACTGTCGGCTTGTTATCGACATGTATTTCGGAATTAATTGGCATATCATCGTACCTTGCAGCATTGTATATTCCACTTACTAATAATGTAGGTATGTTTTCGTTAAACATTTCTGCATACCTATGTACCATATCTCCATCCTCTTCTCCTAACGCTAGCAGTCTCTCATCGAAGTAGCCTAGTGTATGTAGCATCTGCTTTGTAATTACAAAGTGTGAAAATCCATAATTCAAAGTAAAAAACTCAGCTTGAGTATTATCCAATTGCTCTCCAATAGTTTTTACGATATCTGCTTCATACTTAACATCATCTCCCATTACAAGTACATAGTCTGTTCTACTGAAGATTACAAGGTTGTTCCATAGTTTTGATAGACTTTTAAACTCAGGACAAACAAATGGATAGCAGTTACTCACTGTTGCACAGAAGTTAAGCATATCCATTCTATAGTCCTCATCTGTTAACTCCTCATTGTTTCCATTAATTATAAGAATAATATCAACCTCCTCTTCACTATTTTGCCGAATACTTCGTACTAACTCTTTTACAATTTCTCTACGTTCCTTAAATGTTACAATTCCTATACTGATTTTATTTTTCATATGTGTATTAAATTAATTTACTATAACCTTATATGCTCAATACTTACTTGTCTTGTGTTGAAGTTTTTATACTTCTCTAAAAGTCTTGTATTCTGATCTAATACTATTTTATCTCTGTAGCTTACATTGCTTACCGTTTCCTGGTGATCTAGATACAAGCAAAGGATTTCAGGTATAAGTTTAAATTTGTAACCACTCTCTGCCATACGGAGCCACATTTCCCAGTCTCCAATTGTCTTAAAATTTATATAATCAAAGTATCCAATTTTGCTATGAATATCCTTTCGCCACATAGGATCAGGTCCACATAGGCAGGCAGTTTTTGCATACAGTTCGTAGTTGTCAGGAAAGTTAGTATAAGTTTTGCCTTCTGGTTGTATTGTATAGAAAGTGTCCTCCACATCTTGTGTTGTTACATAGTAGTTGTACGCAACTGAGTACTCTGGGTTGTTGTATAGTAGCTCGTACTTAATCTTTGTGTTGGTAGGATACCTTAGATCGTCTATATTCCAGTTAGTCACATACTGAGTTGTAGAAGCTTGTATTCCAATATTCCAAGCATTATACACTCCTAACTGTTTATCTTCTTGTATAAACCTTATGTTAGGATACTGTCGCAATACGTCTAATTGTGGACCTTCTTCTGAGTATACAACTATATGCTCTGTTTCTTCGAACAGTTCTTGCTCTATTACATTAGCGGCAAATCTTGTAATAAACTTGCCATACACATGTAGTGGTCCAATTGCTGTTATACTAGTTAGTTTGTACATAGATATAATATAGTACTTAATTTCTGATTAAACAACTCTCTACTGTAATATTTTTTATAATTCTCCTTAGCTGTCTTACTGCACTGCTGATAGAACTTACCATCGTCTCTGAGTCTTTCAGCTAGCATTGCTGCCTTTTCTACATCTTCTACATCCACTGCTAGGTCTGGATGACAAAGTCTTTGTGTATCTACTTTTTCATTTCCTATGCAAGGTATGCCAAAATAAGCACAATTTAAACTAAACGTACCAGCTGCTATGGTTGGCATGAGGTGTACTGCATATTTGAATGAGCTTAACTGCTTCATCCAATCTGTCCAGTATGCTCTTGGTAAGTGGTTTATTAATTGATCTTCCCCCTCTCTCATTGCGTGAGAAGTCTGTCCCCATATCGGAACATCAAACCTTTGTGCCACTGTGAAGCTTTCCATTCCTCCGTACCATCTAGCAAAATTTCCTCCTATGATAACTTTTTCCTCTGTAACAGGTTGAATACTTTCTACTATAGAATCTATCATTAGAGTAGGCATAACATGCACAGGTACGTTAGGAAACATTCCTTTATAGTATTTTACATCATGTTCGTTGTGGGCAAAGATTCCATCACAAGCTACCATCATGTTAAAGAACCTAACTTGATCAACCATATTATAATCATTCCACCACCAGTGAGGTCCCTCTTGGATACAGTATACTTTCTTATTATTTAGTTTTAATCTCTCTACTGGTTCTTTTACTAGAAGATCGCTTACTGGGTTTGTTCCATCTACTATCTGCGAACCTTCTGCACTCAGGTATACTCTTCCTTTGGGAAAGATTATAAAAATATGATTATAGTCTCTAACTTTAGGGAAATCGTGTATGTTAAAGTGGTCAGCATCTAATGCATGCATCCAAGCAAACTCTGTTCGCATATTAGGATGGTTGGAGGGAATCTTTCCTTCAAATCCCATCTCTGTTAAGAATGCTATCTTCATAGTGTATTGTAATAGTTATTTTGTTTTTCTTGTCTGTCTATTGTCTTTGGATGATATAGTGCATACTCCTCTTCTCTAGGAAGCAGAGACATTGTCTTGTATCCGTCAAGTACTTCGTGAACCTTCTTCTTCCATTTTATAGTAGGATCGTTTCTATAAATTCTCCATTGGTAGTCCGGGAAGTTTACCCAACCTCTGTCATCTACATTCCATCTCCATTGACGAATATGGTCTTGCGTTAATCCTTCTACAGTGTTTACTCTAGGTACAAGAAATACATCTACCTCTTGATTAATTTCTAAGATGTATGGAAGTGCGTTAATAAGTTCTTCGTTAGGAAGTTCATCTGCATCTATCTGGAATATGTAATCTCCTGTACAATGTGATGTTAGTTTGTTTTTCCAATCAGCAAAGTGTCCTTGAAATGCATCTCTATAGCATTGTATTTCGGTAGGGAGTGTTAGCAAGTACTTGTACACCTCATCTTTTCCATTTGAATGATCAAGGAGTATTACTACCTCATCATCCTCTCTTTTGCTAGAAAGGAGGAAGTTGACTAGTCTTTTCACTTCCTCCAATTCATTGCAAACTGTGATCCCGTATGACAACTTTATATTACTCATATCTTTTTCTTAGATTATCTAACCAGGGTATAAACTGTAAATTATTAATTGAACCTATTATATTTGGATCTATTTTATTATTCCAACCTTCTTCTATAGAAATTCTATGATCTAACTGAAATCCTCCTTCTACTCCTGACCTTGTTCTAGGTTTGTCAAAATTTTCTAATTGATTTATGTCTTGTTGGTTTGTTATTCTCCAAACTTCTTTTCGATACCTCTGCTTATCTTCTTTCCAGTTATTGTAAGTTTCCCAAGTCATACCTAAGTCCCTCATCTTCTTTCTAATAACCGGATGATTTTCTCCCGTCTTGGTCATTAGCGGAGGATGAGTATTATTCTTAGCAGCACAAGATCTTCCACAATACTTAGCCAACTTATCTCTCTTAAATTCAGCTTTACACTCTTGACATATTTGCACTCCTATTCTACGCGCTTTATGAAAACATTTGCTAGAGCAAAATTTACTTGTCTCGTTCTTGTAGGGAAAGGGACTGTAAACTTCTTTACATTCTTCACAGATCTTTTCCTGTCTTTTTCCTATAGGCTTCCTTAGCTTTTCCATCCAGTTTAGTTTTATTTCTCCAGTAATATTCCTTGGCCCATTTTCTTTGAGCATCTTGTTGTTCTTCTACTGTATCGTATTTTTTTAATCTTCCCATCTTTATTATAAATAGCTAGGTTTTTTAAAAAACTAAAAATAAAACTAAACTTAATTGATCTCTTTTCATACTACTAATATACGAAATCTATTCCGATTATGCAACTATGTTAAGGTAATTCTATTTGGAACTTTCTTTATAAGTCCTACCTGATACCCTTCGAAAAGTACATCATACTGATTAGCGTACAGGCTCATGAACATCCGTATACCTAACTCAGGAGAGTTTATAGGAGACATATCTTTTAGATCCTTCCAACCAAAGTCGTCAAAGATTAAGATACCTCCTGGTCTAAGTAGCTTGTGCGCAAAGTACGCATCTACTAAAGTATCATCGGCTCGGTGCGAAGCATCTATGTAAACTAAATCATACTTCTTTTCTTCACTAAGTTGTGGAAGAGTTTTTTGAGAAAAACCTTTATAAATTGTGAAGTCAATATTTGGGAAGAATGAAATATTGTGTTTAAAATTTTTTTCTATCGTAGATAGTCCCTGTGCTTGCCTATCCTTTTCATGAACCATTCCTGTCTCTGAGGTGCTTCCTTCAAAAGTGTCAATCACGTCGTATGTACCTCCCATTTCAGTAAGTACGTTCTCGCATAACCATACTGTGGCTCTTCCTTCATAGCAGCCTATTTCAAGTACGTCTTTTATATTTCGATCTGTATTCTTAAATACCTCAGTCCAGATTGGAATGGCTATGTCAAACCACTCTTCATTAAACCTATACCTTTCGTTAAACATTCAGACCTCCCTCTTGCTCTGCAAGTTCTACATCAAAGAATTTGATTGCATCTAATGCTTCCATAAAGTCCTCTTTGTCAAAGTGTTTGATATTTTTCATATCCATTTTAGTTGTCTGACCTTTTGGAAACTTAGCTTTCTCTTCTTCCAGTATCTCTACTGAACTAACTGCAGCCCATCTCCAACTCTCTTTTGCCGTTCCGTCTAGGAATACCATTCCTTTGTTAGGAAGAGTGACTGTTGATGGGAACCAAACTTTCTTATCCTCATCAATGAACATAAGGTCTTTGTATAGTTCTGGTGATGCTTCTAATGTTTTGTTTACTAATTCTCCTCCCTCAACCATTAAAGTTGAAGTTGAGTATCCACATCCGAAACAAAAGCTCGTTGTTACTTCTTCACTTACCTGCTGTTCGTAGCAAGCATTTCCTCCACAGTGTGGACAGATTGACATTTTTTCTTCCATTATACTTTTCTTAATTTTGGTAGTTCAATTTTCTTTAGCTGAGGTAGTTTTAATTGTACTTGTTTAGGAAACTCAGGTACGTACTGTGTTAGAATAGTATCTAGCGTTTCTCTCATCTTATCGTACGAGAACTCTGTTCTGCTTCGGTATCCCTGTCTCTTTGCTAATTCCTTATAAACTTTATAATCCTCAAACACATCCTTTAAAGCTTTTCCTACTAAGGCATCGTCTGGAGTAAACCATTGACTCTCTTGTAGTATCATTTTATCAACAGCTGCAGATGGGTGTACGTTTGTTAAACTTCCTCCAATTTGTTTTGTAAATTTACTGTCTAAGAAGTCTATATGACCTGACCATCCTGATGCTATGATTGGTTTGTTTACTAAACTAAATTCAAGTAATGGTCTTCCAAATCCTTCTCCTTTTGTTAAAGAGATCATTGCTTTCACCTTAGTGTGATTGTACAGTTCATTTACTTCACCATCAGACATTTCTCCATGAAGAAGATATATGTTTGGTAGTTTTCCTTTTACAGTTTTTCTAATTGCATCAATTCTATTTAGCACTTCCTCTCTATCCATAATGGACGTTCCTGATCCTGCTTGTACTTTTAGAATAAGTCCTGGCTGATCTTTCTTATTCTTAAATGTTTCAAGGAATGCTTTAATAGTATATCCGATATTTTTTCTATCCTCTCCAAGTATTCCTGGAAGCCAATGTCCTACTGTTAGGAAGCAGAATGATTCGTCTATATTAGAAAGATCTAACTTAGTTGGAAATGCTAACGGAGTGTACTTTTGTATATCAGCTCCTTCAAATACAACCTCTACTTTTGTAGTAAGAGCTAGAGTTCCTGTTACCTGACCTGTGTTACTATCCTGTATATTGAATTTACTTTCTTCAAATACTTTCTTAGCATGCTGTGCTGATGCTATTACTAGGTCCATTCTATTGCATCCTTCGATCCAAGAAGGATCGCAGATTGTAGTTTCTATTCCTGCAGTTACTCCAATACTATACTTACCTACTTTTTGAAATTCATTTGGTACAGTAATTTGAACCCAAATGTCTGGTTGTTGTGTTAGTTGAGGTATAATTCTGGAAGCTAGTGATTGATTGTTGTGATCCTTTAGATATCCAAATCTCGTATTACCCCATCTTTGTGATAGGATTTTCACATCGTACTTGTCTAGATCTATAATTGATTGTACAAAATCTCTTGCTCTTGCTCCATATCCTGAATAAGTGTCAATTGGACAGCTTACTGCTAATGTAGGTTTACTCATAACTAGTATATTAATTTATGTTTAACGTATTTTTTTGGTCTGTCTGCTATTTTATATACATCAAACCTAGATCTAGGAACAAACTTTGCAAATGTTTCATCCATTGCATCAATAACATTTTCACACATTTGACGTGCTGACATTCCTGATTCATCTGACGTTACCCATTCTCTAGCTAATAGTCCCCTTCTAGTTCTCTCTTCCTTGCCCATATCGTAAACTGTACAAAGAGCTTTTGCTACATCTTCTGGTGCACATCTGTCATCATATATGTATGGAGTTGGAACTGAACCTACTAAGGAGATGTTTGAAGGATATACAGGCACTGCCCATAGTCCATGATCTCTATAAGTACCTCTATGGTTAGAAGGAAAGTCAGAGCTAAAGTCAATCCACTCACCATTGTTATTTGTAAATCTCATCTGATCTTGCATACCTCCTGTTACATTAGCAATAATCATTTTACCTGCCATCATAGTTTCAGTTAGAGATAATCCCCATCCTTCGTTTGAAGTGATAAGCATTCCTACATCAGCTATATTATAAAGTAGATTCATTTGTGGAGTGTCCAATCTCTCTTGAGAGAAGAATACATTTACATAACTGTCATCACAAACTGCTTCTCTTACTGCATAAAGATCTGTACCATTTTCATCTACAGCTTGTGTATGCATTACTAAAGCACATTTCTTAGCTTCTTCTTCTCCAATCATATCACAGAACATTCTGTATGACAAAATTACATCTCCTGGAGATTTTCTTCTAATGTTTCTTGAATTGAAGAATGCTACGAATTCAATATCCTTTCCTTGGAATAGATTCTTCTTAAACTGATCTAGAAGTTTAATATCTTCTACTGAAGTCATTGGAAAGAAATGTTCGTGGTTTATTCCATGAGGAACATACTTTGCTATTGTTTTTCTTTTTTCTTGCATAACTTTTCTTTTATTATTATTTCTAAATATTTTGTAATCTTAAGTCCATTTTCTAAGCAATGTGCTTTCAAAATGGCATAGACATCCTCACCTATATTTACTGATTTATTTTTAAATACTTCCATTCTATAATTTATTACTTTTTAGTACATTTTCCAACCAAGGAATCATTTTCAAATTTAAAATATTCCCTATCTCCTCAGCTGGTATTTTATTGATAAATCCTAGAGAGATTGGATAAATGTGATCTAATTGATAAGCTCCTCCTTTTCCACTTTGTCCTCTCTTACTGAAATTCTCTAAAAGATGTATTGGCTGCTGTCTTGTTATTGCAAATACTTTTAGATAGTAAAGCCTTTTCTCTGTTTGCAAAGCTTCCCATTCACCTTTTTCCAATGTAGGATAAAATCTTGCAACATTTATCTGTCTTCGCTTATCGCTATACTCTTCGCAATTCATAGCATCCTTAAAAGCTTTTGACTGCTTATGTGACTTACTAAGATTATCTCTCCATTCTTGGGAGAATATCTCCCTAGACCTTCCAGTTAGCTTTTCAGAATGACTCTGCTTTAGTTTAGCTGCTAGCTCTTCTCCGTAAATCTCTTCATATGTTTTTCCTTTTCTATAAGCAGAAACTGCCTTTCCTATTTTCTCGTAATGCTCTTTTGTCCTTCTTAAAGCTATACAACTTTTGCAGGAAGTATTTGATTTCGAAGCAACTCGATGTCCTTCGTATCCTTTATAGAGAATTTCTCTATTACAAGTTGGGCAATTTCTGTTAAATATATCTTTCATATTACTCTTTATTATAAATAGCTAGTAAAAAGAAAAACATTAAAAAACATTAAAAAACATTACTTTAAATCTAAGTCAACTATCTCCATATTAGAACGTTCTAATAAGATTTTAGTCATAGCTTTTGTCTGTTTTGAGATACACATATGTAAATCACATGATTCATAATAAGCCTGATTGTACAAAGGAACTGGCCAATCATCCCAGATTGAATAGTACATTAGTGGAATTTCATTTCTTAGCTCTCTCTCAATTTCAAATAACCAAGTCCAGTATCTTGGATCTGTAAAGATAAAGATTGCATCTGGCTTTTCTTGAGCAATTAACGATCTAATCTGCATTGCATCTCCATACCCATTATTAGGAAGTACTTTTACATCTGCATCTTGTATTGCATTTAACTTATTGACTTCTGCAGATATATCAAATCCCTTTCCTGCTTCTGGATGGTTGATAGCTGCTCCTAGATTTACCCAGTTGAAGTGGTGAGATGTTCCTACGACAATCTCTCGGGCCATTGTTGCGATACCGGAATGCATCCTAATATCATCACATAGCAGAAGAATCTTCTTACGATCCTCCTTCTTAACATAGCGAAACTTTTCTTTCATGTAACTATTTTAATTTAATATTTGTTTGTGTGTGTAACTTTTGCTTGAACTCCTCTTGTGTAAGATACAGAAAAATTGCTCTGTCTACAAGCTTCTGTAACGAAAATTTATATCGTACGCATTGTTCTTTAAATTCCTGTAGAAGCTCCTCTTCTACTTTAACTGATGTTAATTTTTTTGTGTTCATAGTTTATTTGTTTATTATATATAAATATATACTCTAAACAAAAACACCTGCATGACAATGTTCAGTACCCTTAAAGTCACAAAACATACAGTTGGACTTGGATGGCTTCTTATCATACTCCTTATCAATATACTTTCCATCCGAGTCAAAAGCATCCTCAATAAATTTTGTAAGAGCTGTAGTGGCTTGACCTCTTTTAATCTTTCCTGAGGGTGGTGCAAACTCTTGAACCCTTCTCCCCATTGCTGGATAGTCTGGATCAGCTGGTACTTTTCTTTTTACGATGAAGTACTTTACATTTACTTTATCTACGTCTAAGTTAAATTGTCTTGCTAAGAATTCTTTATACAGAAGTAGTTGTGCTAATTTTTTATCATCTTTCTTTGCATACTCATTCCATCCTGAGGTAGATGTTTTAATGTCTAGGATGATGTATTTGTCTTCTTGCTGATCGTATAGTACGATGTCGATAAATCCTTTGAAGAAAACATTGTTAGCTATTTTATGTATTAATGGAATTTCTACTCCAACCAACTTATAATACTTGGTTCCAAAGTAACTAGAGCGTTTCTTACGAACGTATTCTAAAATCTCAGTACCGTCACTAAGAAACTCCGAAAGCTGTTCAGAACTAGAAAAGTGTTGTCCATAATTATCCTTCTCTTGGGTATACAAATCAAACAATCTATCATATAGCATACCAGCAAGATCCATCTCATTTGATTTCTTTACCATTCCATCATACAATTCGGTAAGCCATGCTTGCATAACTTCATGCAATGCTGTACCAAAGATTAGATGTATCGAAGGTTTTTGTATTTTTAACTTCTTTATGTACGATAAGCTCCATTGGTGTGGACAAGTACTGTAAGATAGTGTTTGGCTGTATGAGATTGATTTTTGATTAGCATAATCTATGGCCGGAGTAATGTGTCCTTTTATAAGCTCTACTTGCTTAATAGTCTTCTTTGCCATCTTTCTTTAGTGCTTTAATTTCTCTTTTTAAATACCAAAGAGCTTTTTCTAATTCCTGAACTATGTTGTCTTTTTTTCCTGCTCTGGAAATATACTTGATGGTATTTCCTAAACAGAAACCTAAGTCCCATGCTTCAATCACTTTTATCGCTTCGTACTTGTTGTCTTTTCCTCCGTAGTGTTGAGGATGATCAACCATTTTGTTTATAACCTTTTCTTTGATAAGAGGTTTTACATCACTGTTCTTTGTCATATCATACTTTATATAGATATAATATACAAAAAAAGACTTGCGTGTGCAAGCCTTTGTTTATTTTATTTTTTTAGTCTTATCTTCCAATAAATACCTCCTTGTACACAGACTGCCTTATTGATACCATACCCTACTCCTAACGAGTAAATATGGTCCTGCTTAGTTTTTAATAACACAGAAGGTCCTATAAAGTTTACAACATTTACTTTATCAAATCCAGCTGTACCTCCAACATATAATTGAACTTTAGGTAATTCTTTTACAATGGTAACATCGTGAATTATCTTTTGGTTAATTTTAGAATTCCAAGTTCTTGCTACTATTTTGTTTTGAGATATAGTATCTGTAACATTTACTGTACCTAAATTATCATCTAATCTTAAAGTATCTTTAAAAGTATACTTGGCATAATAATCATTTAGTACCTCAGTGGTATCTATCTTAGTTGGTAATTCAACATATATAGGCTTATCTCTCCATATAGTCCTACCATCCTTATAAACTGTTTTAGTTTTTACAATTGTAACTGTATCGATGGTATGTTTTAGTACTTCGTAGGTTTTACCATCTACTTTAATTGTAGGTGATGTTGATTGTTGTCCTGATGAGCAGGTTTTTGTTAAAAGCAATGCTAGGATTAATCCTACTATTAATATTGATTTTAAGTCTAATCCTAATAAGAATTTTTTAATTTGATTCATAGTTCTCTCTCTCTCCTTTATGTTTGTCTAACTTATCCAATATTTGAGTCACTAATTCATTTTTAACTATACCTACCATTGAAGCATTTTTTAAAATAGAAATTAATTGGAATACTAAGAATGGGGCCATGATAGTTTCACTTAACCAAGATGTTCCCTTAAATCCTTTTTCTATTGATAAAATTGCTGATAGCATTATTATCCAAAAGCCAAATGTTTTTAGCACACTTAATGCTTTTCTGGTTTGAAAACCCTCTCTTTTAACTCCTGCCCATATACCAAAAAAACCATCAGCAAAAATAACTAACCCTACAGCTAGAAATTGTTCGATGTTATCTACTGTTAGATGCATAAAATATGTACCTATAAAAGCTAATGCTGTTGTCAATGATAATGTAATTAGTAGTGATGTTTTCATGTTACAGTAACTTATTTAACGTATTCGTAATATTTTTTAGTTTTCTCTGAGCGATCTGCTAATCCATGAGTACCACCGTTAATTTTTTTTGTAAGAGCTATGATCGAAGCATCGTTCACTCCTTGATCACATATTGACCATAATTTATTTTTATCAAAAAAGAACATCGCTGATTCAAAAGAGTATGTAGTTGCTACTAAATCTGGATTTGTCATGATCTCTGGTTTTTTCAAGTAATCAGAAAAAGCTCGGTAGTTTTCTTTACCTGTTAATTGAAGAGCTCCCCTTCCTCTGAACTTATATCCATCTCCTGAAGTTGAAAGGCCATTTCCCATTCTCCCTGCATATACCCTATTGGCAATCTTCTCGGGGTTTTTTTCAAAAAACTTAGCTGTTGCCTCATTTATAAAATACTTTTTAAATGTAGTAACTAGTCCTTTTGCTGAGTAGTTTAAGTTTTCTGCGAATGCAGTAAACCCTCCTGTTTCGTGTGCGGTTTGAGCAAAAAAATGTGCTGCCCTAACTGGAGTTAATTTGTAAAACTCCATCGCCTTTTTCATTGTTCCTGGACCGAAGGACCCATCAGCTCCTACTCCAATTTTTTGTTGTAAACTTTTTAAACTCATAATTTAATTATTCTTGTACTGGTTCCTCTTGTACTGGCTCTTCCTTTTTAGGTTCTGGAACAAATCTCTCTAATCCAGCAATTCCAAATGATCCCAATGTAATATACATGAACGCATCAAATACGTTGTTGTTTATAGCAAGTACTCTATTGATACATCCTGCTACTAGGTCTACCATCATTACAATTGTCATCACTGTAAATGATAGAAAGCCAACTACTGTTTTTTCATTATAGTCGTTTGATTTTTTAAAGATGTCTTTAAATGCCATAATATATTTTATAAGGTTAGTTAACCTATAACCAATTTGGCGTAACGTGCTTTTCATACAAACTATTTAATATAAATAGCAACAAAAAAAAGAGGCACAAGGCCTCTTTGATGTTTAAGTAAACTGTGCCTTACTGTCCAATATTGAGATGCTTTAGCTCCTTTGGAAGAAATTCTGTATTAACATGGCCGCAGGCCTTACACGCGAATACTGGTATTGGCATGTACGTGGTTTGTCCTGTACCTGTTAATATTCCCGATGCTTTTCTAATGTGAAGAGCTTCTTCAAAAAATGTATGATTACATTTCTCACACTCTACCGGTAGTGTTTGGTCAATCGATAGATTCATTTGTGGTTGCTGCATTTTATTTTATTTTGTATTACATAATTCATCTACCTTAATAGCATCTGCTGCTATTTGAAACACAACTACAGGTGAGAGGTTTGGACCTTGCTTTGATATTTCAACAACTTTTGCTAGAAGATCTTTAGTAAGAGATATATGCTCACTTGCGTGTAGTATCTGTACAATAGTACCCACACTTGTTTGGTGTTGTGTACTATCAACAAACGATGGATCTTGTTGCAACTGTTCGTATTTGGCTCTTGAATTGGACATTATTTGTTCTTTCTAGGGTAGTATTTTCTTTTGCTCTTAGCCTTATCAATAGGCGACTCTGGCTTTGTAGGATTGTCCTTTTTGATTTGCTCCACTATTGCCTCAACGTTTACTGTTCCCATTTGTGGTGCTGCTTTGGCAATGTGCACTACTTTGTCGATAACTTGTGGTGTGATGTCTTGTGATGTTACCTCTTTGGTGTTAGCACATACCTTAGGTGCAGTTGGACGTAGTTGTTTGTCAAAAAGTTCTTGTGCCACTTCTTCGATTTGTTCGTTGTCAAAGTCTAGTTTGAATTGTGACATGGGTTTTATTCCTCTTTGTAAATTGTATCCAATGATTGAGGCTACTATTGAGATAGCTATTACTAGAATAATTGATGTGAAAATTGTCATATGTTTATTTGTTGGTTAAAATTTGCGCGTGACACCTTCGGTGAGGAGGTTTGCGCCACCTCACCTCTCGGTCTCTTGTTATTTACTCTCTACTGTTGAAGCTTTTCTGTAATCTGTGATTAATTTTTTAACCTCTCCAATTTGCTTTCTTGCTTGTGCTTGAGATTTCTTAGTAGTACCATTGTGCTCTTTTGCGAAACTCTGATACAGCTCATCGATTTGTTCGAATAATTCTTGCTTGTTCATTTTTATTTATTTTTAATTAATATTACATGAACTGAGAAGGATCTATTCCTGCTTGTTCATCTTTAGGTTTTATATTTGTAATAACACATTCTGTGATTAACATTGTTCCTGCAACTGATGCTGCATTCTCTAAAGCGAGTCTTGTCACTTTAGTTGGATCAATAATTCCTTCTTTAAGCATATCAACATACTCTCCTACTCTTGGATTAAATCCAACCCACTTATCTCCACCTACTAAGTATGCTTCTCTCTCTTCGATTACTTGTTGAGTTTCTCCTGCATTTAGTAGTATTTGTTCGAATGGCTTTCTGATTGCTCTCATTACAATATTGAATCCTTTTTCTTGATCTGGATGAGAAGCTACTAGTGGATTTTCGAATAAGTAAAATGCTGCATTTAGTAAAGCAATTCCTCCACCTGGAAGTATTCCTTCTTGTAGTGCTGCTTTAGTTGCATGAAGAGCATCGTCTACTCTGTCTTTCTTTTCTTTCATTTCAACTTCAGTATGACCTCCAACATGAATCATAGCTACTCCTCCAATAAGTTTTGCTAACCTGTCTTGTAAGATTTCAATCTCATAAGGTGAAACTGTATTCTCAATTTGCTCTTTCAGCTCTTCGATTCTTTTTGTAATAGCTTCTTCAGTTCCTTTACCATCTACAATGGTAGTGTCATCTTTACCTACTGTTACTTTTCTTGAATTACCAAACCATTGTAAATCAAACTTATCCAACTTCATTCCTTTTTCTTCAGACACAACTGTACCTCCTGTTAGGGCTGCAATGTCCTCAAGCATAGCTTTCTTCTTGTCTCCGAACTCAGGAGCCTTAACTGCTACTACTCTAAGAATTCCCCTCATTTTGTTTACAACTAATGTTGAAAGAGCTTCTCCGTCAATATCATCTGCAATGATAAGTAAGTCTTTGTTTTGTTGCGATACTGATTCTAGTAGTGGAAGTAGTTCTTTGATTGCTTGAATTCTCTTATCTGTGATAAGGATTAAAGGATTGTTGAGTACTGAAGTCATTGTATTGTTGTCTGTAACAAAGTATGGAGATTTGTATCCTCTATTGAATTGCATACCCTCTACAGTCTCAAGATAAGTTTCTCCTGTCTTAGATTCTTCAATAGTTACCAATCCATCTCTACCAACTTTATCCATTGCTGTTGCAATAAGATTTCCTACTTCTGGATCATTGTTCCCTGAGATTGTTGCTACTTGTTTGATTTGCTCTTCTTCAGTAACTTCTTTTGAGTAATCCTCTCTAAGGTATTTGATTACTGCTTTGGTTGCAATATCAATTCCTCTTTTAATTTCTACCGCATTTGAATTTTCTAGTTCAGATAATCCTTGGCTATAAATTTCTCTTGCAAGTAATGTTGCTGTGGTAGTTCCATCTCCAGCTAACCTGGCTGATTCTATTGCTACTTGCTTTACAGCTTGTGCTCCAGTATTTTCAATTGGATCTTCCAATTCTACTTCTTTGGCTACTGTTACACCATCCTTTGTTGAGGTTGGGTTACCTCCTTGTTGTTGAATAAAAACATTTCGACCTGATGGTCCTAATGTACATACAACTGCATCTGCTAGTTGGTTTACTCCTGATAGTAATTTCTCTCTAGCTTCTTTTGAAAAACTAATTTGTTTTGACATACTCTTTTTTAATTAAAACTTTTTAATAATATAACTAATATTTCTCTAATATACAACTAAATAAATTCCATTGTTGATTTATTTTTATTTCTACCTGATAGCCAGGCTTGTAAAGTTGCTGGTAGTACTCCTATTGCTTTTGCTGCTGCTCGAACTGTCTCATAAACCTGTTCTGTCTCTGTATCCCGAACTGCTCTTGCACTTGGATTATTTGCTCCTTTCCAACTCTCTGCACCAGTCTTTGCCATCCTTATCTCTCGAAACTTCTGCCTTGTTATTTCTGAAGGTTTATTTCCTTTAAGTGAGTTTGATAGGTTCTTTTTATGCTCTTCTGTTCTTGGAGGCTTCTTCTTACCTCTATTACCATCTCCTATTCTATTTGCTGTTTCTTGTGAGCAGTGTCCAGTTCTATCGTTTGTTTGAGTCAGTCGAAGATTTAATCCACCCTCTCCCAGTACGTTAAAGAAATCTTGCCAGTGTCTCTCACGGACGTTCAATTGATCTATCTCACACTCTTCCACTACTTCAAAGATATGCTCAGAGAAACCATATTTTACTAGTGAAACATATAGCTTTTTTTGATTTTTGCAACTCTGTAGGTGGCTGTATTCTCGTCGTCTCTTTTTTAGGTTGACCGATTGTCCAATATAAACTTTTCCACTTGGACTTGTAATTTTGTAAATTCCTACCATAATAAAAAAAGCTTAGGCTTTCAAGATTGGAGACTCTACTTGCCATAAGCTTTAGTTGATATTTTCTTTAAATATGTAGCTCCAATTCTACGTATATAAATAGCAACTTTTTGTAGAAACCTACCAAACTACTCTGCCTTCCTAATGGTAGCAAGGATTTCTCTGTCTGGTGTAATGAAGTACTCTTGACCTTCAAAGTCAATACGAATGGTTCCTATCTTAGGAATCAATACAATGTCTCCTACTTTAGCTTCTACTCTAATAAATTGTCCAAATTCAGACTGGCGTCCTGGACCTACGGAAACTACTTCACCCATTTCTGGTCTTTCTTTTCCCATGTCTGGAATGATAATACTTCCAAACCTTTCTTCTCCTGACTCTACAGGCTTAACGATAACTCTATCGCTGTTTGCTGATAACTGTTGTGACATAAACTGATTTTAATTTAAAACTTATTTCTATTAATATAACAATAAATAGTACGTGAGACAACTTCTAATGTCCTTCAGCAAAGTTATTTGCTAATTGTGGTGGTGCTTTTAATGTTACTCCTGGTAGTTGTGTTGTTAGTTCCATTAACTCTTTTACGTATGGCATAAACATTTCTGCTTGATCTTCTCTTACGTTTATAATTAACTGGTCATGAATTTGAGCTTGCACTCTTGCATCTACTCCTAACTCTTTTGCCTTTCTGTTAATTTGAATTGCTGCTCTGTTTACAACCGCTGCTGCTAGACTCTGTAATTGAAAATTTAAACAGTTATTGATTCCATTTCGATAATCCATGTACATTTTGTTGACTGGATCTTTTCCATATCTACTCTCTAGATCTTTTCTAAATCTCCAATCCAATACCTGATCTCCAAACTTTTCAAAGATCTGTTTTACTTTTGGTAAATGTCTAATCCTTCCTACTTTATTTGTAACAAATCCATGAGTCTTTGCTTGGTTACGTGAAGCAATCATCCATTCTCTTAGTTGTGGGAATCCACTTAAGTATCCTTCGACCAATTTATCTCCTTCCTTAGCAGAGATTCCCAATGTCATTGCTAATGCATATCCTGACATTCCATATGCTACTCCTAAAGAGTATGACTTTGCTTGTTGTCTTTTGACTGGATCTAGTTTTTTTAGAAAGATTGGTGACTTGGTATCTGGTGATACTCCGTTTGGATACCTTAGTGTATTTTGATCTAACTTTTCTGTCTTGATTGCAATTGTAGAATAAAAGTCCCATCCATTGTTAAAAATATCCTGCAGTCCTTTATCTCCTGATACACTTGCAAAGCAGTGAGGTTCTAATGAAGTATAGTCATTATCAATCAACTTTCTACCTTCCCCAGCAATTAGAAATTCTCTTACTACATTTGTGTAATGTACAAGTAGTGCAGTTTCTTCTCCCTCCTCTTTTGGCTTTGGAAGTTGTTGAGCATCTGAACCGTAACGTCCTGATACTGTTCCATTTTGCTTGTAGTAAAAATAGTATCGTCCATCCTCTTGTCCGTCTAAGAATCTATCAATGTATGTTGATTTGATCTTAACTAATTTATTGTACGTTCTAAGATTATTGGCCCACTCATACGTCTTAGCAAGCTCCTCTAACATATCCATATCAAATTGGTCTTGACCTTTCTTTGTTTGAGTAAGTGGTTTGATTCCCATATACTTAAATGCAATCTCACCTAAGTGTTTCTTTGATTGGATGTTTAAGTACACTCCCTCATTCTCATCTTTCCACATTGACATAGAAATTCTAACAACTTCCATTTGATCTAATAAACTTAGATCTCCTGTTTGAAGGAATTGTTTTATGTTATCGTCGTCTAGGTTGTCGATGTCTTTTTTTGCTAAAGAATATTTCTTTGTTTTCTCACTTCTTGGTAATGGTAGTGAGTACATCATTGCTAAGTTCTGAGCCCAGTTACCTCTATGTGAAGGTGGATACGTTGCTAGTGCTGTATCTACTACCCATTCTTTTGCTTCTGGAATTGCTAGGATGCTGTCTATTACAATTTTCTTGTTTGCTTCTAAATCTCTTATGATATCCTCTTTGGTCTTTTCCAATAGTGGAAGATCCAATGCTACTCCTAACTCTTCCATTGGAACAGTAACTTCTCTGTAAAGAGGCATTACTTCTTCCTCAAAGAAAAAAGTTTCTAGGTTTTCTTGTCTTAAAACTTTTAAGAAATGATTACAAACTCTAAGAGTCAAATCGGTATCGGCTGCTGCATACTTGGATAAAATCTCCATATCTGCTTTGAAGATCTCGTAGTTGTCTTTTGTAATAGATCCTCCATTCTTTTTAATAGACTCCTTAAGCTCTACCTGTTCTTTGTTGGCTGCTTGTTGTACATCCAATCCAATCTCTTCTTGAATAGAAATTGCCAGTGCCTTTAGTCCAAACACTCCCATACCTGCTCCTTCTTCTTGTACTGTATGAACAAGTAGTGCTGTATCAACCCAAAGATCTTCTAATAGAGATACTCCGTAGTAGTTTTTAGTATAACGGCAGTCAAAAGAAGCATTGTGCATTACCAGCTTCTTGCCCTTGAGCAGCGGGAGTAGCTTCTTAGTAATACCATGTGCTCCTTTGCCGCCAATGATACATTCCTCTAATTGATTTGTTTCGTTATTCCATTTCTGAGTTGGGAGGTAAAATCCTATTCCTTCTTCACCTGATACAGACCATCCTACAATAGATCCTTTTCTTACATTTAACCCATCTGTTTCTGTATCATAAGCAATAACCTCAGACTGATTGATATGTTCGATAAGAAGGTTGACTGTGTCGATACTGTCAACGTGGTAGTATTTTTTTTCTATTTGCATAACCTTTTTATATTTGTAATAAGATACAAAAAGAGTCACATTTCTGCAACTCTTTTTCTATTTATTTTACTCTGGATTGTTCGTTAAATCAGCATCGAGAATGCTGTTATGTAGATCAGACACTATACTATCTAGTGATTCTAACATTTTTACATTACTTGCTGTTTGCATAGCCTGTAATGCCACTGCTAACGGAACCATCTGCACTCCTTGTACATCCTGTGCACTTGCCTGTAGGTATTGTTCTAACTCTTCCATACTGCTGTCTTATGTGCTTGGTTGAGTAAAAACTGTACATTACTCTCAATTAGTTCACGATTAACACTTGACATATCAAACGTCTCTAAGAAGTTATGAGGTGTAGGGGTGCGTGTTGTATGATCTTTTGTAAAATCCTGTCCTAGAGACGCTGCAAACACTGGATATACTGAGTCAGTACTCCTCATCATTGGATGATCATAGTATGCGAACTCTGTTGGATCTCCTTGTCCTAAACAGTGAATAGGCTTTACTAATAATCCTTTTTCCTTCAAGTAATCATATGCCATGTGACGTGCTTCCTTAATTCCTTGATCGTCTGTATAATTTTCTAGGAATACATTTGGTACTGCTATTTTTGAAAATCCTATTATATCAATCCAACTTTGGTTTATTGCCCAGTTGTATGCATTCAACCATGCTTCTTTAGTCTCTCCTTGTGGACAGAAAAAGATATCAATCGTTCCTAACAATCCTTCTTGCTCCATACGATCTCTAAACATTCTCGCATTAGCAATTGTATCCTCTTTATTAAATAAAACGTCTGGTGCTATTACTTCGTCAGGCATTAACTCTCTACAGATTTCAATTAAGATATCTTCTGTTACCAATGCTCTTTCAGCTGCTGAGTTATCTAATGTAATGAACTTTCCTTGCTCTTTTTGATCTAGGATAAATGCTCTGTACTCTGGAAACTGAACCCATAAGTGAGCCAATGCGAAGATGCGATCTCCCAACTTCATTGGCTCTAAGTCACTTACTGGTGATATTACGTATACGTCCATTATTTATTTTTTTAATTGTTTATATTCATATATTTGCTTTACCATACTAAAAAAATCCTGTTCTGGCAAATCCATTTTCATTTTATTAATGTGCTTATGAACCCACTGTATATTTCCTAGTACATATCCCTGCTTTGAGTCTATCCTATCAAGAGAAGCTGTGCTAATCTCCTTTGCTCCAAGAGTTCCTTTACCCTTGTCTGAAAATTCTATCTGCATATTTGATATAGCACATCGTCTGTTTTGTTGTTCGTACAGCTCATACAAATACTGTGGAGTTACTAGCCATTGCTTCTTTCTTAATCTAGCACCCTGTTCGTAACGTCTTATATCTCCCATTGGTATACATCCTACTTTTTCTACTAGATACTTTTGCAATCTACACTTTTCACACTGTGTTGATAAGCCTCTTGTTATGTGAGATGTTCTAATATGCTTTTCTGTTCCACAGTCGCATCTACAATTGTACTGACGTTCTAGTATATTTCCATTCTTCCTATATAGAAGTGTATAGTCGTTCACGTCTATTACAGTCCACTTTCCAAAGCGTTTTCCAGTTACAATTCCTGCTTTTGGCTTTTTTGCATAGCAGGAGGTGCATTGCTTAGTAACTCCTCTTAGTAGGTCTGTTTGTCGTTGTTGTTTAGTAAATCCACAATCACAGATACAATCAATCTTTTGAGCTGTGTGTGTTTGCGTAACTGTCCAATGCCAGAAGCGATCTCCTGCTTGCACTTTAATAGTAGAAATATCAGCCATAGTTATAGTATTTTATTATAAATATAGCCAATATTCCTAAAGCAAGATTTTTACAGTCTTGAGTTTTCAATCAAACTAAAAAACTCTTGGCGAGTGCCTATCTCATTGGTGTAGAAGTATTGGGATAGTTGAGATGTTTTCATTACACTTTCGTGATTCAAACCTCTACATCTTACACAATTATGCTGACTCTCAATAACTACTGCCACTCCTCTGTTACCAATACACAGCTTATCGACGTGGTCGTGGATCTGCTTTGTAAGCGATTCCTGAACTTGTGGTCTGCGGCTGTAGAAGTCTACAATACGGTTCAACTTACTTAGTCCAATAACCTGATCTGTCTTTCCAGTTCCTGGGATGTATGCAACATGGGCCAATCCCAAAAATTGTAAATTATGGTGTCCACACATACTTATTACAGGAATTCGAGTCTGACAGATAAGTCCTGTGTACCCTTCATCGTTAGGGAAGCTAGTAATAACTGGCTCGGCACTTACACTACCTGCAATAAGATCATTGATCCAAGCCTTTGCTACTCTCTTTGGAGTATTGGCTGAGTGTGGATCTTTTTCCCAATCAAATCCCAAAGCATTTAAAAACTGTCCATAGTAGATAGCTGCTTGGTCAATCATTTGGAGTTTCTCTTCTGCTGTACGTGGCATGTTTCCATTTGCCTTCTGTAACAATTCTAACTGTTTCATATAACTTATATTTTGTTTTGTTCTTTTAATATACTAAATAATTCTGATAATCCCAACTCATTATCTCTTTTTTCTGCTTCTTCGAATGTTAAAGTATCTTTTGGATCTTTACGAGCTTCAAACCTTCTTTTACGCTCTGCACTACTAACCTCCAACCATTTGTATTCTAACTCTACGTTCTTAAACTGCTCAGTAAGCCATCGTTCAATTGGTTGTAAAACTGTATACTGTCTGATTCCATCTATGATGTAACACTCTGGTGATCCTTCAGCGTAGGCCATGTAGTTCCAGATAGTCTTAACTATTTCATCTACAATTCTAGTATCAAGATGCTTGGAATTTTGTAACACCTCTCTATCCTCAGATTGCATTAATTCCTTAACAAAATCTGAAACTATTAGCTTTACTGAATGCTCGTCGTTGTGGTTGTATGTGCTCTTGCCTGAGCATATCTCTCCAAATAAAAATACTACTTTCATTATTTCTCAACTATTCCAAAGAACTCTCCGTCTTCTGACACTGAGCACTTATCTAGGTTAAACTGTACTAGTAAATCCTCTGCAATATGCTCACAAGACATGCTTCCAAAGTTACAGCAGCTATATGTAGCATCGTACCACTTCTCTTGTATGTACGATCTAATTTTGTGCTTAAAATCAATAAACTCTGTTTCTCTATTTGAGTGACCTACTTCCAGCATGCATGCTACTTGGAATGTATGTCTGTGTGGATATTTTAGGTACTGTACATTTGGTAGATTACAATCATCCCAACAGTGTAGTCCTTCTATATCAATTCTTACTTCTATACTTTTTTTCATAATATTTCCTTTATACTTTCTTATTTTTAAATTTTCTTCCCAACTAATAAATCGTAGGTTGGTTAAATCTGATACTTGTTCGGGAGTCCATCCTTCGTACCAGCAGTCTATTATTGGTCTTATGTGGTCAATTTGATATGCTCCAGGTATTCCTGCCCTACCTCTTTTATCCTCAACATACCCTTCTATCTGCTCCTTTACTCGTTCAGTAAGTACCACTACTCTATTACGAAACTGCTTATAAGTTTGTTGTGTATTGTGATACTTAAATTTACCATAATTTGGATTACGATCTCCTGCAGTACCTCCACTAAGCTGCTTAGTTTGTTTAATTTTCTCCCTAGTCACTTCATCCCTAGGCACTCCCCTATTCCATGCAGGCTTACCTTTACTTGGATTATTTTGAAGAAACCTTTGAGACTGTTTAAGTACTGCTTCAGGATCTGACCATCGTTTATTATTACTTGCCGTTGTTGCACAGCTTTTGCATACCCGACCTTCTTTTTCAAACCGCTTAGCAGTGTCATCTGCTCTTTTTTGGCTATGTAATGATGTATTTTGAATTAAACTCCTACAGTCACTGCATATTCTACTTGATTTGTACATACTATCTTTTAGTATAAATAGTAGGGAATTCACATTAACCGTTATATGGAACAGGTTACTTGTAGTCCTTTTCTCCCAACCATTGACCGTTGTAGGCCTCTGCATCGTTATTATCAAATACGATAATTTGGGCCACTCTTGCGCCTTTTTCTATTGTAATTGGTCGAGTTGCAATAAGTACTGCTCCCATTTCATCCACATAGAAAGATGGATCATAAACTCCTGACGTAATGGTTGCTCCACATCTTAGAACACTTGATCTGTGTCTGATGAAAGCTGTCTTGTTACTTGGAAGTTTTACTCCTTGTTCGAATGTTAGGCTGTAGCTTCCTGGACTAAGATTATATACTATTTTACCTTCTTTGGTAAAGGTTGGTACTTCTAGGTACGGCAATACTACAGTCTTATCTGAGGATACTGTTCCTCCTACAATCTGCTTAACTTCTTTCAGAGTTAGATCATAACCTACTTGAGCTTTCGCCCCTTTACCATTTGCCTGTAGAAGCTGTTCTACTTGGTTTGCGTTGTTTAGCATAACTTTATTTTTTTACTAATATACAAAGAAGCCTCCGAAGAGGCAACTTTTTTATTCGATTATTTTAATAATTTTTGTCTGAGCTACTCGAATTACTTCGAAGTTGCTCTCTCCTTCAAACTCTTTATAGATCTTACTTTCTGCTTCTGTTGCTGAAACTGCATCTACTATATACTGCTCGTTTACTCTTTGTACTTTTCCCTTATCACTTTCGTGCTGTAACTGTACCGTTACTTGCCAATAATTGTTCATGTTTATTTAATTTTAGTTATTTTTTTAAGTAATCTTGAATTGCTTCTGAGTCCTTTCTTTCCCATGGATAAATTATCCACTCATCCCCTTGGTGCACTTCTGCAAACATGCTTGGTGTAAATACTGATGTGTGAGGTTTATAATGGAGAACTGCTGTTGGAACTCCTTGCACTAGTGCTTTTAACGTTTCTCCTGTATCACAAATATCATCTATGACCAATGTACTTGCATTAATAGATTCTACGTAAGGAATGTTCAGTCTGTGTGAGATCATTACTGCTGGTACCAATCCTCCTCTTTCAATTCCTGTTACACTTTTTATGTCAGGTCCTACTCTCTGAATTGTAATACATAGTTTGTTTACTAGTTCATCTACGTCATCCCAACTTAGATAAATTTTATTACCTGCTTTTAATGCCATTACACTTTTGCTATTGTAATACCTTCTACTCCTGTAATAACAATCTCTCCTACTGCTAATTGTATTGTATCGTTTTGAAGTTCTGCTGTAACATACTTTACTAGTTCCTGTACCGATACTTTATCTTTGAATCCAGCTTTGCTTGAATTGCTTACAATTAGTTCTAAGTTTGTAGCATCTATTAATTTGTAATCCCAGATGTAAAGTCCATCTGCTTTAGGATATGATTTTAAAAGGTCTCTGTCTTGTGCTAAATTAATTAGGTCTTGTAACGTCATTTTTATTTATTTAATTGTGTATTTGGTTTTACCGTCTTGTGTTTGTGCTTTTATTTCTCCATTTGCTAGAACTGTTAGTTCTAGTTCAAACTCTTCTTTTAAAAGCCTCTTTACTGTAACAATGTTCATTGCCCTGTGCTTCCACATAGTGTGGAATACTCTTAATGTTTCCTCTGCATTTGCTTTTCTCATTACACTTCTCTTTGGTCCTGAAATGCAATTATGTGAGGTCTCCAAGTTAATCTATAACCATTATCTCTCACCCAATCAAATAATTTTGGATATGATTTGAATAAAGCCTCTCTTGTATCTCCTGCTGGCATGAAATATATCTTGTCTTGAGGAATATCCATCATTCGAATAAAATCTATTATCTCTCCTAGGGCTACTTGATCTTCTCCATCCCATACTGGTTTTAAATGGTAATCAGAATGATATGTAATCATTTTAGACATTGCATCATAATTAAGTCTTAGCTTGTTGTGTTGCTTAATCATTTTTTCATCCGTAACATCTCCTTGAGGAGTAAGTACTCCGACTTTAGGTATCGAGTTACTAAATTTAGGTGATATGGAAAGTAAATTAATAGGATAGTCAGTCTCCAGAAAATGACTTCCTTCAGTTTCAATAGTGATAAATATCTTTCTTTCATGTGCAAAATGCGTTAGTTCATTTACTAATTTAGGCCACATAGTTGGGCTTCCGCCTGTAAGCATCATCTCTGTGATGTGTGGATTTTCATTATAAATCCTAATTATATCATCAAAACTATATTTTGATTTATCAGGATGGATACTCGTGTACCAACTGTCGCACCAACCGCCTTCACCGAAATAGCAGCGGTGAGTGCAGCCTGTAGTTCGAATTACTACTGTAGGGTATCCAGCTCTACTCCCCTCTGATTGCACCGCTGTATAGAGCTCAGTAATTGCTGAGATTTTATTTTTCTCCGCTTCTGTCATTCTTGTTATTTGTCCCATCGTAATGTTATGTGTTGATTTAGTAATTTATCTTTATATTTAATGTAGTATTCAATTAAGTAGTCCAACTCTCTTTGTTTACAATTCTCTTTAGAGGCCTCTTCTATTACTTCAAACTTAATCTTTTCAGGAGCATTATCGTAAGCAGCTTGTAAATACTTATTGAAGTGATTACCTCTCTTTAAAGAGGCGTAGTGTCCTTGACTTCTCTCTCTCAATAAGCCTCTTCCTATATAGAATTCTTCAGTATCAATATTCCCTATTCTATAAATTCCATACCCACCTCTTAGTATAAAAGCCTTTGAATGTTTGCTAGAATTTCCTTTTTCCCTATTCCAAGACTTTCTACACTCTTTACACCTAGACTCTATTCCGTCTTTCCTACTTTTACTTTTGTAAAAATACTCGAATTCTAACTCCTTGCTGCAGATACAGCAGACTTTAGTTTTGGTACCTACCGTATTGCTACCCATTCATAGGTAATTTTTTCTACTTTTTCTACTCTAGTTAGTTCTGAGAAATTATCTTCAAATCCATAATTATCATCCCAAACTACTTCATTAGTTTGCCATGTTCCTAAGTACTTATCAAAATCTTCTATATCTGTAAAATGATTTTTATGTTCTGGTAAAAATTCTATAATGTCTGTTCTATAAAAATTGGATCCTCTTCTATGGTCCATATCGCTATCTATTGAGAATTCATCTATTTCATCAAACAATAATGGCTCTTCTTGGTATGTTACTCTGTTTATCATCTTATCTTAGTTTAATTTGTAATTCAATTTTGTCTCCATTTGGTTTAGAGTATACAGCATGTGTTGGAGTTAATTCAAATTCCTGTCCTTTTAACATCTCAACATATTTTTTACCAGTTCCTGGTTTTAAATAAGCAATAGTTGCATGAGGGTGATAATCAGGAAAATTTGTTGTATGAGGATATTTAGTCAATTCAGCATTAGTTTCATGTAAGCTAGGACCTTTAACATTAAACTTAAATACATCGTATTGAGGATTATTAAATATAGAAGCATTAAATAATTTACAAGTTCCGAATTTAAATTTATCTAGAACATTAATTACATCCTCATCTGATACCTCTTCATGTAAACCAAATAATAGTGTAGTATGTGGTTCATCTTCAAAGCCAAATGATCTATCACCTTCCTCGGTGTATGCATCTTCGGGGTTTATAACATTTTGGACTTTACTCATTTCAGGAAAATCAAAGTATAACATAGCACACCCGAACTCAAATTTCTGTTTTTCTTCCTTAAGAAGATCCATTAATTTTATCATCTTACTCTCCATATATTGCTGAATTTTTATGGTTTTCAAAAAATTGTACTTGAGTAACGTGGACTCTACCCGCTGTTTCCTCTTGTATGAATGCGTCTAGTTTTTCGTAAATATACTTTGCAAATTGCTCTGCTCCTATTACCGATAAGACTCTTACTTGAGCTACTCCTGCTTCATCCATTTTCTTAAACGATTCTAAGAAAGGATCATCCTCAGATACTATAAGAGTGTGGTCAAACATATAGTCCATCCACTCTTTTGCATTCATACCATCAATCTTTGTTTTTGCTCTTTTTAAAATTCCAAAATCAGCTACCCAGTTTCTATGGTCTAAGTCACCTTGAAAAGTAACATCAAAGTATACGTCATAGCCATGTAGTTTCGAACAGTGCGTATCATCTGCTTTCCATTGACGAAATACCGTACTAAATCCTTCATACCTTTTTTTACTTCTAAATTTTTCCATTCTACTTTTTTATGTTTAAAGTTTGTAAATCTATTAAATTTGTATCAATTATATCGGATACCGTATAACTGCCGTACCCTGCTTCTCTAAAGGTCTTACCAATGTATATTCTATCATGTTCTTTCAGTTTATGATCAGTTGCAGCTACAGCTACTGCTGTTACTACTTTGTCTGGATTAGTGCATCTTCTACTTAGTGTACTCATGTCAATTCCTATTTCCCTATGTGCAATTTGTAATGAAGAGTAATTACCCAAAGGAGTAGTGTATATGTACTTGGTTTTTGCTCCTACTTTAAAAATATCTTGTTTAAATTCTACTAAAGAGCATGATCCTCTAAGTCCTGTTGATAGATGTAAATAACTGACCATTCCTACTAGTGGCTCCCTCTTAGCTCTTTTTTTTAGTTTAACCCGTAACTCTACCATCTCATTTTGAGATAATCCTGCATAAGTATTACCTCCTTCTCCACCTGTTGCTATATTATAAAATAACTTACTTTGTACAGCATTTAGCAACTTTATCCATCTTACTTCTCCACTTCGGCAATCTTCTTTGTTGGAATACCTTTCTAGTATAATTCTAGTAAAGTTATCTTTTCCGTACTTCTGTACTGCTCTTTTTAATAATTTACCTGACCCTAGGTAATTATCAGACTCCGGTCCTTCGTACTTACCTACATAACTCTTCCCATTAAACAAACATACTGTGAGATATACAAACATACTTTTTTATAATAAATAGTACCGAAGTCTAAGAACTAGAGTTTGGAGGTACTAAAGATCTTTGTTGATTGAAATTTATTCATTTATTTGTTTTTATATAATGTACGAACTTTATTTTAAGATTCCAAACTTTTTATTAGATTTTTTTATATTATCTTGAGCCCACAGTGGTTGAAAATTTGTGTAATGATTTAGTTTATAAATTTCTTCTAAGGTTTGTGCAGATGAAATTGGGATAATATGATCAAAATGCCACTCACCATGGTTACTTAATGTCATACCTTCCTGAAATTTGTGCTCGATGTATATTAAAAATTCCTGCATTGAGCATCCTAAAATCTCTTCAGTAAGTTTGCTCTTTTTATAAAGTCCTTTACAAGCTCTACCAAAAGAACCTCCTACTAATGCCCTTACGCCACATATGGTTTTAAATAAAGGATCTACTTCTCTTCTACGAGTTGCATATTCTTGAGTACGTTTTTTAACATGCTCTATATTATTTTTATAATATTCAGAATAGCTATTAGGATTTTTTTCTTCCCACTGTTTCATATAGTTAGGATTTTGCTCCATCCATTCCTTTAGGTAATTAGGGTTTTCTAAATACCATTTTTGAAGATAATCAGGATTTTTTTCTCTCCAACTAGTATTCCTTATTTTACAACATTCTTTACATTCCCCAAACCTACCATCTAGGTTTCTTACATTCTTATAGTAATCTTCTAATAACTTTTCTTGATTACAAGTTATACATTTTTTCATAATAAAAAAAAGCTTAGGCTTTCGAGGTCGGACGCTCTACTTGCCATAAGCTTTAAATTGATGTTTTCGATATAAATATAGGTCCGACGCTATGCATATAAATATCGACTTTTTATGAAAAGTACGGTTTATTTTTTAATTCTTCCAAAATAATTGCACACCCATTATTGCTAATGCCAATCCAAGGCAGATTAAAGTCTTCAAAGATAAGGGCTCTCTAAACCAAGCCCAAGACATTATAGTAAAAACTATTGCTCCTATAGCAAATCCTAGTAAACGTGAAGGCCAAAGCTGGCCTTCAAAATGTGCTACCATATACTTGACTGATGCTAGGTATAGAAGTGATAGAGGAAATCCTAAAAGAGCCATGTAGATTGGATTATCTTTTGCCCATTCAAACTTAAATTGACCTTGTAGTTGTACGAATGTAAGTATTTGTGCTAATATTCCTAATATTAATCCTAGTATAAAATTCATATTAATTGCTTAAAGGTGCTTTGATTGTTGGGTGTGATTGGTAATCCTTTACTATGAAATCATCATTGTTTAAATGGCCTATCAAGCTTATTCTATTAGATAACGATTCGTAATAAGCGTCTGCTTTCAAATGAACTAAGGTTGGTAATGCATAAGGTTGTCTTGTTCTAATTGGAGTTGGTTCGTAATAATCATTATCAAAATCAGGTAAGTTATTTGGATCAAAATTTCTTTCCATACCTGTTTCATAGTTATTGGTAAACCAAATATCGTATCTCTCTTCATCACTTAACTGTCTACCAATTTGTTCCTTTGCTTGTTCAATGTGATTTGAGTATAAATGAACATCTCCTAGATTTCCAATCAACTGGTCAGGAACCATATTAGCTTGTTTTGCAATTATTTCTAGTAACAATCCATAAGAAGCAATGTTGAATGGTAAACCTAAAAAGGTATCTACTGAACGTTGATTCCACATTAATGAGATTGCTCTATACTTTCCAGGATTGGTAATTTTTTCTTCTCTAGTTGTTGCTCTTGTATAAACTTGAAATCCATAATGACAAGGAGGTAGAGTCATTTGATCTAATTCTCCAACATTCCAAGCATTGACCATTAATCGTCTTGAGTCTGGATTTGTTTTAAGTTCGTTGATTAGATTTTGAATTTGGTCTATGTATCCGAAGGTGTCTGTTGCTGAGATGCTACCATTAGAAGTTTTATTTTTTCCTATCCACTTTCTCCATTGTTTACCATAAATTGGACCTAACTCACCCCACTTGTTAGCAAACTCATCATCTCTTTTGATTGTATAGATGAACTCTTCTTGAGTCAAAAGTCTTATTTCATCCCCTACAACAAGTAGTAGTCTGTCATAAATCATATCATCCAAATCCCCAACGTCAGATTTCAACCACATTTTATCAACAGTATCAACGTAGTTTTTATAAGCATCACCATCCCATATATGACAATTATTATCAACCAAATATTTAATATTTGTATCACCTCGAAGGAACCAAAGTAGTTCTGTTACAATTGTTTTGAATGGCATCTTCTTTGTTGTTAGAAGTGGAAAACCATCTTTCATATTGTGACGTATTTGTCTACCGAATATTGAGGTTGTTCCTGTACCTGTTCTGTCTTGTTTCTGTACTCCGTTGTCAAGAATGTCTTGGAGTAGGTCTATGTATTGCTTATCTAAAGTTGCCATAATTATAAATTGTTTATTACTGCTTCCAACATTCTAGTTTCATTTTTGAAGATTACATCTTCAGATTTTTGCCTATCAATTTCCATTGCCCCTTCTATTAAATCTACAAGCATATTAAATGCTTTAGGATGAATAATTTTTGCACAAAAGAATTTAGAATTTGTTATCTGAATTCCATTATCTCTTATCATTATTTCATAATGTTTTGCAGTATTGGATAAATAATACTTGTGAGAGATTGGTGCCATCCTTAAAGATGTTTTAGGATGTTCTAATAGCTTTGTAACAATATCAATGAATTGTTGTTCTTGAAGTGTTGGCGTGTACTTGAAAAATTTATTAAACATAACCTTTATTTTTATTTGTTTCTAATACTTAAATATACGAAAAAAGACCTGCGTAAGCAAGCCTTTTATTATTTATTTTTACATTTCTTCGATAGGAGTGTACCCTACTATTGCTTGTGGAGGAATGTTTTGATAGGTATAAGCTCCTTGTCCTTTAAAATTTGGATCTTCGTAGAAAGCTCCTTTAAGTAGGCTAGTATCAATAGTTAGCTCTACTCCTTGATTCTTTCCAAAATGTTGCTTTAAACCTCTAAATAAAAAGTCAGAATCCTTCTTAGAAAGTGAAACATATATTCTTTCAGGATGTGCTGATCTCTTTTCTAATGTTTTTGGTGTGAGTCCTATTTGTTTAATTTTATCTACAAATCTTGTTGTTGTAGTATGGTAAACATACTTTGGAATCTCTACTTCTGGATCATATTTAGCTTCGAAAAAGAATTTAAGGTAAGGAGGCTGTTCATTTAAAACTAACTCCCTAAACTTAGAAGAGCTATACTTCATTGAATATTGTTGATTATTATCGTTAAGAGAAGGAAATAGGATCGATTTAGGTTTTTGTTGATTGGGGTTGTTAAGTTTATAATATACTACGCTAGGAAAATATCCTAAGTTATTTGCTAGTTGAATTACTTTTGATATTTTAGGATCATATAAAGTTCCTGTACTGTACTTACTACTTTGTTCTGTAGCATAAGTAGGTTTGAATCCTAGTACAATAGTGTTACCATCATTTAAGAAATCAAGTTCAGGGTAATTTTCAACCTCTCTACCTAGAACTTCCATGGCCTGCTGTATAGGCACTGTCCTAGTCAGTCCTTCCTGTAAGTCTCCTGTAAACGGATCAAAAACAATCCCCCTTATTAAATCCTTTAATTTAATCATACTTTTTATAATAAATATTATATAAATTCTATTGTATTTGTTTCCTTATCCCAATCAAACGTCATTGGCTTTTGAGTGTACTCATAACTCTCATCCAATACAGATGCATTGAAGAAGTGAGTACCATCTTTAAACTCATAACCATATCCTGAATGGATATGACCGCAAACGTGAATTTTAGGCCTTATTTGTTCTATTCTTTGTGCCAATAACTCACATCCTAAACCATCCCACTCTCTTCCTTTTACTGTATCTAAAGTTCCAAATGCTGGACCATGTGTAACTAGAATGTCTGTGTTGTCAGGAATTGCTTCCCACTTACCTGCTAACTGTATTCCATTTTTAGGTAAATTGAATGCCCAAGAATAGAATTCAGGTTGCCAAGGGGATCCATAAATACGAATGTTGTTCTCAGGCATATCTCCATTTGGACCATCACCATACAATGCTATTTGTTCATCTTGTAGATAGTCAATTAATGGAAAATCTTTTAGATATCCTTTCACATCCTCAGGATGATTCTCAAACATTCTATCATGATTACCTGCTATGAATATTTTATCTTCATATTGCTTTAGGGATTGGAACCAATTACAGAAGCTCCAGATATCATTTCTATTGTATCCTGAGTTCATTATGTCTCCTGCATGGATGAGAATATCTCCTCCAGGTAAATCCTCCATTGGGATTAGTCCATGTCTTGTATGTGTGTCCGATAATACTGTTATACGTGTTTTCATTTTATTCTCCTCCTCCTTTTTTAATTAAAAAATACCAAAACCAAATTACTTTGGATCTTATTAGTTCGTATGCTATCCAAATTAGAATGTACTTCATTTTATCTGTTTAAAGATTTTAAATAAATTGCTTGTTGTCTGATTCCAAATTCTCTTGTAAGAATATTTACATGCATTTGATTTTTCATAAACATCTCCAGTCCAACTATCATTTCAGTAGCATCAAACTTTTTTGATCTACCTTGAATTTTTAAATCTTCATCAGCAAGTTTTAGCATTAAATATCCTAATTCGGTTTCACTTTCACATTGATTAACTTCTTGCCATTTTTGTAATTCTGTCATAACTTTACCTTTTTATATAACTAAATATACGAAATTTATTTCGATAAAACAAATAATTCATAACAAGAATTTTCAGTTGAAAATTTTATGTAATCGTCTCTGTGCTCTACAATTTCAGTTACTATAGTAGTTTGCCAAATAAAAAACTCATTGAATGGAGACATAATTAAACTTGTATTAACTGCAATGTTTGGTGATTCTCCTTTATACCTTCCTTGCTCATTAAACTCTAACCACTTTATGTCTTTAGAGGTTTTTGTTAATTGGTCTCTTTCTCGAACTAGTTTATATTTATGCTCTTCTGGATTCCCAAAAACCATTTCAAACATTTGATCTAAATGTAAAGTATTACCATCTGCTTGAGATAGTAGTACTTTTGGCTGTGCTCCTGCTATCATAATTCTTTTTCTTTTTTGTAGATTGCTAATAGTTCTTCGTATGTCTTAAGTGCTTTATCATTACGCCATTCACACCAATAAGCAAATCCAATAGCAAATTCATCAGCTACTTTTTCGTGTTCAATAGATACAAGTTCTACCATTCCTTCATAATGTTCATCTTCTTCATCATTGATAAACCATTGTTGAAATTTTTCTTTTAGTGTCATAACTTATACTGTATGTTGAATTTGTACTCTTACACAATTTTGAGGTAAACGATGTATGTGTCTGTAGTTGTTAATGTACCCCATCATGTTACCACTTCCAACTGCATTTGCAGAATGTACTACAACATCAACAACACAACCTCCATCAAGCCATTGATTGACCAACCATTTAGTACAATCCATTCCAGTTTTCTCTTTAATATTGTCATAATTCAATTCATAATTGTAGTAAACATTTTTATGCCATTCAGCCATTGCTGTATCTCCTAAATCGTGATCTAGAGAAATTACATCTATGTTTTCTAATCCAATGTAAGTAACTGTATCGACAAATTGCTCGTAGTTTCTTACTACAGTCCAAGATGTATCAACTGGTGTTCTTACATCATCTAGGTATATTTTCTTTTTCATTTTATTTGTTTTAATCCCACCACCCTTGAATCTGACTTTCCATTATTTTAAATAATAGTTTGTGTGCTCTTTGGTGGTTAATGTGAGCAATATTCATTGCAATTCTCTGTTTTCTATCAGTACTAACGTTATCGTGATCTCCTAAAGAAAAGACACCTTCACCATTCATAACTCTTTTATAAATTAAAGGGTATTTTTTGAAGTAGTCATCAAACTTTTCCCATACTAATTCACTATTCATTAGAGACGAATCTGGTCTGTCTTCGCAAGGTGTAAACCATACCCTGTCTTTATGGTAATCCATATACTCCATTACATACTCCTCTTCTTGCACTTTTTGCATTAACTTAACACATATTCTCATATTACGAGCATCTTGCTGGGCACGAGTATGTCTATCCTTTGCTCCAATATAATCGGCTTGAGCTTTTAATTTATGTTTTAGTATTTCGTAGATGTAGTGCGAATCCCAATTTCTATCTTTCCAAATGATTGGAAACCAATACCAAACGTTTTTTACTCCTTGTTTAAAGTATTTGTGATAATACTTTCCATCATGATTCCACCAAAGCTGTACCTTTCTAAGTATGTTTGGTCTAGGTCTGTTTTCTAATTCTTCGAAAAAATCTTCCATTGTTATCTGTTTTTATAATGTTATGCTTTTTGAATGCGTGAAGTCTTTACACAATACAACATATCATTTCCTATATGTTCGTACTGTAAACCGTTGATCTCTATTGTTTCTCCGTGTTTCTTAGACGCTCTAATACTTTTTAGTATTAGAGATATGTCTTCACAATAAACTCTCTTTCCTCTCATAACTTTTATTTTGTAAGTTTAATTGGGAAGGTTGAAATCATTATTATAAGTATTGCTTCTACAATAGATATACTACCACGTTGATCAATGGTCCACTCAGTTGCGTCGAGGTTACCTATTGCGAACGCCATTAGTAAATACCCTAATAAAAATCCGATTGCTGCTAGTAAGCTTCTTGCTATTATTTCTTTCATAACCTTTATTTATTTTAAATTAGTATTTTCTTTTTAAAAAGGTAAAGTAGGCTGTTGGTCTTATCTATAACAACGGATACTAATTCCCAACCATGTTGACCAGCATTATTAAGTTGTTCTCTTGTTACATCCCATTGCTTTAGGTATTCCCATTTTTCCATAACTTTTATTTGTTTTAAATTTCTAATAATTAAATATACGAAAAAAAGCTTGCCGAAGCAAGCCTTTTGCCAATTATTTTTTAGAATATTTCCAGATAAATCCTCCTGCAGTTTTTACCTTACCTTTTATACAGGTCGAGATGTTCCCTTTATCTATTCCTAGATCTTCACTGGCTTCTCTTCCTGAAGACCATTCTCTGATGAATCTTCCATCTCTATTGTATTGATTGATAGCTTTTTTGTTTTTCTCTGCTATTAGCTTATAATCTGTATTTTCTACCTTTATTATAAAGTTGGTATTTTTAATCCTTGCTGCTTCATCTCTACTAGCTGCTGATTTATTTCTGTTTCCTTTTCCTTCCTCGGTCATATTATAGACCCTTAGAGTCTCTGCTATTTGGGACTTTACCTCAACCCCCTTGGAAGTACTGTAGAGAAGCTTCTTAGCTGCTTTTATTTTATCCACTGTATTTTGGGAATGTACAGTCTTAGCTTCCTGCGTACTCTGTAACTTACAGTTTAATCCATTTTCAGATAGAACATCGTAATATTCTTGCCAGTGTCTCTCACGAATGTTTAGTTCCTCTACCTTACACTGTTCTACTATTTCAAAGATATGCTCAGGGAAACCGTATTTTACTAGTGAGGCATAAAGTCTTATCTGATTCTTGCATCCTTTTCTAGCGTAAATTTTCTGCCTTGTTTCCAAGTCAGTACTCTGCCCAATATATACTCTTCCCGTTGGACTTATAATTTTATAAATTCCTATCATATTAAATAAAAAAAGGAGAAATTAAAAATATAGTACCTGACCGTACTAAATCTTTAAAATCTCCATATGCTCTTGTAGGTCGGTCAGTACCCTTTATTTAATATAAATAGCAACTTTTTATAAAAACCGCTAGTTTTTACTAGTGGCTGTCGCCATAATCGTGCTTCTCCGATGCAATTAAATATTCAGGGTTTATTACTTTTGCTACCTTTTTACGATCTCCAGATATGTGCTTTATGACTATTCCCTCGTGAGGAGTTTTTGTCCTTTCAATGAAGTTGTTGAATACAAAACTGTCTTGGATTTCTTGGTTCCATTTACCTGCATATAGAACTTCTACATGAGGTAATCCTAATAGCTCATCTATTTCATATTGAGCAGAATCTGTTGGAAAGTATTCATTATCCATTTTTAAATCAAATCCTGTAAATCTAATATCCTCTAACCCATAGGTGTAGTTCTTTTGAATTCCTGCTCCATAAATTTCTCCATAAAGAATTAGTCCATCACCAACATAGTCACTTCCATAGATGTAGCATAGGTTCCAAAGCCTTGCTTTGATTTGATACTTTCCAGCAATTGTTCTCCAAACATCAGTTGAGTAGAATCCTTGAGAATCACTCCCTTTTTCTACATTATGAGATCCGTAGACATACTCGTAATCAATCCACTCATCAGTAATTCTTAGGAATTTTTTTACTTTATCCCAAAATGATAATTTAGATTTTTTAACTATTCCGTATCGTGCGTTAGTCCCATGAATCTTTCTAGTGATTTGAACTTCATCTTCTTGCGTAAACATTCCGTCAACGTTTTTAAGGTTTGGGAATCTGTAGTAGATGTGGAAGTTTTGATTATCTTGGTACTTAATCTTTCTACCTGAGGCAAGTTGAATTTGTTTAACTGGTGGTTCGTATTTGGTAATGTTTAGGTGAGACATACAATCTCTCCCCTCAATTACTAAATCATAGTCACCCATTGATACTTTACCTTTAAGATAGCTTATTGGAATGATTAAGCATTCAGAATAAACTCCTCTTAATTTTACAGTCCTTACTCTATTGCCTTTTCTTAGGTAAGAAGTAACTCCCATCTGTTCAGATAATTTTTCTGGTATAACTGCATCGGTAGTTGCAATAACTGCTAACCCATCTACTTGAAATTCTCCTTTTTTAGTAATAGCATTCCATCCACCTGCAATCACAAGTTCGATGTTATCTGCTCCTTCAATGGCTCTTACTTCGTTTATTTTTGCTATAAAACAGCAGCTGTTATTATTTTCCATTTTTATGTTCTTGTATTAAATTTTTTATTCCTTCTTTTTTCTCATCATTGAAAACATCTTCGAGTTTAATTTCTTTTTCTGCAAAATACATAAACTCTAAACATTTGTAAACACTCATTCCACTTTTACAACAATCTTCAATATAGTCTTTATACTTTTCAAAATCCTCATCAGTGTACTTGTAATTATCTTCTGTACGTCTGTCTTTTAGTCTTTGTAAATAATTTTCAAATGTTTCTTTCATAACAATATTCCGAATCTTTTTTTCATAGTTTCTAATTTATCTTGTGGTACTCCATGCTCGTTTACTCCTCCGTGTCTATTTTCTACAATTAACGAGTAGACTCTATATCCGTATTTTTCTGCTAGATCATAGTATGGTTGCATTTCCCATTCTTGAGTGAATGTGTTTGACACTGTTATTCTTTCGTATTGTGCTTTAATTAAAGATGAAACTTCTTCTTGACACCAAGCATGTGCTTCTTTTAATTGGGAAGGATCAAACTTATAGTCTCCATTCTTATCTATAAAGTACATATCAGCTTCTCTATAATAATGTTCTTTGTAATTTGTCATTAATGACTTTGCTAATGTTGATTTACCTGATCCAGGTAATCCTCGTAAAAGAAACAATTCCTTCATAACCTTATTTGTTTTTAAGTTCTTTTTCTTTTAAAGTATTCATATATTTTAATTCAATTGCTACTCTATCTATTGCAAAATAAATAAGTAAACCTACAGTTAGTATTGTAAAAATTAATAGTACCATCATAATCTTATTTGTTTTTAAATTTATACTTAAATATACGAATAATATCTCAGTCTACCAAATTATTTTTAATTTATTTTACATATTTCCAAATAAATCCTCCTGCCGTCTTATTACGACCAGTCAGACAATTAGATATACTATTCCTAGATATTCCTAATGATCTCTCAATATCTCCCAGTGAAGGCCAAACTTGTACAACCACGTTGTCAAGCGTTAGTTGTTTAACTGAAACCATTCGCTTTATTGATCGCTTTTTAATGCTCTCTGGGTTTTGCATGTGATCTGTGGAAGGTTTAAATCCAATTGCTTTTCTTGTGGCTACAATTTTTGCAGCATGCTCTTTTGTTTTGGGGACATTTTTAAATTGAATAGATACGGCTAAGGCGTGCCTCTCTTTTACCTCCTGGTACATCCTTGCTGTTACTTTATGCTTAGGTTTGCTTATATCTCCCATTGTTACAAAAAACCACAGTGCCTGTGATAATTTTAGTTCGGTTGGGAAAATCCTACATAAAAGTAAATGTGCTACAAAATGTTCTCGAGCTGTAAGTAGTACAACATTTGGATGAGTTTTCCACTAACGTTCCAAACCTTCTCCTCCCATACATTTTGGAATAATGTGATGAGCTTCAAAATAAAACTCTCTACTCTTAACTCTGTTTTCACTTTGAGCTCTCTCAATTAGTTGATTGTAAATTCTTTGGTAATTCATAATAAAAAAAGCTATGGCTTTCGAGGTAGGAGACTCTACTTGCCTATAGCTTTAGTTGATATTTTATTTAGTATTTGTAGCTCCTACACTACATATATAAATAGCAACTTTTTATGGAAAACACCGTTTATTTACACTCTAGCCTCATGATGATCCCTAGGAAGTGATGATTTTCTAACAGGCCTATCTTTGAGAATTTTAAGTACTTCATCCATCGAAATTGGTTCCAGACCATTTCCATCACATCCTACATCCATTGCTCTTCCCTCCATAACTCTTAGGTGTGGTGGTAAGTGGACATGTCCAAACAGATGTATATTTTCATTGTTCATTCCGTCCCAACTAATGATAGGAAAATGCATGCAAACAAATGTAAAGCTCTCTGTTGTTGCTTTGTTGATTGGCCTTCTTACTTCAAGTCTTACGTATTGACTTACTGAAGAGAATAGTTTTTGTACTCCCTCTTTGTTCCTTTCGATATGGTGATCGTGATTTCCAAGTACCAGGTGAATGTTTTTACAAAGTATTCTATCTCTAAATTCTTGTATCTTTTCAAATCCTCCGAATGAAAAATCTCCTAAGTGGATTAAGATGTCATCTTCACCAACCATGCAGTTAATGTTGTTCACTAAAGTATCGTTCATATGATCAAGTGACTTAAACTCTCTTGTGAAGTTTGAAGCACCTTCCCATTTCGTAGTAGCACTACAAATGTTTGAGTGAGCGTAATGTGTGTCTGATGTGAAGAACAATTGTTGTCCTTTTTGTAATGTAATTCTCATAACTTATTTTCTTATACTTAAATATACAAAAAAAGACTTGAATAGACAAGCCTTTTTGCAATTATTTTAAATAAATTTTGATATATGAAACTCAATTAATTGTTGAGCTTTAGAAACATCCTCAACCCTAAGTTGTAAATTATTATCAGCGACTTTAGATAAAGTATCTAAATCTACCAATGTTACTGTGGAGAGTTGTGTTACATCGTGATCTACGTTAGCAGGTACTGATAGATCGAGTATTAATTTTGGGTTGTTATCGATATTGTTTTTGTTTAGTATAGGTGTTTCAGCATTTGTAGCTACTATTACTATGTCAGATACAAATATGTTTGCTTTTAGAGTATTGTAATGTGCTTTACCAACATGAAGTTCTTTTGAAAGTAAATCACTTACCTCCTCTGTCCTATTCATTAATGTAATTTTAGTACAGTGGAGATAGTCGATTAAATTTTTACAAGTGCTTCTTCCCATCTTGCCCATACCTACTATTAGTATATTTTTAGTACTTGCATCTGGAATATTCTTTTTTATGTATTCAATGGCTACTGATGATACTGAGACTATTCCTTTACTTAGGTTAGTATTATTTTTAACTTGTCTTGAGATGTGGATGACTTTGTTAGTTATTTTTTCTAACTTTCCTCCTAATTTTTGTGCTGTTTTAGATTTATTAATAGCACTTTTTAGTTGACCTATTATTTCATAGTCACCAAGTATTTGTGAATCTAATCCACATGCTACTTGTGAAAGATGTCTCAAAGCATCTTCCCTACTTTTTATATAACATTGATCGATAAAGTCATCCTTTGTTCCTTCTGTCTCAGAACATAGTAGTTCAATTAAACTATCAATACTAGGTCCATACCCATATATCTCAGTCCTATTACAAGTTGATAGAATAAAGAAGTTTGATAAGTTATTTGTAAGAAGTTTTTTGTACTTACTATCTGAGATAGAATATTTACCTCTTGTTAGTACATTTGATTTTTTATAATTAATTCCGCAAACATGAAAATTACTTAACTCCATTTATGTTAATTTATAACTCTAGATCATAAGTTTGGGAAATAATACGTTAGTCATAAAATGTCTTGCTCGATCTTCCCCTATCTTAGCTTTTAGCGCACTAAAAGTTCTTTCGTTTTTTGATTGATATTCACAATACTCGTTCTGCTTTATAAATATCTGTTGGAGTTGTTCTTGATCGGTTGTTTTATGTGCTTGACTATTTAGCTGGTCAAGGTATGTTTCAAATATATCAAATGCTAATTCAAATAACTTATCATGCTCTTCTGGTGTAGGTTTAACTGCTATAAATTGTTTTGAAAATATAGTAGCCCATACTGGAAGTTTTCTATCTGAATTCCATGTAGTAGTATGAAAATCTTGTTCAAATCCAATTGGAGATAGATCTAAAAATGCTCCACTTATTTGTTGACTCTTTTCAGAACATACTACATCAAATCCGAAAACTGGGGAGGCATCATTGCTATATGGGAAGCATGTTATGTGGAGTACGAGTAAATTATCTTGAAAATACCTTTCAACATGAGCTAATCTAAAGTTTTTAGACTCGTACCTATAGTTTTCCCATCCAAACTCTTCTGTTTCCAGAAGAGCAGATTGGGGTTGATTTTCAATTAATTGTTTGAATTTTTCACTATGGTGAATAAGTTTACTGCGTAAGTCCATCTTCTAATTGTGCTAGGATTGCCATATTAAAATCTAAAGCTTTATTTGCTTCATCAGCCCATTCATCTTTTTGTACCGCTCTAACTGCACCCATTGCTTCTCTCATATCTTCAAAATCATACATCTTTCCACTTCCTGGTACTCTTTCTTTCATGATCTGTCCTCCGAACATTATAGCTAAATAATTTAGATAAACATGTGGTAGACGTTCAATTTGGTTTAATGTGTTTAAATACGTTGTGTACTGCTCAGTTGCTGGAAGTATTGCTAGTGGTCCTTCATATGCACCCTGTATATCTGATATTTCACTAATATCTGCAAATACTGCTTCTGTACGTTGTAAAGAAGGGTGTGGTAATGGAAGTGATTCTATTGTTTGAAAAATTGGAAGTAATTGGTATAGGTACGTTAAGTACTCTTGGTTGGTAAGTTCTCCTTTAGCCATTTTTTGATTGAAAGGCATTTTTTCTGCTTGAGAATGTTTTTGTTGAATTGCTTCTTTTAATGGTAACATATTTGTGTTTTTAAAATTTATACTTATAATATACAAAAAAAGACTTGAATAAACAAGTCTTTCTGTAATTATTTTTAAAAAAATTTCCAAATAAATCCTCCTGCAGATTTTTTCTTCTCTAAAGCACACTGTGATATGTTACTTCCATCTACTTTTAAAGTGCTACTTGCTAATGATATTGAAGTCCATTTTTTAATAAACTCCCCCTCTAAAGAGTGTTGAAGTATTATTTTTGTATTGTAACCTCTTTCCCTTCTAGTAGCAGTCCGTTTTTGAAGGGATTCCTTAGAGTGTACTACTCCTTTTTTAGCTTTAGAGATATTACTTCTGTGTTCCTGGGTTATTGTTTTTCCTTTTTTAGCTTTTGATAGCTTGCTTCTGTGATCTTGAGTATGCTTCTTTCCTTTATTTGCTTTAGATATCTTAGTTGCATGTTCTTGTGTATGTTTTTTTCCACTATTAGCTTTAGACAATTTATCTTTAGTTTTTTGAGAGACTACTCTTCCTTTGCTAGATTTGGATATCTTCTCCTTTGTCTCATCTGAGTGTGTGTGGGGTATGCCCTCTGTACTAAAGCCTGTACTAGTTGCTTTACACTTATTATAGAAATTGGCATTAACCCCTACATTAAACTTATTGTGTAGTTTAATTTCAAGTAGCATAGCCTCCTCTCTTGTATCAAATACGGAGACTATTTTTAATTTATAATTCTCAGGGTTATTCTTAAATAATTCTTTAAATTTTAAATTAGTAGAACTAGTAAAGTATTTTACTCCTAAATCATTCTCAGGACTGTCAGTAGAGCTTCTATACCCATAGTAGTGCTTGTTTTCTTGTATAGAGGTGACTCTGTATACGTAGTAGTATTTCATAATAAATAAAAAAGGAGAAATTAAAATACACCACATGCAACATGGTATTATTTTAAAATCTCCGTAATATTTTTATCGAGTAGTTGCATTACCCTTTCTTTATTATAAATAGCAACTTTTTATGGAAACATGTACCTTTTTAGTAAAAATGTTATCGGGAATAATAGTCATATAGACTAAATCAAAACCAAAATCAAAATCAAAGACCTTCTTCTTTTTAAAGACAAAGACACAGTCTAAGGCTCATTTTAATAGCTAGTTATCTTCCTCCATGAGGTTTAAGTAATCTATCTATACGTGAGTTCTATCTCAGTTTGTGATTTTTTAAGAAGAAGCGAGTTTACAAAGACCCGGAGGTCATTATGTCTGTAGTTGATTAGATATCAATTTATCATATATGTTTTTTAAAAACTACTCTTCCCGATACAAAGCTCTGAAGGATCAGCTTGTGCCTACCCCCTTAGCACCAAATTATTTTAATTGATTCAAGAATTCATTCACTACATCCTGGAATCTCTCTGCTACTTCAATTTTTAAATTGACAGCTTCTTGAATTCTACCTTGACGTGCTTCTTCAAACTCGTGTTGAGCTTTACGTTCTTCTCCAACCCACTTATCATACGCTAGTTTGTAAGTATTTGCAGCTTCCGAGTTTCTCTCATTCACGCTTGCTTGAATAGTACCTCTCTCTTTCTGAATTTTAGCATTCTCAGTAGTGACAGCATTTTTTACTTTGGATTTAAAGTAATTTACTTTTTGCTCATACCCCCTATGCAAAGCTGCTAACTCTTCGTGAATTGTAAGTAAATAGGCAGGTGTGTGGTGAATTTCCACCTTAAGAGGTGTTTTTTTACCTACTTCAATCTCCATAAACTCTAAAGTTTTGATGGTAGGGAGTTCTGCTCTCAATCTATCCAATTTACCTCCCTTATGGATAAACTGCCCAATATGAGATGCATAAGCCTCTGCTTCTAGGTATTCGTTATATTCAGCTGTAGATAAGGTATCCCAACCAAATTCTTCTCCTATTTCTGTAGGAATTGTTTCTGAAATAAGTTTTGGTCTCTCGGGAGATTCAATTTCATAATTGAATGATTCACGTTTGATTTTATTAATCAATTCGTCCTTAGCCTTGATGTTCTCCATCAAGAAGGCTTGAGTGGCAGATAATCTTGCTTTTGCTTGTAGCAACTGTACTACGTTTGCAGGGATTGGGTTCCCTTGAGTTTCAATATAAGTCTCAGTTCCAATAGTTAATTCTTTTGAAACGTTGTTGATATCAGCCAATTGTGCTGTAATATCTTTTGAACGTTGATTACAAAGGTTTGAGATTGATTGTGCTTGGGACATTGATAATCCTTTTGATGCTAATGAATTTTTCATAACTATGATTTTTATTATTTATTTCTTACTTAAATATACGAACAATATTTTAGATATCCAACTTTTTTTTAATTTATTTTTAAAGTAAGTATGATATAATCTGCCCAACCCATTGCATGTCCTACTCTGTAGAAGTCATCTTCTGGGAAGTAATGTGATAAATCTGTATCCCATAACTGATCGTACAATCCTTCTTTAAATGTATCCATATCTGTTGGATAGACTTTAGGTACTAAACATTCTAATTTTTGTGAGAGGTACTTTGTGGCAAGTTCTTCATTTAGTGCTTTAAAGATTTCAAATGCTTCTGTGCTATTACCATCACCACCATAGTATTTGTAGGTTTTTGTTAAAGCTTCCTCAACTAGTCTATGCCTTTCTGCATCTTCTTCGGATACTGGTACTTCAGTATGGGTTTTTAGTGAATCTGTAGAAAGTACTGGGAGATATCTTCTAGTAATATACTCTCCAACATACATTCCTAATTGGTAATTTAAGTCTTTTACATCAGGATCTCTTCTCATAACTTTTATTTTTTATACACTATTAAATTTTCTGAATCTATGTTGAAATCTTCTTTAGGTGTAAGTTTGTTGATTAGCATTCTAGAAAATATAAATCTAGAGGTTGATATAGGTTTGATTACCATTTTATCACTTAGTTCTTGTTGCTTAAAGAAAGGTAGTATTTCATCTCTATAAATCTTAGCCAATGTGTTTGATCTTTTATCTAAATCAATCGCAGATGACTCTGGTGATATTGGTGGAGTTGAAGGCTCATATTGAGGTTTTCCTTGTTTATTTATCCATCCGGTTTTTAATTCAAAGTATGGATCAGATAAAGGTTGGTATGTTAATCGTACAAAGAACTTAACATTGTTTGCGTCTTTATAGTAATATAGCCCTTTACTTCCTTCATACTCATATGAATCCTCAGGATTTAATAATTCACTCAGTATTATTTCATTCTCCAAAATTAACTCATCCTCTAAAGAATACTTATTAGTTTTAAAAAATTCTTTAATTTCACTTTTAATTAATTCCTGTAAGGTTTTTACTTTCATAATGGATAAAATTTTGTGTCCTATACAGGATTCGAACCTGTGACCTTCTCGTTATGAGCGAGCTGCTCTAGCCAACTGAGCTAAAAGGACATTCTAGTTGCGACCGGAAGATTCGAACTTCTCCTCAAGGTTATGAGCCTCGTATGCTACCTTTACACTACGTCGCGATGTTAGCTGACTAATAAGGATTTGAACCTTACTCCCCTACCTCCTTTAGATTCAGAGGTGGTGTGCACCATTACACCATAATCAATCGAGGTTTTCGAACACCTCAGTCATAGGTTAATTACTCCTATGGTTTGCGGTCTATGAGGGAATCGAACCCTCGCCTCTGACGTGACAAGCCAGTACTGCTACCATTACACAAATAGACCAAATTACCTGTCTGTTCCAGGTTGTCAACTACTTACCAATTAGCCTCATTGGTCAATCCTCTTATAGTCGATTTTGTGGAGATATAGGGAATTGAACCCTAATTTATGATTTGCAAAACCATCGTAATAGCCATTATACGATATCCCCAATTGTAGCCCTGCTGGGAGTCGAACCCAACTTTTATGGATGAAAACCATATGTCCTAACCGATAGACGACAGGGCCATTTTGAGCAACATGCCGGTCTCGAACCGGCCTTATTCCACATTGGAAGTGTGGTGCCATACCTACTAGGCGAATGTTGCAATTTGAGGTGGAGTTCCTCAGTGTTGCTAAGTTTACTTTTACTTAGTTATAATTACTAACATAATTCCTTTCTCAAGGGAACAACACTTTGAGCTTCCTACCGGTCACGATCCGATAACCTCTTGTTTACAAAACAAGTGCTCTACCAATTGAGCTAAGGAAGCAATTAATTAGAATGGGTGTTCAAATCCCTTCTGCAGGTAGAACCTGATGCTTTGCTATAAGCTAATTCTAATATTTTTTGTAGGCGACCAGTACTCCGATCCTTCTGCCCATTTAAGGAACTCATATCCACTTTAAGTGGTCCTACTATCGTACACCTGGTGGGAGTCGAACCCACAAAATCTTCTGATCCTAAGTCAGACGGCTTTACCAGTTTACCCACAGGTGCAATTTTACCGCATGTGCGGTCACTTATCAATCGGTAGCTCCCTCTCGATATCCATCTGTGGGTGTAACACATTTGGTAGAGGGTCGACTCTTCAATGCTTTCTTATACTTAAATATACGAACTATATTTGTAATATCCAAGCTTTTTTAATTTATTTTTTGAGGGCCTCCAGAGAATCGAACTCTGAATCTCACATTTTGCAGACATGAAGCTTAACCATCAGCCTGAGGCCCATATTCACCTAGCCTGACCTTCCAGACAGTACAAGTCGAGATTAATTTGGCGCCTCGTTTTGTAGTAGGTGATTTATCTTTCTTATACTTAAATATACGACCTTTATTTGTAGTATCCAACTTTTTTTACTAGAAAAATAAAAATGTTTCCCATTCTTTTGGAATGTATGTTAACTGTTTTAGAAGCATCAAATAGTGTGGCCTTTTTGGTTCTACTATCTCTTTACCATATTCCTCAAGTGTTAAATCTGCTTTTTGTGAATTACAAGTTCTACAAGCTGTTACTAAATTATCCCAAGCATTTTCTCCACCTTTTGATTGTGGAATAACGTGGTCAAGTGTTAGTGACTTTACATAATTTGATCCACAATACACACATTCATAGTTGTCTCTTTTATAAACATTTTCTCTTGTTAGAGGAACTTTCTGAATGTTTTGTTTTACATATTTGTAAACCCTAATAATTGAAGGTTTAAAAATTTCTAGTTTTGGATTTACTAATCCGAATGTTTCTGGATGTTCAGCTATTATTTCTGCATTACCCTTATACGAAATCACGAAAGCTCTTTCTGTGGAGATAATGCTTCTTGCCATAAAGCTTGAATCAATTACCAGTGTTCTTTGGTGCTTACTCATGATTTTAATTTTTAATGAAACAATTTACTAGCACGCCTGGAAGGTTACGATCCCTCGATTTTGGGTTTGGAAGCCAATGTGTTACCAATTACACTACAGACGCATTTGTAGGATATCGTTTAACCTACTGTGAATGGCCTATTCACCTTAATACTCTAAAGTTGCATCCTAAACGGGAAACTTTGGTATACGATTTTTTTGAACCCCTACCTGGACTCGAACCAGGACCAAAACGTTAGAAGCGTTTTATTCTTCCGATTAAACTATAAGGGCAAGTAAAATATAATTAGTAAGTTTTATCAGGAATCTGGGGTCTGATTTCTCAGTGCTTCACACACCCTTAGAGAGTTGAGTATAAATACTTGTCCTTAGTGTGTACCCTTGCGTAACGTCTCTCCACGTCTTCTTACCTACGATTTGTAATTATATTTTGAGGTCCTACCAGAACTCGAATCTGGATTCTATCGTTCGTAGCGATAAGTTTTTCCAATTAAACTATAAGACCATTTGTATCCCTGACTGGAGTCGAACCAGCAAGCCTAGGCATTTGGGCTTAAACCAAACGTGTTTACCATTTCACCACAGGGATGTAAAGCCAATCCCGTAGATTGGCAGCTCAACTTACGGTATTGAGTTTGAGGAAACAAGTTCCTTACCACGTCCTTTACCCTTTGGGCACCGACAGTGTGAAGGGTGGGACTCGAACCCACAATCGCCTGAACCACAATCAGGTGCTTTACCAATTCAGCTACAATCACCATGTTAGTACCGAATACTAGTAACGATCTAGTCTAAGAGCGGATATGAGCCATTCTCGGTCCCTGACCATTCGATAATTGAGGAAAGAATGAGAATCGAACTCAATCCGGTTACCCGAACATCTCGCTTAGCAGGCGGACTCAACACCATGTTGACTTACTTTCCATTTTGTACTTCTAGGAAGAATTGAACTTCCATTTCATCCTTATCAGAGATGTGTGCTAACCATTCTACTATAGAAGCAGTTTTGCTGGCCTGGAAGGAATCGAACCTTCATAAGATGATTAACAGTCATCCGTAATAGCCGTTATACGACAAGCCAATTTGTGGGGATTACAGGTTACGCTCCTGTCTCTCATGGGCTTCAACCATGCGCTTTCACTAGATTAGCTTAATCCCCAATTTAATAAAGTGGGGCCGGTAGGAATCGAACCTACCCAGTGAGCTTTTACAGAGCTGCTCGGCACCTTGCCTGTCGTCCCCTTTTGTACCTCGTGATGGTTATGCTCCACCGCCTATTGCATGTAAAACAATTACGCTTCTATTACGCCAACGAGGCAAATTTAATTCTATGCTCGCAATATGTAGCTCTATGAATTAATAACAATCTCATCTGTGTACCCCTCTCAGGTAATGATCCTGATTCCCGATATTAAAAGTATCGTGCTTCACCTTAAAGCTTGAAGGGCAGTTTGTCTAAGTGGGAGGGCTCAAACCTCCGGCCTCATGCTCCCAAAGCATGCCATCTACCAACTGATCTACACCTAGAAATCTAATTTTTGTTACCCCTAATGGAATCGAACCACTACCGCATGGACCAAAACCATGTGTACTAACCGTTATACGAAGGGGCAAATTGTTACTTTATTTTTCTTCCTAATCTCCATCCTTCCGGAATTAGATCTCCTTTGTATATTTTTTTATTTTCAACTTCATCTGTTATCCAACAAGTCCCGTATTGGGAATTATTAATTCCTTTTCCTAAATCTCTTTCTTTTCTAGTATTTCTTATTTTTTGAAGAGTTTCAGGTTTATGTTTCTTGCCTTTCCAGGAATAGCATTCTGATATGTTGTTAAATTTCACTCCTCTTTCTTTTGCCTTTTTCTGACCTTTCCTAATTGCTTTGCAGTATTTTTCTCTAAATTCAGGATCTGTCTGTAAAAGTAGTGCTTTTGCTATATTTGCTGCTGCTCTTCCCTTTATTTTATTTTCTTCTGTGAAGCCTCCTGAACTTCCTTGTTTTAAATTTAAACAGTTTGAATTTTTTAAATCCTGTTCTGTTATTAAATTAATCTCAGCTTGAACTAATTCTTCTCTTGATTGAAATTGCTCCAGTATTTCTAAGTTAAAACTGTCTCTACCATACTTATTTAATTCGTAATACAATCTTTTACCACTTCCCAAGTAACCGTCATCTATACGGTTAGTTGAATGCATTCCCAGGTAGTACCTGTTGTTTATAAGATTTGTAGTCCTATAGGTGAAATGATACCTTTTATTCTCTTTGATGTTAGCCATATCTATTGTTTATTATAAATAGGCTAACTTTTCAAAAAGTCTACAGAAGAAGGCGTGAGACTCGAACTCACAACGGTTTAACCCGCTACCACTTTTCAAGAGTGGCTCTTGATCCAGCCAGATCTTCTCCATTTAATTTTATCCAATACGTCAATGAACTTTTGTTCTTTATTACTTTGTAAAGATACTACCTTTTTTCGTTTGTAGCAACTTTTTTTTAATTTATTTTAAAAAAAAACCCGAATCTTTTTTTTTGATCCGGGTTTCTTATTAGAAGTTATATGTATAATTTCTTATATCATATCCCGGTTTTTGTTGTTTTCGGTTCGTTATTATACGTAAAGCCAAACACAATATCACTCCATAACGAACTCGCTGACATTGTCAGTGCTCTCGATGGTTGATGTTGTTGTATGTTTTGTTGTGCTTTCATTTTACTTTTGTTCTATATATAAATATACGCCTTTTTTGTTTCCGTTGCAACTATTTGTTGATTTATTTTTAAGATACCGTTCTTTTATTAATTTATCCTTTTATTACTTGTTTTTCTTTTGTTATTCTTGTTTCGAACTTATCAAATCTGGAGTCTATAAATGAATATACATCTCCTACTAATCTGTCTGTTCTGTCAATTTCTTGATCAACTCTTCGGTTAATCATTTGTTCGTTATTGTTTATAACGATTTCAATGTCTGTTACTTGTTTTTCTAACTGTTCTACTTTTTTTGTTGTCTTAAACGCTGACACAACTACCAATATAAAGGTACCTATACCTAGACCTAAAACGAATGCTAAAATTTGTTCCATAGTTTTTGTTTTTAAATTCAAAGAACGGTAATCTTAAAATTTGTAGTCAGGGAGGACTCGAACCTTATAGCGACCTATATTTCAAGGGTTCGGCAACCTCGCCTCATTACGCCACCTGACTTCCTTACCAACCTTGGTCTTTCTTGTAGCCTTCCGAGTTATCAGTTACGGGGCTTGTACAAGAGCAGGGTTTCTGATTGAGTGCAATAAGTGACGCCTTCCTACTATAAACCCTTGTTCGGAAATTAATACACTCTACTTCTCAATTAACAGCGAGCATTGGTAATTTTTAATAAAACATTCCAGCCACATTGGGAGAGCCGCAGTTCCCACGTTGTTTAAAGACTTTCTTGGCGGACCTATCTACTGGGGTAGTTTTATTTTACAGTGTACATTCTGTAGTGTCTACCGCTGTGATATCTACACTTACTGAATCAACTTGTACTTTTGTTGAATCTACTGTTGTTAGTCTTGCTGGTGCTTCAACTTTTTTACAACTTACTGCCACTAAAGCCATTACGGCTAATATTAAAAATACTTTTTTCATTTTTGTTTTACTGTTTATTATGTTTGTGTGTTAGTCCACCTATTTACTACTACTTTAGCTTTGAAGTATTCGTCTAAAAAAACTTTTCTATAGACCATAACTTTTCCTTTATACAACTTAGTTTCTATTATTCTAGTTTGTACTTCCTCCCTAGTTCGTCTAGCAACTTCATAGACATCTGCTCCTAACCGTGCTCCAGCTGGATACCCTAAATAATCAAATAAAGATACTGTTGGCTCTTCTTTTACTTCTTTTTGGTATATTTTAATTGGAGTTTCGTCAATACTATCAATTAATTTAATTACATCTTTTTTGCTAAAAATTGAACTTGGTGAAGTTACTACTTCATTCAATACCAATTTCTTTTCCATAATGATTTTATTTTACATTTAATATACGCAAAATATCCTGCAAATGCAACTATTGTAGCAGAAATATTTAATAAATGTGGATGATTTTCTCCGCATGCCCCACAAACGTGGCTGATTACTTCTCCCATGCTTAGTCGATTGTAGTCATTGTGTTCATCTTATTTTGTATATCATTCCAACTACCTATGTATTCTTGAATTGATTTGTAGTGGCTGTTGCCTGTAGTATGTAATAATTCTCTTGATACAACTTTAAGTGCATGATTGAATGTGGCTGGGTAGCATATTGTTTTAAAATAAGCTCTGTCTGTTTGTCCTCTAGTAACTCTTTCGAATACTGTGTATCCTCCTGTTGTTGATTTTACGATGAAGAAAGGTTCCATGATTGGATCTTCAATAAGTGTGTCCCCTTCTGGGATAGTATTTGGATTACGTAACATTTGTTTTTGTTTTTAATTTAAAATAAAATCTTTCAACTCGTCTTCTGATATTCTTCCGGATCTAGATTTTGAATTACCATCTTTGTATGCTACGACTGTATGAGGAATTCCTCTCACTCCATACTGTCCTGCTAAGTTATCAGAATCATTCTCTACATTAATTTCTACAAATTCAATTTGCTCACTTTGTAGTTCCTGTTTTACTTTTTCAAAAGTAGGTGCATATTGATTACAAGGTCCACAATACCCAGCCCAAAATTTAATTACTGTTTTTTTCATTACGCTCCTTGTTTTTTGTAATAATCTGCTTTTGAGAATTTTCCTGATGGTTGTTCTTTTAGTTCTACGGATGGTTGTTTTTTTAAAGTAACAATCCAAGCCATTAACTGTTCGTAGTTTGCTTTTGCTGAATTCTTTGACATAAATTTGATTTTTGTTTATTATATAATATACTACTTTTGTTTTAAATATCCTAATTTTATTTGGTTTATTATTCTATTTTGTAGTGTAGTGTAGTCTTTTATTTTTAGTAAATACGTAAACTGTTCCATTTGAAAGTTCTTGGCCTGTTCAATAGTATCAAACTGGTAGTGGTCAGTCACTCCCCAAAAGTCAGTAATTTTGTAGATTTTATTCTTAAATTTAAAACAGTATTTATCCATACTTAAAGATAACAAAAAAGAGTTGAATTACCAACTCTTTTCCTAATTATTCTTCTACTATTTCTGCTCGATTTCCATCTACTGCAATCTCATGCCAGTGAACTCTTCCTTCTTGAATTGCTGTTTTAATATTCCTTTGTTTGCCCATTAGAATTGATTTACCTGATTTTACTTCGATAAAATGTACTTCACATTTTGTCTTGCTATCTGTGTGTGTAAATCCTACATAATCAATTGGCATTCCTAAAAAAACTACATCTTCTGGTGGTACAGGAAACTTTGACATAAATGGTACAAAGTGTTCGATTGTCTTTCCCCAATTTACTGCTGATGATCTGAATGTTGAATCTTTCTTTACTTTTGCTTTCTCTATAATGTGGGCAGCATCTTTTTCTTGTAGTTCTAGTTTTAGTTTGGTTATTTGACCTTTAAGCTTATTTCCTTGTTCAACTATTACAAATCCTAGTGCAATGCATGTTACTGCCAGTATTAATGTTATCATATTTTTTTATTTGTCTATCCGTCGCATGCACCACAATCGGTACTAACCCTACTTCCCAAATCCCCATTAATTACCGAATCAGTCCTTAAGTAATACAGTGTTTTTAGTCCCAATTTCCAGGCTGTCTGGTGAACAAGGTTTATAAACTTAGGACTATCTCCTGGATCGAATGCTAGATTTAGGGACTGTGCTTGGTCTATGTACTTACCTCGAACTGCAGCTTGCTCCACTAGGTTTAGCATATTAATCTCAGCAAATGTTAAGAAAACTTCTTTATCCTCAAATGGCATAATGTCTTCTGGTAAGTTTGCAATTGATCCTCTATCTTTGAGAATTTGTTGCCATACTTCTTCTGTATTATGTCCTTTGTCTTCTAAATACTTTTCTAATACTGGATTCTTTCTAATGAAAGTTCCTTTTGAAGAATTAAAAGTATACACGTTTGCTGGAATTGGTTCAATACCTGCTGATACTCCACCTGAGATTGTTGAATTAGAAACTGTAGGAGCAATTGCAATTAAATGCGTATTTCTCATTCCTGTTCCCTTACACCAAACTGGTTCTCCGTATTCCTCTGCTAGTTTTCTTGAAGCTGCTTCAGCTTGTGTTTTAATTTGAGAGAAGATTCTATTTGTCCAAGAAGTTGATGCAATTGAATTAAATGGTAATCCTTTTGCTTGTAGGAATGAGTGCCATCCTAAAACTCCTAATCCTAATGCTCTTCCTTTTTTAGCAGAACGGTGAGATCTAATCATAGAATCTTTTCCGTTTGTCTTAATTAAGAATTCCTCTAATACCCCATCTAGGAAGTATATTGCTGTCTCAACTAAGTCAGTATCTTTCCACTCTTCGTATCTTGTAATGTTTAGAGAAGATAAACAGCAAACAAATGAATGCTCTTCATCAGTATGTAATGCAATCTCTGAGCAGATATTGGTCATTGTTACATCCAAGTTATTCTTAACATATGCAGCAGGATTTGCGTTGTTTACATTGTCTTTAAACATGATATACGGTTCTCCTGTCTCTACTCTTGATTTGAGAATTTCAACCCATAGTTCCATTGCTTCTGGATCTCTATGCTCCAATCTTTGCATGAATTTATCGTCAATGGAAATACATTGGTGTAAGTTTAAACATTGACGGTTTGCATCTCCTTGAGGTCTTCTAATACGTAAAAATTCTTTTATATCAACATGGTTAATATCTAAATTTACAGAAGCTGCTCCTCTACGAACTGATCCTTGATTTGTAGCAATGATAGTTGAATCAAATATTTTAGCCCAAGGCACAATACCTTCTGACTGTCCTGTCTCTCCATTTCCTATCTTTACTCCTCTTCCTCTTACTCTTCCAAGTCCAATTCCAACTCCACCTCCTAAAGAAGTAAGTCTCATTAGTTCTGCATTGGTTAATCCTATACCTCTAATTGAATCAGGAGTATCTATACCAAAACATGAGATTGGCAATCCTTTGTCTGTTCCCGTGTTTGATAGTACTGGTGAGGCTAAATTTAACCAACCTTTCCACATATACTTGAAAAACTTATTTGCTAGATCAGGACGATCTAATCTTTTGGCTACTGCATCAGCAACTCTTCTATATGCTTTCTTTGGATTCTCATCAGGTAACAAATACCCGTTTGAAACTGTAGCCAAAGATACCTCATTCATCCATTCCGGATAATCTACGCCTGGTTTCCAGGCACTGTAATCTATATTCATTTATTTTGGTTTTTGTTGTTTCCGTAATTTATATTTTCTTCGTACGTAATTAAACATCCTTTTAATTTTCCTCCCTTTACTGAGACTCCTGTGTTCCTATGCTTCTTTAATGTTCCTTCATCGTACACTTTTAGTGCTTCCTTTAAATTATCGAATACTTCTCGACTTGTGTCTGGATGTATGATTATATATTTTCCTTTTGATTTACCATAGTTACCTGCCAACTCTCCTGGCCTTTTCGTTCCAAAATTACCATTTGATTCACCTACTCTTGCATATTTTTCCCTTCTTCCTTCTTTTCCTAACGCATCTATGGTACGTTTGTGTGATTGTTTACGTTTTTCAATGGCTTGTGGTGTATGCTGTCCTCCTGTATTATTTAATGTTCTCATGTTTTCAAGCCCTTGTTCTGAGTGGTATTTTCCCTCGTACTTCTGTCTTTTAGTTTCTAAGGATTTTTCCATGTTTTTAGAAATACTCATTGGATTTCTAGTTTTCATAATATGCCTTCTATCCTCAATGGTATACTTTTCAAATGCAAGTTGTACCCTAAGCCTCTCTCCTTTTTCTGTCTTACCCGATAGCATTAGCCATGCGACTTTGTCTTGCAACTTCCCAAGCCACTTGTATCGCAACCAATGTGCTGTAGCGTGATCTTTCACGGACAGTCTTACTAAGTTATCTTCCCTATCACTTCCCTGTTCATACCTTGGAACAATATGATGTCGATGCGTGATTTCTTCTAGCTTAGTAGTTTTTCTTTCTTGTAAGAACTTATTGTAAATTTCTTGCCAGTTTATCATAGTATTTGTTTATAATAAATAGGCAAGAAAAAGATTTTTTTACTATTCGAGCAACATTAAAAAACATTAGCTGTATCCCAATCCATATGCCCTTTGCTGTACGAAGTAACTCTGACAGCGAAGAAGTCGGAATGCATCTTACCTCCCGTTAAACTATCAAACCATAACATTTGTTTCAAAGCACCTTTATCAATGTCTTCTGAAGGTATTAATGGTTTCAATCCTAAATCTCCCATCTTAGTGTTTACTCTGTGTTTGATAAAGTTCTTTAACTCATCTTTAGTTAAGTTTTCCAAATCCCCCATTTCAAATATCTTATCGATAAAATTGAATTCTAGCTCAAGAGCAAGGGTTGCTGCTTGTCTAATATCGCTGATAAGTTTTTCTGTTTTTAATTCTGGGTGTTCTTGCATTAAAGTTCTAAACAACCAGCATCCTGCTTCTGAGTGAAGTGATTCATCTCTTACAGACCACTCAACTATTTGTCCTACTCCTTTTAGTTTGTTTCTCATTTTAAATGATAACAATACTGCAAAAGAGGAGAATAGGTTTACTCCTTCAGTAAATGCTGAGAATATTGCTAGAGATCTAGCTGCTTCATGCCAGTCTGTTTCTCCATTATGTCCATCTCTAACATCCATTAAAGATTGAATTTTAGCTGCAGTTGATTCATCTTCTAGGAATTCTGCAAAATTATCCAGTCCTAACTGCTCATTTAGTAGAGCATATGCCTCAGCATGGATAGTTTCAAACGCTCCAAACGTAACTGCCATCATAATAACCTCAGGTTTTCTAAACCATTTGGTAACAAGGTTTGTCCAGTAATCATTTACAACTGTTTCTGTTTGTGCAAATCCTTTTAGGATTCCTCCTATAACATTTTTTTCGTGTGGTTTAAGATTAGAATTCCAATCTGATACGTCTTGTGACATTGGAACTTCTGTATGTAACCAGTGAGCCTGGTGCGCTTTGAGCCAATATTCATGTGCTTGTGGGTATTCAAAGGGCTTGTAAACTATGCGTTCGTCTTTTAGACTCATATTTAATTTTTTTAATATTGTTTTGTAATTAAGACTGTAAGAATAAATAGCATTTTAGAATGGAACTTGATTCTCCAATGCAAAGAACTTATTGGCCAATTCTTTAAAGTTTCCCGGTGGTTGGTTGGTTAAAATATCCTCAGACATACTTCCAAGGATTTCGATATGGCCATTATTTGTATTTACTTTTGCGTCAAACGTCATTCCATCCATACCATACCTATTTTTCATCATATGAAAACGTCCTGTTCCTAATACCTTATCCTCTTTCATTCTTGATAAAGATATTGCAATATCGCATACCATCATCTTGTCATAAGACCCTGCTGCCTTATCTCCTTCAATAACTGAATCCTTTGCTCCCATTCTATTAACTTGAGACGGTGTTAGGATAGGAATTTGAAGTTCCTTAGCCAATCCTTTTGTTGCAATGAATACATCATCGATTTCGTCTTTTCTTTCTGTGAAACGAGATTTTGAAGGTGCTTTCAAGTAATCGACATAATCAATAATAATCATATCTGGTTTGTGATCCATGTCAATACATTTCTGGATATGTGCTTTGATTGTATTTATTGAGGCTCCTTTTGGTGGATATTCTTTTACAATCAACTTTCCTTTAAGTTTACCTACAATTTTCTCCACTTCTGCTCTATGTTTGTTTACTTCTTCAATTCCATAACCTGTTAGGTAACAGTCAAATCGCTTCCCTACATAATCTTCTCCAAGTTCTAGAGTATAGAAGTTTACATTGTATCCCATTACCACTGCATGTGCTGCTGCAGCAACCATTGTCCATGACTTTCCTCCTCCAGGATTACCAAACATGATAATTAAATCACCAGGTCCAAATCCTCCTCCGATTGTTTCATTAAGTATTGGCCAAGGTGTTGGAATAGTTGGTCTGTAGTTTTCTCTATAACGACTCTCTACATCCTTATTGTATTCATGACCCATGTTCTTATCCATACCAGCTCTCATGGCTTTTTCAATTACTCCTCTGATTCCATCAAAGTCTCCTTGATTTAGAAGATCTGCTGAATTTAGTAATGCTGCTTTAAGTTCTTGATTCTTAGCGAACGTTGTAAACTCTTCTACTACGTATGCTAAATCATCTTGAGTTGCTTCATAACAGTTTCTTAATTCTGCCTTAACTGCTACTTGTAAGATATCATTTTCTACTTTTTGTAGTTCAATCTTTAGTGCTTCTAAAGAAATTGTAGTATGATACTTATCGTAATACTTGATTGTAGTTTCTAGAATCCATTTATGGGCATCTGAATCGAAGTAATCTGGTTGTAATAGCTCTCTTGTGTTAAGTAGAAACTTCTTGTCTGTTAGGAGTGCTCCTAATACTTTTAGTTGAAATCCTTTCCCGTAGGAGCTGAGTTTTGCTAGTGAGGTCATGTAACTTGTTTTATTATAACTTATTTTTTATATGTTGAAAGCGGTCTGAATAATTCTAACCATCCTTCAACGTTTTTGTTTAGAGCTTCAATTTGATCTGACTCTAACATGCTTAAAAAAGTAACAACCTGTAAATTTGGTGTTGGCTCTTTTATCTTCTCTAATATATGAAAAATTTCGTAATCTCCCAAGCGAGGCTCCAATAAATTCATTAAATCGTAGTTAGTTTTTACTTTGTCCCAATCATAAACAATACTTGCAAAAATCTTCTTTGGTTTGCTTTCTTGTAACTTTTGTTCACAAATATCATAAATATCTTTTAATAAAACTCCAGGCTTGCTTACTAGTTGTGGAAATTCTTTAAGAAGTGTTTTAGGACCTAATCCTTTTACACCTGAAAGGTTATCTGAGTTATCACCCAGTAGTGCTTTCATTATTAAATAATTCTCGGGAATCAGCCCTATTTCTTCTTGGATATCTTTTTTTTGATAGGTTTTTTTCTTAATAGGAGAATAAACTTCTATATTTTCGTCTACTATCTGTAAAAAATCTTTGTCGGAAGACGTAATTGTTACTTTCTTTCCATTAGCTGCAAACTTCTGTGCTAGATACGAAATTGTATCATCTGCTTCTACTTTATCAATAGAAATTAAAGTAACTGGTAAGCATTGTAAGTACTCTACCAATCTATGCATTTGCATTGTCATTGAAGCAAACTCATCATCTTTATCATCAAACAATTCCCAATTTGTAATCCTCTTTATGTTTCTTGTTGCTTTGTATTCTGGATTAATGCTCTTTCTACTTGAGGAAGATGCTTGCCCATCAAATACGCAAATGATTCTAGTTGGATCAATTGTTCTAGTTAAGAACCCCAAGGACCTTAGAAAACCAACAAGACCCCCTGTGTGGTGGCCTTGTGGATTCATTGACTGTAGCATTGCGAACGACCTTATAAATGTGTTCATGCTATCAACTATAAGTATGTGATCATTCAATTTCCGATCAGGCTTTTTTTGTATTCCGTTTAGGATTTCACTATAACTCTTTTCCATTCTTTAATATAAGATTATTTATGCGTATTTCCAAATAAATCCTTTGTAATTTAATACTTTTTCTGTCAGGGCTCTTGAAATTCCTGAGATATTTATCCCTAAGGTGTTTGCCGCTGATGTAGTAGATATGTGGACTTCTAATAGTTGTTCATTGAGGTCAAATCTTAAAATAGCTCTTCTTTTTTTCATCGATAGCTTTTCCTTATGCTCTTGGCTAAAAGACCTCCCTACATAGCTGTCTCTTTCTTTCCTTGTCTGTATGCCTTTTTGTACAGACTCTTTTGTTCTTTTATAATTTCCCCTATCCCTTCTCGTAGCTGTCCTCTTTTCTATAGCTATATTACTTGGTGAAATTCCTTTTCTAGCTTTATTGTTTAGTTCTTTCGCTTCTGAGATTACTCTGCTGGATGGGGTGTATCTTTGTTGGTAGCTTTTTTTTAAAGTGCACATTGCATCAAACGCTTTTGCAAGCCCTTTACTACTTGGATATGCTCTAGCCAATAGCCAATGAGCTAGAAAATGCTCCCTTGCAGTCAATAAAATTAAGTTTTCTTTTCTATTCGAACCGCCCATACACCTAGGGACTATGTGGTGTCTTTCGTAGTAGGCTCCGCCTTCTTCTTTAATCCTGTTTTGCTTTTTTGCTCGATCAATTATTTGATCATAAATTCTTTGATAATTCATAATAAAAAAAAGCTTAGGCTTTCGAGGTCGTAGTCTCTACTTGCCATAAGCTTTAGTTGATATTTTATTTAAGTATGTAGCTACGACTCTACTTATATAAATAGCAACTTTTTAAGTAAAAACTTAGTCTAATAGCTCCATATCAGGTCTCTTTTCTTCCTCTACATCTGCTTCTACGGTAATCTGAAAGTCATCTGATCCTAGTACTTTTACCCATTCATGTTTATACTGATCCTTATACGTATCGATTGCCTTTTTATCGTCTGCAATAAATCCGTGACTAGTCATGATAATTGCTCCTCTAGATTGAATACCATCAATATGGTTTTTTTCTATTTGAACTTTGGTTCTTTTAGCAAACTCAAATTCCTTACCTTTTGTTGTAGCTTTTATTTTACTTGTTCCAGAATTCGTAATATTTCCAAAGGTAATAATAACTGTTGAGTCATACCACATGCTTTTCCCACCCTTATTCTCAAGGCGTGGTTGTCCCATTGGATGTTCAGGTTTCGCAGTCCAAACTTTGTTTACAGCCACTAGTGTGTTTGTATACTTACTTGCTTCTTTCCTTGATAGCATAATCTTTTGATTTACATTATTTGCAAACTGTTGACTCATTGCTCCAGCATTCCATTCTGCATTATTCTTCGAAGATCTTACAGATAAGTCACATGGCACTGATCCAACTGAATCCCAGAAGAAACATAAATCGTAAGGAAGGTTTCCTTTCTTTTGTTCGTCAATTAAGTCTAAGATGTAAACTGCTACGTCTTCTATGGTGTTTAGAGTTCCTCTATCTGCATATAAGAAAAATCCTTTGTAATCAGTTATCTCTCCTGTATCCTCATCAACTACTTCTTGAACTTCAAGACCCATCATTTGAGCATGTGGCCAAGACCATTTCATCTCAGTAATAATGAATACTGGGAGGATTTGTCTTTTCTGTGCTTGAACTGCAGCTTCTAGTAGCAAAGTTGTCTTTCCTGTATCGGAATGTCCTCTTAGTAGTGTAATATGTCCCATAGGAATTCCTTTGAGAGATGTTACTTCTGAGAATGCATCTGATACTTTAATCCAATCTTGGCTCTTAAACTTTACTGAAGTATTTGAGAATCCTTTGTTTTTCTTAAAGTTGTCCAAACTAAAACCGCCTTTGATTATATCGCTAGCGGTTTTTGTTGTTGTTTTTTTGATTGCCATTCTTAATTGAATAAATCGTCAAATTTGTTAACTGTACTTTTGTTTCCTGCTGTTGCAGTCTCTAGGGTGAAGTCTGTTTTGTTACTTCCTAAAGCTGCTGGTAATGGTGGTTCAACTGCAGGTGCAATCGCTTCCGTTGGAGTTGCAGGTGCTTCAGCAACTTCTTCTCCTGGATTCAAGTACTCTTGTAACTTTTTCTTAATAAATTCATAGTCGTACTGAGTTTGTACTTCTAATGCGTTTGGTTGATCCTTTAACCAAGAGTTTACTTTACTGTCATCATCTGACAATACTGTTTGCTTTGGTTTGATACGAACCGTAGTACTTGGGAACTGACCTGGTCCTGCAGCTGGTGTATTCTCTACAACCATATCCCATCCACTCATTACGTCTGTAAAATCTCCAATGTCTTCATCTTCTGCTAAAGCAAGTAACGCTTTGTAGATGTTTACACCAAATGACCAAAGACGAACTCCTTTTTCTTCTTCTCCTCTTACAACAACAGGAGCAAAGAATCTTGACTTAGGAGATAACTTTCCAGACAAAGACCAATTATCTTTATCGGATGTTTTTCTCAATTCTTTTACGAATTCTTCGATTGGATCAATTTTACCATAATTAGAAAGAGCTGTCATGGGAAACTTTGCTATATTGTAGTGCAGTTTAATCTCCGTAAAGGGGTCTGCAGCATTAAATGCCGAAGGGACAATGCGTATAGTGCTTTTGCCGTTTGCTGGCCTCCAGTAAATCTTCTCAAAATCTACCTTTTCGCGATCTTGATTACCGCTGCTGTTTAGACTTTCTAATTTTTGTTTAATCGCTTTTAAATCCATAGTGTAACTTTTTTTAATTTAACTTTATTTTACTTTATTATAATATACGAAACCTTTTTTAATTTTACAACTCTTTCTGTTCATATTTCCAAATAAATCCTCCAGCTGATTTATATCTTCCTTTCAGACAGGATGAGATATCTCCTCTACAAATTCCTAAAGTAGTACTAGCCTCTTTTCCTGAGGTCCATTCTCTTATTAGATTTCCTGCTTTATCATACTGGTTGATAGCTTTTTTGTTCTTTTCAGCTATAGTGTAGTAGTCTGTATTGGCTACCTGTCTGGCTTTATTTTCAATTCCCTCTTTTGTTTGGTAAAAGGCTCTGAAATTCTTTGCTTGGTTTTGCACTTTTAGTAGCCCTTCATCTGTTTGATTGAATAGTATTAGATTTGCTGTTATAGCATGCCTACTTCTCACCCCTTCTTGTGTTGCTTCAAAAGCTTTCCTGCTTTCTGCTTGTTTAGTAAGCATCTCTAGACCTTCTGGTGTTTTATTAAAGGCTATTCTAGTTGCTGATATTTTATCAAGTGTATCTTGTGAGTACTTATGCTTTAGCGTATCTGTTGGGGTTAGTTTACAGTTTAGTCCTTCCTCACCTATTACTTTGTAAAAATCCTGCCAATACCTCTCCCTTATGTTTAATTCTTCAAAAAGACACTCCTCTACTATCTCATAAGTATGTGCAGTAAAGCTATATTTTATAATAGAGTTGTAAAGTCTTGGCTGTCCTTTGCACTCTAATCTAATATATTCTGCTCTTCTTTTTTCTAATACTTTACTCTGTCCAATATAAATTTTTCCACTTGGACTTGTTATTTTATAAATCCCTATCATATTAAATAAAAAAAGGAGAAATTATAAATAACTACCTGGTCCGTAGTGTCATTATAAAATCTCCGTAATGTTTTTATTGGTAGGACCAGTACCTTCTTATTTAATATAAATAGCAATTTTTTTTCTAAACCGCTACTTTTTTTATATGATATCCAAATTCTGATTCATTTTGTTGTGGATTATAGTACCGAGGTCTTGTACTATACTTTCCTTCCCAATCCTGTACATCCTCTTCCCATTCATTGGCTATTACAAAATCCTCAGCATCACTTTCACTGTCAAAAAATTGCTCGGTGTATGGTTCATCCTGTCCACTATAATCGTGAAATACTACTTGGTACTTTTCTTGTGTATTTTCAGTTAGGAAGCTCTTCTTCCATTTTGCTATATCGAATGATTCCATTTTACTTACAACTCTATGATGCGAAAAAGTTTAGTGTTAATTCGTTTTAATTCATTTCCTTTTGTTAGTAATATACAATTTTGGTAATCCATCCAGTTTATCTTATATGTTACATCTAGGACTCCTCCGTTTAGGGACTCAATCAATCTGTTAAGTGAATTAATTGTATATAAAGAATTGCTTTCTTTTTTGCGGTGGACAAGGATTGTATTTTCTAAGAAATTAGAAACGTTTCCAAATTCAATATTATAAGTCACGATGTATTCGTCTTGACTCTTTGAATAAAGAACGAAAATTTTGTTATAAATGATCTTGTATTTAGTTTGTATTGTACTTAATAGGGTATCCAGATTTTCCTCTGAGGAGAATGTACAGAAAAGTTTATTGCTCATGTCGGCTATGTTGTAATCGTATTCGACATCGTAGTCAAATTTTGAGGTATGTATTATGCTTTGGGTCATTAATAAATAGGATTTTGTTTTACAAAACTAAATTGTTACTATATTTGAATTTTACTGGGTACTTTCCTCCTTGATTCATTATTTTTTCTAAAGATTCTAGTGTTTCTTTGCCATCTGACTTATCGAAATCGAAGACAAACGCATCGTACGTATAAAGTGCTAACTTACTTTTCTTATCTTGAAGAAACATTAACACATCCTTTAATATAAGGATATTTCTTGACGTTTCCAAGCTCTGCATCATATAGTTCATTAACTTTTGTGGATGCATATCTGGAAGTTCTTGGGTAAACCTTTTACCTGATATTGGATCTTCTATATATCCTTGTTCTTTGAATTGCTTCCAAAGCATTGCAATGTACTTTTCTATCTTATCAAACACCTCAAGGAAAGCATACTCTGGTGGAATCTTTCCATAAATGGCATGAAAGTTTATTTGCTTTGCTTTTGCATACTCCTCTTCAGCTATTTCATCTTTTCCAAAGTACAATCTTGCTAATTGAACGTGTGCAGATTCATCTGTCAGTTGATATCCAATTTGTTCACATAGAAGGCGAAGGTGGTAGCCGTCAAAATCTAATTCACAAAAGAAGTCGTTCTGGGGTATGATTGTTTTTCTAAACTCAGGAGCTTTAGGAATTGCTGCAAAGTTTATGGAATTAAAAGCATTTGTCGGACGAGATGTAGTATTATATAAGTTATACGATGTGTATGCAATATTATCTTCAATATTATACGCTTCATTGTTTGGTTTAAAAAGTTGTAAAAATTGTGTATAAATTATTTTTAATCCAGCTCTCTCAATCATAAAGAAAACTGAGGTGGCTGTTTTATTATAGAAATCAAATCCATTTGGTATTGCATATTGCAATATGCGATGTACCGTATTATAATTATCTTCACATTTCTCAAACAACTTTGATATTGGAATAATTGTATTTATGTGTTTAAATTCGTGAAAACGATTGTAATACCAATTACATGTTGAGTTTGATCTCGCAAGTTCTAACCTATTATAGTGAGTCATGCAATATAATAGTGACAGATCTGTTACGCACGGTAATATAAAGTGGTACATTAACTGTTTCTTATCAAACGTATAAAGTGTAGTGTACTGTTTTAAAATGTCGTAGACACAGTTTTTATCTAAATTTAATCCCTCATCATGACTTATTGGAATAATATACCCTTCGTGGTGATCTAATGGTCTTAAGTAAACTGCTACTGTATGTGTAAGAAGTGGATGATAGTTATCATTTGAAGAAATAACCTCTACATACCCCCCTTTCCTACCTAAATTTTTTAGCAATTGTATTTGCTCTTGTGTTTCTATGATATAGAACGCCATAACCTTTTTTCTTTAATATAGTAAACTTTATTTATATTTCCAAATAAATCCTCTTGAAGTTACATTTCTTTCTTTACAGCAGTTTATAATACCTGTCTCTCTTATTTTTAAAGCTTCTGCTGCTTCCCTTATAGATGACCACTCCCTAACATAGATCCCCTCTTCTGTGAACTGTAAGACCAATCTCCTACTTCTACCTGACCATACTCTATTTTTTGGTTTTTGTAACTGCAGTACCTGTTCTACAACTCCTACCTTGTACCTCCATAGAAACCCTCCTGCTGATTTACTTTCTTTTCTACAGCAAGCAGGAATATTACCTCTCTGTATGCCCAAAGCTTCTCCTGCTTCTTTTATTGAGTTCCATTCCCCAATGAAGACTCCTTCTAGTGAGTACTGTATAATTGTTTTCCTGTGTTTTTCTACTCTCTTCCTGTCTGAGTCTGCTGATACTTTCCCTGACCTGTCCTCCGTACCTGTCAGTTTACAGTTTAATCCACTCTCTCCTAATACGTCATAAAAATCTTGCCAATGTCTCTCACGAACGTTTAATTCCTCAATACTACATTTTTCTACAACTTCGAAGAGGTGTGCAGAGAAACCGTATTTCAGTAGTGAGTTGTATAGCTTTGTTTGCCCTTTACATTGCAGTCTCTTATATGCCCCTAACCTCGTTGCTGTATTTACACTTTGTCCAATATAAATTCTTCCTTTAGGATTTGTTATTTTATAAATTCCTATCATATTAAATAAAAAAGGAGAAATTAAAACAAACCCTCTGCAACAAGGTGTTATCTTAAAATCTCCGTAATGCTTTTATAGAGTGGTTGCAGTACTCTTCTCTAATATAAATAGGCTAAGAAAATACTTTTAATAAGGTTCTAGCACTATCTGCTTTAATAATTCCCAACTAAATGGTCCTTTTTTTATAATATACGAAAAAAGACCTGCGTGTGCAAGCCTTGTTGTCTTTTTATTTTCTTAAGTCGAAGTTTGCCTTTCTATCATTTTGCAATTGAGTGTCTGCATCTTGTTCAGTAAAACTTTGTGATGTTAGCTGCTGTTGCTGTGCTAGTACTGGCTCTTCTACTAGGTATTTATAATCTGTTATAAAAGTTGATATTCCTTTCATTTGTAATTCTAGTGCTTGTATTGCTTTTTTGTTTTTGGATTCAGCTCCTTCAAATGAATAGTTTCCAAACATTTTATCTTCGGCTGGTCCTTTTATTATCCAGTCTACTTCTAAGAAGTTTGTATTTACTAACTGCTTTTGAGCTTGCAGATATGCTTGCTTTTCTATTTCTGTTATTTTTTTGTTGTTTCTATCTTGTATAAAGTATCTTTTTGCTACTCCATTTTGTATTTCCCCTTTAGTTAGTTTCTTTGCAAAAAATCCTGTAATACTTGTTAGCAAAATGTTTGTACCTATTCTAGCTGCATCCTCTACAAGTATATTTATTACTTTTTGCAATTCGATCCCTGTATCCATAGGAGTTTTTCCACTATAGTACTTTTTGTCAAAAGTTTCTACATAAAATCCCTTATACGGTTGTTGCGAGATTTTTTCTATAAAACCTCCTAAGCCTGCACTTTTAGGTTTTGAGAACTTTGTTTCTGGATAGTATGGCATGTTATTTTATATTTTAAGCGTAAAGTCCCTTATCTTTTTCAATTTTACCCCAGTAGCTGTCAAACTTTTGCTGTCTGTCTGCTAATCCGTTTGTCCCCCCATTTACTCTCTTGGTCACTGCTTGTACGTTTGAATTAGAACTTCCTGCTTTTGCTAAGCTCGATATTCCTCTTGAAAGAAATTTCCACCAGTAGCATGCTGAATCTGCTGCAAAGTAGTTGCTCTCTAATAGTTTTGAATCAGTCATTATATCTGCTTTGGATCCTATAGATTTTAAATAGTTTTGGTATTGTTGGTAATTAGCTCTACCAGTAATTTGAATATACCCTCTTCCTTTAAATTTAACTCCATCACCTCTTTGCGTATTACCTAAGGCTTTTCTTCCTTCATAAGCTTCTCCTGATGCAAATTCTTTTTTCCATGCAAACCCTCCTGATTCGTGGGCACACTGTGCAAGAAAGTGAGCTCTCTCTAATGGAGACGTAATGCCATATCGTCTCATAGCTTCTACAAGTTCGGTTGGTGGAACTTTAGTTGGTCTTGATGTGCTTGAACGTCTTTCTATATTAAGCTGCCTATTTGCAACATCCCTTGCTGTTATACCAGGTAATTGTCCTGCTGCCTGCACTTCAGCATCGCTAGGAAGCTCCGTTGAGTAGAATTGTGTTGTAACAGAAGTTTCCCAAGTATTTTTAGAATCTATACTATGTTCAAGACCAGTTATTATATATCCAAATTTATCTTGGTACTTACTTGGAAGTATTCCTGCTCCTATTTTAAATGCCTGTCCTATTATAAATCCACCTATTCCATCTAACTTAAATGAAAGTTCTACAGGAACCAGTCCTGGCATTGCTGCTTTGTTTTGGGTTCTGTACTTTTTTACTACATTTTGAATAGTCCATTCAGCATGCATAGTTTTAATGGATTCCATGTCTTCTTTTTTGTATCCACTATTTGAGTTAAATTTACCAAATACCTCTACCACATCTACTAGCCATGTAGCTGCTCTCTCCTCTTGTTCTTTTTTTGCATCAGCGGCTGTCTTTGCTGCCTCACTATCTACTGTAGTTTTTGTTACTTTTAGCCTATCTATTATTCCCGTATTCCATCTTAGTATGTTTTCTATATACTCATTTGTACCAGAAGCACTTCCTTGTGCTGCAATAGATATTTGGGATGCTATCTCGTTACTAATTTTACTACTAATTCCTACATCAGTAAATACGCTTCCTATTCCCGCTAAAGTAAAAACTGGATGTGATGCTGAGTTTTCTGGTGTGTTGTTTCTGTCTATTACCGACCAAGTGCCTCCTTGATCTTCTTCGTCGTAAGCTAGTCCTAAATCATTAATTCCTCCAAGAGCTGTATTAACTCCATCAAGAATGTTTTCCGTAATATCAAACATACTCTTATTAAGCTTTCCATTTTCATCTAAAGCTCCATCTAATATAGTTTTTAAGTATGGAAGTGTTATATAAATATTAAGAACATCATCTACGTCTCCTACAGGCGGAGTTCCAGTATGTGGAGATGTTACTGTAATGACATCTTCTGTTGTAAGTTTACCTGGTTTGGCAAGTACGCAAACTGTCGGATCTACTGAAAAGTGTTCAGGGCTTGTGAGAAAGGTGCTTGATTTTAAGTAGTCCGTATTAAACTTGGCAAGTATCCTATCTGGAGTTCCTTTGGGCTTGGTTATATCTATTGGTGAAATTACTGTGTTAAATAAGTCAAATAGCAGTCTTAGCGATATCCAATGCATTGGAGTGTCTGTATCAAGAGAAAACCAACCATTCTCTAACTCTACGCTTTGAAAGTATCCTACGTGGTCTGGAAGAAGATCGTTACCGGGAGTTCCCAGTACCTCTTTTATTTTAGTGCTATCAAAGCTAATATCTGTAATAGTAGACATTTTACTTATAAAAAAATGGTACATACTCTTACGCTGCTCTTTTCCTGTTTCTGTGTCTTTTGAATCAAGTACAGCCCCTCTTTGAGCTGGGTCAAATCTCAATTGTATTGATTCTAAAATCTCTCCTTGAGATATTATTGAAACACTGCAGTCGTACCCTCCATCAGGTGTATAACTCCATGAGAAGTTTTTTATATACCCAATCATTCCCTCGTAGTTATTATCAGCTGATGTTCTTATCTCCTTAATTGAAGCTGCTACATTTGACATCTTTACTCCATTGGAAAAAAAGCCATTAGGGACTGTTTCAACCCTTTTTTGAAGGGCTCCGTTATTATTAATGTACATTGAATGTCCCCATTCTAAAAGAACTGTGTATCCTGGTCGAAGATACAACTCCTCCATTAATTCAAAATCCTCTAAAGTCCAGCACATAAACCTTACTTCTGCTTCTCTTAAAGTACCGTATGTATTTTTAGATTTAACATTCATAGAAGTTATTCCAGGCATTGGCCTTATCCCTGTACTATCTTTTCTATTATTATATGCTGCTTGTTGATTATATCCTCCTGTAGTATCAATTCCTTGTCTTAGTCCCCTAAGTGGTGTTTGCACTCCTCCAAGAAGTACGTTATATCCTGCTTTTTTATTATCTCCTAAAATGGTAGTAGGATCCATCCCACCTCTTAATTGTAAAATTTGTCCTGGGGATAGTGTGTTTACTGATGAGGATAGTTTTATCCATCCAGTTTTTGAATTTAAGTAAAGTAGGTCTTCGTTTGTTCTTCCAACTTTTTTTTCTATAACTGCTTTCCTAGCTGCAATTTGATTAGCAACTGATTGCGAAACTGACTTGCCATTTCCTCCTGCCATTACCTTGTTCTATTAACCTGTCTGAATAATTCTAGAGCTCCTTGTATGTTTGTTGGTATTCTTAATTGTACTCCTGGCTCTACGATTAGTGATGCTCTTTCTGAATTGTTGGCTGCTGCTATAATCCACCATAAGGTGTGGTCACTGTAGAACTGTTGTGCTAAGTTATCGTATCTATCCCCTCCTGTAGAGATTACGTAGTAGTCCTGGTCAGATAAAGGGATTTCCGGATAGATAGTATTTGTTACATACTCTATCCCGTCTGTAGTTCTTAATCTTGCTATATCTCTATATCTGTTTGCCATTTTATGTTATAGTTTCTCCGTTTGTAAAAAACGGTTTAGATCCATTTAGTGGTTTTTCGCTTGTAAAAAAATGATGCAATCCTGTCTGTGGTGCAAAGTTGTGTATTGGTTTAAACGATATACTACACTTCAGCATCATTGGTAATTCTTGAACATCATCGTCTGTACTATTTCCTCCTCCTCCATCTGGATTGCCCATTGCTATTTCCCAAGGTGTGTTATTGTCTAGTGAAAATTTTACTGATGTTAGTACACCTGGTATTTGAGCAAGATACGACCCTATTGTTAATTTAGCAAGCGTCCCCCTCATTAATCCTGATGGTCCATAAGTTGGTGCTGTTGCAGATGCTAAGTACACCATTTTTCTATAAAGTGGCTTCATTTCGGACCTACTTGCTGCTGCTATGTTAAATGATACTGATATATCTCTGTCAAATCCTCCGTAGGTATAAAAATTTTCTGCTCTTCCATTATACTTACGTCCTTGCCAATCTGCATTGTAGCTATCGTCTATTGAGTCAATAAATGCTCTAAAGTGTAAAAACTTTGATCCGTCAGGTGTTATTATTTCAAAATAAAATTTAGCAAAGTCTCTACCAGGACCCACTCCTTCAACAAGCGTAGTACTTATGTCTTGGGCATTTAGTTTATCTACTGCAAGAGGATCTACTGTCATATAGCTACTCTTACTTGTAGACTTTCCTTGATTTCCTAAACTAATTCTTTGTTCTTTATTAACGGTCTTAGCATTGTAATCGTAGCTATAGGTTGTTTTACTTCCTAATCTAAAATCTTGTATCTGCGTTGTTTTAAAATCCTCAAAAACTATTTCTGCAGAACCTAAGTTTACATCTTCTCTAAGTTTTTTTAATGAAGTTTCTTTGGGAATACTTTGCTTACCCAATGAAGTTTCTTCGCCAATATTTCCTGGTTCTGTATCTCCTACAAGGACTGCTTCTCCGTACGAAGTTTCGTTATGAAACGTGTAGTCCTGTCCTTCTACTGAAGAGAATATACTCTTACCTGCTAAAGCACTTGATATATTTTTTGTAGTACTTCTTCCTGTATAAGGAGTACTATCGGAATAGTTTTGATTACCATCGTTGAGCCTATCTACATTTCCTGCAGATTTGTTTACGTCTTTTATATCAATAGGCTTTCCTCCTACATCATTTGCTGTACGAGTTTTTAATTTTTTTTCACCTTCAGCATATGATTTATTACGTGAAAAGATGCTTGATTCTACAAACTCACTTCCTGGAGGTGCTAGTATAGTTGCTGACTCTGATGCGTTGATTGCAATGCTTCCTAAATAGTTTTTTGCTACAGTTGTTTCTCTTGGTACTTGCTGTGACGGAGTGGGTGCATTTAACGGGCGTACCGGAATGGGTGCTCCGGCTTGTGCATTATTTATTGAGGTTTTTGCTGATCTCTCTGCATAGGACTTGTCGTATGAGTATGGTACACTTAGTATATTGTTTGATGAGTCAGGATTAACATCTCCAGCTATAGAACCTGTATTTGATATGCTGTTTATCAAATTTTGCTTAGTAGGTACTCCTGGTGTTGCAGTTGTTTCTAAAGATGTTCCTGAAGGTGGATTGTATGTAGAATCATCCCCTAGTGGAATTTCTGCTTGCTTTTTATCAACAATAAAGTTTCCTACATTTATGGGGCTTCCATTTTTTGCTGAGGCTTTGTTGCTCCCATCTCTTGAAACAGCTTTATTTAGCTTTTCGTCGTATCTTTTATCTACTCTACCCCCATATCCTAAAGGTAGTGCTACATCTGGTGTAAACTCTCCAGAGACGGAATTAACATATCCAAAATTTGATGCTGTTTTTCCCTCTATTGGTTTTCCTTCTAAAGCTAGAGGTGCTCCTTCGACGCCACCTGCTCCAAAGAATTGTGCAAATTTAGATCTAGTATTTCCTCCTGAGGGTTGTAGATATGTATTAGTTCTAAATCCTTTTAGAAAATGAGTACCAGTTCCATTTACAGGAACTTGTGCTAGAGTTGATCCTACAATTTTAACTGTATTTACAAATGTACCTCCTACTTGAGAAAGTACTGCTCCTGCAATAGATTTATTTCCTCTGTTTTTTATTTTATTTGCTACATCTATTTGTTGAAGTAGTGCTTCATTTGCTAGATACTTAAAACCAGGTTTGCTTACAAGCATTTGGGCAATACGTGATGTGTCATCTATTCGTTTAGCTACTTGCATACCTATTTGATTACTTGAAGGAGCATTATTTATGTCCTTAGTAATGTATGGTGTTTCGCTTCCATAACGAAGACTTTTAAGGTCTGTTTGGAGATTAATTAATCCGTTTGCCATTTAATGGTGTATTATTTTGGTGGATTGCTTAAGTACTTAGTTGGAGTTGCTCCGTCTAAATCTAATTTAGATGGGCTCTGCTCAATATCCGGACTATCATTTAGTGATGATTGAAAATGTAAAGTTGACGTATTTTTAGAACTTGGTATGTTGTTTGGTGTTGATCCTTTTAATCCTAGATCTGATTTTGGTAATGAATCTAATAATCCCATATTATATATTTTTTTAGTTTATTATAAATAGTTTGTTTATGCTGATTTGTAGCTTCCTAGTACTTGAGCTTTTCCTACTTTGTTTGAATCCATGTAAACATCTCCTCCTGCTTTTACTACTGCTATTAAAGCATCTAGTTTTGCTGCTACAGCTGCAAGAGATCCTTCATCTGATTTTCCTTTAGCTTCACCAGCACTTTTACTTCCTCCTAGAGTGTTTAGTTTTTCAAGTACTGGTATTGCGCCGGTTCCTGCATCTGCTATTTCTCGTAATCCGTCTGCTATTCCCATTAAAGATCCTTTAACCGTTGCTAAAGCATCTGCCTTGCTTCCTAAATTATCTAGAACAGTTAGTGCGGGAGTCATCATGTTCATTGCTTTTCCAACTTCTTGTAGTGCTTTTCCTAAAATATATACTGCTCCTGCTGCAACAATTAATGCTCCTGCTCCTAGTAGTACTGCTGGTCCTACTGCTGCTAGTCCTACTAATGCTAAAGTAAGTCCTAGTAATGCGGCTCCTGCACCAAGATATGTTTCTAGTCCTATATCTTTGAATTCCTGCATTGCTTTTCCTAAAACCCACATTGCTCCTGCTGCAACTACTAAGGCTGCTGCGCCTACCACTAAATCCTTTGCTTTTATTTTCTCAACAGCTTTTATTATACCTTTTAGCTTACTTCCACTGTCCTCTGGGACTTGCTCTTCAACTCCTAGTACCTTATCTACTAGACCTCCTACTTTATCTTCAATAGCGCCTCCAACCTTATCCTTTGCCTTATCCGCAAGAGTCTCGGTAACTCCTCCACCTTTTGCACCAGTATAGGCCTCCCCTAGACTATCTTTAAATGTTTTTAATTTTTCAATAACACCTCCTGAAAATAGTTCTTTTGTTGAGGCAAGTAAATCTTTGGTGCCTTTTATGGCTGTACCGAAGAAAGATGCTACTGCTTTTCCTGCAAAAGCCCCTACCATTACAACAATTAACGGTGCTAGTAGGTTCATTTTTGATAAAAATTGTGTAATATACCCTAATATGCCTCCAACAACTGCAAGCATTTTGGCTAGTATATCAACAACTGGCTCTATTACATCTAATAGAGGAGAAAATGCTTGGAAGATTTTATCCATTACCTTTGCCATTTTTTCTTGAACAGCCATTCTTCTCATATCTGAAGCTTCTACTCCTGCTGCTGCTGCTGCCTGTTCTTCAGTCATATTTAAGTCAAGAGCCTTTTTATATGCTATCTTTGCTAGTTGGTCCTTTGTTAGTCCCAATGCTTTTGCATATGCATCTTGTTGAATCCTATTCATCTTACCAAACTCAGCTATAGATGATGAGTTTTTAAAAATTTCATCACCTACTCCTGCTAGCTTATTACTTAAAGCAAGTTCTCTAGCTTTTTCTAAGTTAAGATCCTTTCCTATTAATAGTTCTGCTTCTAGTTCATTTGAGATTGATGATTGAAAATCTACTAATGAATCTGAAATATTATCTAAATCTTTTAGCGTTAATCCAAGTCTTGCAGCTGAAGCAGCTGCTTTAACCAATGCTGTTCCACTGTTACCTAGTGATAGCTTCATACTATCTGATGCGCTTGCTGCGTCTCTAAGAGCTACACCCTGGCTTACTGCTGATCTGTTTGTTTTGTTGAACGAACTAACCACAGAGACCATATCTGTAGACATATCCTTAATATCCTTACCTCCAGTTTGTGCCATTATTGCCAATCCTCCAGCCTCTTCAGCTGAAAGTCCCATGGTATTTTTTAATTCAGCAGCACCTGCTAGTGTGCTTGCACTAAATACATTTTGAGCATTGGTTCCTAATGCTTTAGTAAGCTCTCCTGCTACTTTTAATACATCAACTGTATCTGCTAAGGCAAAGTTTGCTCCTGCCATTGCATCGCCATTTTGACCTGAAAGTCTTGAAAGTTCAACACTTTCTTTATTTACATCTAGGAATGCACTGTAAATTTTACCCATTAAGTAAAGAGGATCTAACATTCCTTTTCCTATGGCTTTTCCTGTTAGCATTGCTCCCTTAGCTGCAAACATAAATCTTTGGCCAAATCCTAATGCTTTATCACTATTTAATTTAATAGCTTCTCGCATTTCATATCGAAGCTTATTGTTTATATCTTCTAGTTGATCTGAGATATGTCCCATTGACATTTTAGAAGCTATTGTAGATGCTGCTGATAGAGCTACTCCTGTTAGTCCAAAAGTTTTAGTTACTTCTTTTTCTAACCTATACCTTTTTTCCACTTCTCTAACAATCTCTTGATATGGTTTGAGCGAGTCTGTGTAGGCTTTTAATATATCTAATTCATTTTCTAGTAGCTGATGTTGCTTTTTTTCAGCTTTATCTAAGTTTTCGAGTCCTTTTGCTTCTAAATTATTAAATTCTTTTTCTTTTTGAACTATCTTATTTAGTATGCCAGCCCTACTTGTCGTTTGTGCTATTGTTTCTACTTGATCTTTTAGCTGCTTTCGACGAAGATTTGCTTCTTTCGCCATCTTTTCTAACTGCCTTTCGCTTAGTGCATCTAGCTTTTGATCTTCATAAACTAACTGCTGTCCTAAACTAACAATACTCGACATAGCTTTTGTAGCTCTCTTAATAGCTGCCTCTTGCTTTTGCAATGCATCAACTATACCTTGTGCTAAATCTAAACTGTCAGTTAAGCTTGTATTAAACTGCTTTGTTGCGTTATTTAAGCCATTAACATAGCCCTCCATAGCGTTCAATTCCTGAGCTATCCTAGTAGTGTTACTACCAGCCTTATTTAGGAGGTCAGCAAATACATCTGCGTTCTTATTGACTTGTAGTAGTTGTGTCTCAAGTTTTTTGAATTGTGCTATCTGCTGTGGAGTAAGGTTAGATGTATTTAATGGTACTGCCATTGTATTTAATAGTTTATTATAAATAGGTAAAGCTTCTATTATCTAGAAGCCTTTGTGCTATAGTCAGGTGCTTTAATATGTCCATTTTGCAATAGAGATTGCTGTCCTGATTGTTGTTGTTGTGCTTTATTTTGTTTTTCGAAATAGTCTATTAAGCTTCTATGGGTAAATTTTCTTAGCCATATAGGAAATTCATATAATGTTTCAAATGAATATCCTCCATTACCATGAAATACTATATCATGAAGTTGAGCAAAAAGCGCTGCTCTATACTCCGGCGTCAGGCCAAAGAAATGTAACCCCAATAGGAATATCTACCCCTCCTTCTGGTCCGTCTTCTGGAAAAAATCTTAGATCAACATCTGGTTGTATTGTTTTTATATACTCTCTTAGAGCTCTAGAATCTCTTGCAAGTAAGAAGTTGTCTACAAAATCTCTAATAGTTTTAGGTTCTGAATTACCTTCTACTGAAGTTATCATCCTCTTTAATCTAGTAGACAGTTCGGCTGAGGAGTCTTTGTTTAGTTTTTTTAATCCTTTTACTTCTTGATTTATAAGAGTTTCATCTCCGTGAGTAAGTATTTTAAAAGTAATATTTGTACCTGTAGATGGTGTTACAAAAGAAAATTCGTTTTTACCACCCTCTAGTAAAGTGTAGTCAATGTTTTTATTTTGTATCTGGGAAAGATCTACTGTCTCTACTTCCCCCTTATAGTCAAATTCATAATCCTTTCCATATCCCAATACTCGAGAAGCAATTAGGATTGCATTCTTATCTCCTACTAAAAGATCTCCATAATTAATTGGAGTTACAATAAGTGATTGTAGTAGTTTATCAATAACTACTCCTTGTTGAATATAATTCTGATTGGTTAGAATATCTTCTTCACGAGCAGTCATATATTTCATTTCAATTGTACCTGATGCTAGTGCAGAATCTTTTGGATATAATAATCCTTTTGATGGTAATTCTACCATTTCGGTAGGAAATTTTTGCTTTTGTTCCATAAATTTTATTTGTTAGTAACTTTTTCTATATATAAATATACATATAAAACTTTTATAAAACAACAAAGCCTGGACTTGCCAGGTCTTATTCTATTTTCCATCCTTTCCTAAATACTCCTGGATTGTTTCTATGTCTGTGTTGGAGGGTAGCGTATGCTATTCCTACTTCTTTAGCTAAATCCGGGTAGGATTGCTTACTTATTGTTTTTCCATTTTCAAAAGTTACTGTATACGGACCTTTTGTCCACTGCTTCTTCCCTAATTGCCTTTCTGTTGTTTTTTTTGACAAAGAAGCTTTACCTGCTTCAGTCATATCGGATTTCATTCCTTTAAATACTCTTGTAGCATTATTTGTATTGCCTTTTAGTGCAATTGCTATTTTTTCTTTATGAGAAATAGATTTATCACTTTGCCACAACTCTTGTAAAATTCTCCTTGCTTCTCCATACTCCTCTTTTGTAATTTTCCTCTTACCATCAAAAGAAATTCTATGAAAAGCCCATAGCATTTTTCTACTATAGATTGAATGCCCTTTCCAATACTCTGCTAGTATTTTATGAACTATGTAATGTTCTTCGGGTGTTAGTAGTACTGTTGTTGACTCCTTATTAAAACTTTTAGGAATAATATGATGTGCTTCATAGTAAGTCCCTTGTCCTTTTTTCCTACCCTCTTGTAATGCTTGTCTAATAATCTTAAAATACTGTTCCATAAAAAATGCCTATTTACTTTATTATAAATAGGCATAAGTTTTGTAAACCAGTAGTTCAGTATACGACTCTAATAATTTAAGACACAATAATCCATTGCTACTGTAATTGCAATCTCTACTACTCCATCAGCAGAAGTCCAGTCAAATTGTCCAAAATCTCCTTTTGTCAAGAAAGCTCCTTTAATAATCCATTCCCCTACGATATCTCCTACAGGACCTAGAATGTTTAAAGTTAAATCTTTCTTATAGAAATCTGAATATCCAGCTCTACCTGTTACTGATTCGTATCCTAAACGAGCCCATTCCATTACTGCTTGTGCTCCTGAAGGTGTGATTGGAGAATATAAAGTCATATCCATGTTTTCCCAATTTCTCTTTCCTCTTATTTTTCTGTAGGAGTTGATATGATCAAGTTTGATCTCTGTGTCTGAGAAGTTAGGTGCTTTCACGTTTTTAATCATGAATGCTGGGATGTTATCTATATACATTACGAACCTGTGTTGAACCATTGGTTCGAAGGCTCTGAACATAATTTCGTTTGGATCTAATACTGCCATTTTATTTTATTTATTTTATTATAAATATCTTTGTTTATAAATTATGAGAAAGTAGCTCCAGTTGGTTCGATTGTGAAATCAAGTACTACAAATTCAATTGTTTTAGCTGGTTGAATAAATATTTGACCTACTAATTGATTTCTATCTACAACATCTGCTGTGTTGTTGGTATCGTCCATTACAACTCTGTAAGCATATAGTCCTTGACGTTGTACTACTGATTCTAAGTAAGGATTTACCGTTGCTAAGAACTTGTTTCTAGTTGCTATAGTATTCTGCTCAAATACTAACGTTCTTGCTTGATCACCAATAAATTTCTTAAGTTCAATTAACAATCTTCTTACGTTTACTCTATCCAATGCTGATGCTTTAGTTTGTAAAGTTTTTTGTCCAAATACTGCTATACCTGAACCTGGGAATGTTGCAATTGGATTAACTTTTGCTGAGTAGAGGGTATCTCTATCACCTTTAGTTAGTTTTCTCTCTGCTTGGATTACTCCTCCGATTCCTCCTCTTACAAGTCCTGCTGGTGCAAACCATGGTGCTGATGAAGCGTCGGTGAAAGCATATACTCCTGGAATTACTGTTCCTGCTGGAACCCATTCGTTTCTTCCTGTGGCTGATTGAATTTGTAACCAAGGCCAGTAAGTTGCTGCGTAAGAGCTGTTTAAAGAAGCTGCTTGAGTTGTTATAGCTGATACTATTGATCCTGTCTTTACTAGGTCTACTACTGCAATACAATCTCCTCTTTCTTCTGCTAAAGATATAAACGAGTTTACTGTAGAAGTGAAGCTTCCGTTGTGAATTAATCCTGGTGTTGATATAATATTAAATTGGTACTCGTCCTTATTTGCAAGCAAAGAACGTGCAATTGTATAATCTCCTGTACCCAATCCCTGTGCATCTGCTCCTCCAGCTATTGATGAAAAGAAGGTTGCTGTTGATGGAACTGCTCCTGTTGCTCCGTGGAATGAACCTGATCCAGAGTTTGGAAGCGATCCTGAGTATGATATGCTGTTGCTGTCTATGTTTACTGTTACTCCGTCATTTGCTAAGTATTGGTTTGTTGGTAAGTTAACTGACCCTACTCTAACGTAGTTAGATTTATTTGGATATTCTCCTGCTGGATAGTTATAGTATACTCCGCTATCTGAGTCTACTGTAATTTCTTGGTTACCTATTACTCTCTCAATGTAGCTATCTGAGGCTGGATCAAGGTTTACATTAAATGTTTCTAGGATAGCTTTGTTATTTGTACTATCATTTCCTTGTCTAATAATTACTGAGAATGTTCCTAGTGGCTTATTTACGTTTGCAATTTCCCATCGCAAATCATCAGCAGATCCAGATTTTAACGATCCGTCCGAGTTTTGTGCTCCTGGATCGCCTACTGCAGTTGAGCTGTTGTATACAACACCCTTTCCTAAAGTTTTTAAAGTAAAAGGTTGAAGATATCCTACTTGTGAGGCTGATATATTGGTACTTGTTGCTGCTGTGTACGTTCCATTAGCTACTCTAGTTACTAATGCTGTTTGTCCACCATTTTGAAAATAGTTTTTAACTGCTACTGAAGTAAGGAATTCGTAGTTCTTGTTAGAAGCTGATACATAAACTTCACCAAATTTTCTTACATAATCACTATAGGATGTAACAGTGAGAGGTTGGTTTTGAGGTCCTTTAACTGTTGGTCCAACAAATGCTGCTCCTGCTTGGATTGGTGCTGGTTGTATAAAAGAAATGTCATTTTCTCTTGTAAATACTCCTGGAGAGATAATTGATTCTGCCATGT